GATGTTAGTTATCTCGATTTAGCAGGACTTTTACTGTCAGAACTTAAATAAAATAACCCGGGTCGTAGAAATACGGCTCGGGTTATTTTTTTAATCTTGTTCGTTATAAGTCCAGTCGCGGACAGCACCTATTTCTTTTTGGAACATTTCCAAAAGTTGAGGATCATCATTAGTAAATAATTTTACAGCATCGTCTCCTAAGTCAGTAAGAGTTGTCCAGAATCCGGGCTCCCAGGTCATTCCACCTAAAGCTTGTGGGCCTACGTCTTGCATACCTCGTAATAAAACTCGAGATAATGGTTTGATATCAGACATTTTATTAGTTCCTCCACTGAATAACCATTTAAAGATACTAAATAGAATATAGCCTATAAGAATATCATGCAAAGCTAACACTAAATTAGCACGTCGATATTTGTTATTTTTTATCTCCTAAAAATTGCCGTGAAAAATATCTTTTAAAGTTCCTAAAATAGAATAACAAAGCCCTTCTACATAATCTCCTTGCCATCTAACTGCATAATCTAATTTACCTTTTTCTTCAGGAGTTAAAGCATTTTCAGGAACTTCTTGAACTTCACCATTTTGAAGAATTCGTCTATAGTATTGTTCGCCATTAATTACAACAGGAATAAAAGCTCCTTGAGCAGTATTATCTCCTTTTGTTGTTGGACGGCCTCTGAACCATAAGTTAGTTTTAGCTGTTAAGAAGGTTTGAAATTGTTTATAGATTAATCCAAAGAAACCTAAATCGACCAAAGATTTAGTTTCGTGATCATAATAACCATAAGCCAAGTCCGCCACTTCTTTTATAGAATTTCTCTATTTAGTAGTATAAGCTCGATCAAATTCTAAATATTCTATAGATCCGTCTTTTTTATAGTTGATAAAATGCCTTCCTTCTCGCTCAAACTGTTCTGCCATTGCTATATAAAGAGCTTTTTGTCTGCGATATTCTTCTCCAGAATAATTTGAATTTAAACCATATTTGTTAAGTTCTGAGAAACGTTTATCCTTCTTAAAATCATAAACTAATTTTCCATCTTTCGTTAAGGAGTGTGCGTCCCAACATCCATCTTCTTTCATCTTAGCTATGAATAGAATCAATCGATTAAAATAATCAGGCACTTGGTTTGCCCAGAACATTAACTTAGATTTATTAGCTAAAAGTCCTATTCTCGAAGTTGCAGAAGCATCAACTGTTCTATTTATATCTTCGTTTGCAATTCCGTATAATTTATTCATGGATTCACATAAGGTATAACTAGCCATTTCTTTATTCCCACCAAAAACATCCATCCATTTCTCTATAGATTGGCCGAAAATAGTTTTATAAGCACTGTAAACGTTTTTAAGTGATACTTTATCAGAAGATCCTTGTAATCCGAATACTCTAGAATAATTAGTGAAGGTTCCAAAAGTTAATTCCTTTACCATTTGTAATGGTCGAAATGCTAATACTAATGTACTATTTAATTTACGAGCAGCTGTAATAAGTTTAGCAGGACCTTCCATTTCTTTAGAAATCTAACTTTCATTTTTAATAGCAGTTTCAGAACGCCCTTCCAATGCTTCTAATTCAGGATGCCTGTTAATACCTGTAATGGCTTGATTTATATGTAGAATGGTAGCTGTAGCAGCAGTTGTTTGTAAAACATCTTCAAAATATCTTTTTCGGATACTTTGAAAAGCGCAATCCATGGCTAATAAATCTAAATCCACTTCAAAATCTTCAGGCATTTCTTTTTCAATTAATGCTTCTCTGTCAGCAGGATTTATATCATACTGATTATACATTGTTGTAGCATTCTTACGTAGTTCTGAAGCAATTAATGATCTTTGAGTTCCGTGCATTTGCATAGGATCCCAGTCATCTCTTAAATTTTCTATTTCTTTCAAGAGAAGGGCGGGGATTCCTAATCTTCCCACTTTTTTCCAACGTTCAAAATATCTAGCCCTTTTTAAGGGTAATTCAAAATATCTTTGATTAGAAACTAATTTACTAATTTCAGAATCTCCACTAAACAAAAGTCCTTCTATTTCTTTTGAGTTCTTTTCGTAAGTCCAATCGGTATATTCAAATAAGAATTTATTATATCTGAATTTATTAATTTCCCATAAAACAGCTTTTAAGAAATCACTCTATTCTTTTGTTAAGGTTTTATCAGTATAAGGATTTCTCAGCATTAAGGATTTAGAAATCTCTCCGTTAGTATCTTTTACCAGTAAATCTGTCCACATATTTGTTCCAGTTCCAAGTAATAATTTATTAGCTCCAGACTGGAATTTATTCATATACGGAATAGTATATTTAATAATATTCTCTCTAGCTTGCTAAAATTCTTCACGAACATGACTATATGCTACTTGATAGTATTCTGCCAATGCTCGAAGTGTTGGGGACGGGGAGTTTTCCGCACTAGTTAAATCTGTTCCACTGGCAATACCTCTAATAGGAACTCCATTTTTATCAATCAACTATTGATTTTTTACAAATGGAAGTCCTAATAAATCTATAATACTACTAAATCGGAATCCATATTTATCGAAGTTACCAGAAGGATCTATCGGAATTTGCTGATAATATAAAATCAATCTGCACAATTCTACATAAAAATGATCAAGCGGATCTGTCAGATCATAGGTCTGCTAATTTAAGAAATTAGTTGTTCTATACTGAGGTTTTAATTTCTCAAGTTTTTCTCTTAATCTTAGCATTTTCCCAATTCGATTCGTCTTATTATCAGCACCTTTTTGAAAAGATTTTACTATAGTTTTTAGTTCAGGATCTTCTTCATATTCTCCTAATATAAAATCTAGTTCATATTTAAATTCTTCCCAAGGTTCAACTATACTAATATCATTATCAAAATGGTTTGTCTAATTTGTTTGCTTACATAAAATAGTATAATTAGAAAGTAAATCCTATATACTAGTTTCTTCATCAGTGTTTGTTCCAAACATTGGATTTAATACTCTAATTGTGCCTATTTGATGGTTTGCAAAAAAGTTTTCATTAGAATCTGCTATAGAATTAATGATATGAACAATCTTCATTAATTCTGCATTCTAAACTGTGGCAGGTAATATAGTTGTATGATTAAACTTTCTAATAGCGTCACTATCATTAAAAAAATTTCCTAATATATTAGTATACTATCCTTCTCCAAATCCTGCCGATAAACTTTGATTAGTAATCCCTATAAAATGAAGAGTATGAGAATTTATATTTTCAAATGCTAATATACCATTTTCTGTTAAAACTGGAATATCGACCATTTTATATTGAGGTTTACAAAATTCTCCAAATATACTAGTAAGAATAGAATTTAATCTACCTCCGGCATTTTTACTTTGTAAGAAATTAAAATCCGATCGCTTACCTTCTTCTTTATATTGTTCTATTTCTTTTTGAAGAGTCTTAACCCATTCATTACGAATGTTTTGCATTTTTGCAATATATTGATCGATATATCCACCTTCTCTTGTAAAAAATTCTTTATCAGCATTTTCTACGTATTTTCTTTCAAAAGTATCATAAAATTTATATAAAATTTTATCACCTTTTTTCTCATCGTGAATTCGATTTACTAGATCTTCCTTACTATAATTCTTTTCAACAGGATTATAATCAATCATTTTGTGAAATAGATCCATAGCCTTATCGTCAATCTTTACAGACTCAGGAATATTAAGTTTTAACTTAGTTCCTATTAATTTATATAAGTTCTAAGTGAATAATCCAAATTGAGGGTGTAAATGAGCATATTGCTAAGTAGTGCTGGCTTTTGTTAATAGTAAATCTCTAATAGACTCAGGTTTAGTATCTTCAGCATTATTTCTATTTAAGAAAATCGGTTGGACATATAATCCAACTTTATTTGGATCTATACCATTAGCAGCTAATATCTATCTATAAGCACCTAACTAATATTCTGTTTTATATAATTTAGTAGCGCACCATTGATTAAAAGGAGTATTCGCAACTTTGAAATCTATAATATCGATAGTTCCATCCTTTTTAACAATTATCAAATCGGCAATACCTCGAATCCCTTTATAATTAATATCTTCAACATTAACATCCTTGGTAAAAATTCCAGCTTCTGCGTAAAATTTAGCTCCTTGATATTTGGGGTCATTAGTAAAATTAGCATAAATAGTTTCAGCATTCATGAGTAAGCCTGAGACTATTACATCATCTTTTAATCCAGGATTATTTTCAGTAACTATATCACGCAGAGATCTTCTTACACCATTATATTCTATATATTGATTTAAACCTGTTTTTATTTTTGATATAGCGGACTTTACTAGGTCAGATGAAGTATTTCCCTCCGAATCAAAAAGAGCCTAAATAAGAGCATGCTAGAGCGTTCCCATTTCTTTTTCCAAATTCTCATCTTGAATCTGAGCTTCTATTTCAGCCCTGGTAATAGATTCATCTCCCTCAGCGGCATTCTATTTGATATAATTTTCAATTCGATTTTCTTTATTATAGGCTGGAAATAAATATCTAGGTATTCCGTCACTATCTATATTATGTTTTGATTCTAAGAAATCGGAAACTCCTATAAATTCTTTACCCAAATTAGAATATCCTTTTTTTAAGGATTCAATAATATCAGATGTTTCAGTCTAGTTAGTTAACGGTTTACTAAACAAAACCGATTGAAGACCCGGATATTGCTCCGGGTTTTCAATCAGCTCTTGTTTTATTTTATCAACTAACTATTCAGCAGACATCTTTACATTATTTTCTTTAAACTGATAACATTTACTCATATTAGCATTCTACTTCTAATAACAATTTATTTACTAAATTATCTTTAATCCAGTTAGTAATTTTAGCTTGCTGAATTACTTTTATTCTCTACTACATATATCCAGTCGTATCTTTCTTAGGTTTAGCGAATATAGAACTATTATAGGCCGGTAATTCAGAAATCATCGAACTTAGGAAAGTTATAAATGAATTTGGCTCCGGTGTTCCAAATGTTTTTCCGATATAAGGATTAATATATTTAGAAAGTTTTGATTCCAATTCCTCCCCATAATCATCGACCAAATTAGAAATATCATACTAATCTGAGGCAATAATTTCTATTAGTCGGCAAAGAGCTTCTTCCATTTTATCATTTTCCATATAATCAGAATATTCTGGACTAGCATCTATCTAATGGAATATTTCCATGAAATCTTCATTTTTTTGCAGTAATTTTATCAATTTTTCAAAATCCTTATAATTATCAGATTTCATTACAGCAAAAACTAAGTGCATCAACTCGTGTATCGGAGTTGTAGTTACATCTGAATTAGGATTTAAGTAAATTACTCCATTTTCAACTTTACCATTTTCAACACCATCAGTAATCATTACTGGAATTCCTAAAAGATTCATTCTCTAGACCATCTTTTTATAAGTATTCAACGTTTCAAATGATTGCAACTGAGGAGCTTCTATTTCAGAAAGTGCTTGATTCATAGCATCTCTAAAATTACTCTAAAAAATTGGATCAAACTGACTATTATTTTTTATAGCATCTAACAAATCTTCAAAACTAATATCGGAGACTTCCTCTACCGAACTTCCAGTTTTAATCTTAATTAACGGGTTAGTATCAAACATTAAAAACTATCCATATCCTTCTAAATAAGGCCTGATTTCTACTGTAAACTTCTCAGCTTGTAATAGTTTTATTAAATTTTCTGCATCTCTAACTTCCTTATTATGTAATATAGTGTTTTCGTCAAATCCTATAAGATATTGATTTCTGATAGAATATTCTTTATAAGTTTTACTTTCCCAATCGTAATCATACTACATAACTCCGTCGAAATTTCTTCTAATTTGATTTTGATAGCAGAATGCTAGAAATTCAACCGAATCTAATTTTAATGCGGGCCGAATTCCAAGGTCCAATTCTTGAATAATTTTAGCGATTTGAACAGGAATGGTATTTTTATTTTCCTAGGAATATAAGTTAAATGCTTTATCTAACGAAGTCTGTCCGTAAGAAGACATAGAAGTTATTCGATCATTTAACATAATTAGATCAGCAATTTTTAAATCCCCTCCCTCTATCATATCCTCATAAATATCATTAAGAGTTAAGTTCCCTATTTCATTAAATCCAGAATTAATATAATATAATTTATTTTCATCCGATACCGAGTGCAATTTATCTACATCAAAATTAAACATATATTTTGGTAAATAGATCTCAGCATCCTTTGATTTAGAAGCTTTTTTATAATCTGGTCTTAAAAACTATAAGAATTTATTTTGAGGATATAAATCTTTTAGATCTGGAATTAAATTGAATGCCACAAAATCAGCTAATTTCTTAAGATTTTCATTATTCTTAGGATCTATTACTTGAACTTCTCCGTTTGAATCTTTATAAGCAAATCTATAATTTTCATGATTTTCACTTAAGAAAGTCTTTAAGATTTGCATATCATAAAATCGATTAGCTTTCTTTTGAGTGGAATCACCAAAAGGTTTTAATTGAAACACTTCTTCACGATAACTATATTCACTATCTCCAAAAGTTTTTAATTTTGAATTTGTAATATGATGTTCGTTATAAGCATCCCTGCTTTGTTTCATTAGCCAATTAGCTCGGTTAGACTTAATGATTATATTCTCAGCATTCACGAACGCTTCTAACATTTTGTTATAATGAGGAAGTGAATCTATCATCTCATAGAGATTATAGGTTGTTTTAAAGAAATCGTAAAACCTGATTATAAAATCTTTATAAGTAGAATCTTTATAGTATCTATTTAAATCAACTTTTAAATCTGATTTCAAATATTGATTTTCTACATTTTCCTTTATTAACGCATCCCATTTTTGTTGAGTATACTGCAAATATTCAGGGTTAAAACTATTTAAATTTGTTTTAGCGCGAATAACCGCCTACATTGGATCTGCTAATTTAAAACTATAAGGATTCATAGACTATTCAATACCTAACCCTAAATTCTCTACTTGATTAGCAATCAATGAGGCAAAATTATCATATTTTCTTTCAATTTCAAATTCATCGTTCAAAACTCCTTGATTAATTCCTAATAACCTAGCTCCAGCTGTGAATTCCTGAGCAGCGTGATATAAGAATTTAAGTTGATCATAACCTTCTATTTGATCTTTATTCCATCCATTTTCACGTTCTCTGGATGTTGGATTAAACCATGTGGATAAAACTTTTCTAGAAGGAATTAGTTTACTCTAATTCTACAGATCTTTAGCTAAGGCTGCAAAAGCAGGATTTTTAGTAACGGCATCTACAATTTCATCAGCAGTACAGCCTAAAGATACTAAATATAAGTGCATACAAGCAAGATCTAAGGCGGCATTAAGTCTATCCAAAGCAAGCTCTTTTGCGTTATCTACAGCTAATGAAATTAAACCGGAAAGTAACTAAGTGGCATCATCCATTCGATTTTCCACTTCAATTACCTTTCCACTTATAAGAGAAGCATAGGCAGAAAAAGCTCGAATGGCTTCTTTTTCAAACTAAATGTCGGAAAGTTTTCCGAAATATTTTTCTCCAGTCTTAAGATTAAGCCTAATTAAAAATCGCCTGGTAGAATCGGACATTGCATTTTGAGCATCCTGTTTTCTAAATCTATTAAAATATTGAGTTAGAGCTAAGAACATTTTTAAACCGTTTGCCATAACCCCAACATCCTATTTACCAACAGAATTAGCATACTGTAAGCGATATTTTGATAAACCATCATCCAGACTTCTAGTGTCTGAACCTGGAGTTTTTATATCTTTTATAAGACTTTTAAATTGATCCAAAGCCTCATCAATAGGAGAATATCCTGGCTTCATATTTCTTTCGTCTAATGAAACCTGAACGATTTTGCTTTGTATAATATTTTTAATAGCACCTTCAGGAACTTTATAAGTATTATGTCTATTAAGATTTCGCAAAAGTCGTCCTAAATATCTGCTTTGGGCTATGCTGTTATCAATTACAAAATCATTTCGCTTTTCTAGATAATTTAAAATATCCGAAAGTGTCTGTAATTCGTTTTCCTTATTATGCTATTCACACGCTATATAATAATTTGTAATATACGTTTTTAACTCATTGTCTATACCAAAAGTTATATCGATAACATTTCCATATTTTTTAAAATGATCCTGAGGTAAAGTATAAACTTTTCCATTGGGAACTGGTAAAGTATCGGAAATTTGTGCTAATTTTTCAGACGTATAATCTGCTAGCGGAGACCAATGAGAATACATTCCAATAGGAGACACGTCAACTCCCATTAGGTAGCTCTTATCAATATCTAAGTCCTTGATTTTCAGTTAGTTGCGTTACGACTAACTCGCTTTCGCTGCTTACACTTTCATGCAAGATAAGACCATATCTTCATCTTTCGATGTCTAGCACTTCGGCGCACTTGCGCCTACTCCTTTCGGATGGTCGTTGCTCCTTATTCCAAAATGGAATCTTGGATCCGGATTGCCTAATCTTTAATCTTGTTACTATCTTCAATTAGTTAGATTGACCATTATTGTATTACTACAACAACTTAGTAATTAAAGCTCTAAAGGTTTTCCCGGAGTTCACTAGATATTTAAGGGGTCCAACTCATTTAGATCCCTACAACCAAAATTGCCATCTTGTTACAAAAATAGCATTTTCAGTATCATCTGTCAGTTCTGCAATCTTAGTAGCCATAATAGACTGGAAAGCTTGTGTAGGAATACGAACTGACATCATATATAATGTTTTAACAAATGAATTATATAAAGTATTACTTAAATCTTTTTGATAACGTTGCTCTCCATTTTCATATAGATTAAGTAAATCGTGCTTTATATTTTGACTGTGATTCAAAATACTATATAATTCATTATCAAAAGTATTAATTGGAGATTTTACATCCAGAGACATTTCTAACCATTCGTCTGGATTTGTTACATTTTGTAATATAGGCTATATAGAAACTAGATTTTCAGTTGAACTCATTAAACGTTTGACATTTTTTTGAGCTCGATTATTATCTTTAAATACGATTAATTCGTTTCCATATACATCTTTATAAATCTAATAATCATTTATATCGTCAGGAAGTTTATACATCCTATCTCCTTTTGGAGTAACCCTCCATCCGTCTTTAATTTCTGGAGTTACTATTTTATAACCCTGAAGATTTAAAGAATCTTTAACAATTATAGAAACATTACCTGTATGCGTTCTAACTATAAAATCAACAGGATCAGTAAATTTAGATTTATAATAAGGATTTATTTTACTAAAATATTCAGCATCAATCTCTGATAAGTGTCTACCTCCTAGTTTAAAAGCTGATCGATATAATTTAGGAACTACTATTTCCGCGGGATCTACTTTATAATACGTTAATTTAGTAAATCTATCAGGATTTAAATTTTCTTTTGTAATAGGAATGTCCAAATCTATTCCTCCTAAATAATTATTCCAGGAAAATGGCTGAGTATCATTAAAATCATATCCTAAAACATGAAGCTCTGCTTGTCTGATTTGGACTTTATCTATTAATTTCTTTACAGATGATTTTGCACCACCTTTTAAGAAATCAGTAATTTCTGCATTTATATCTTCCTAGGAAACTCCTTGCCAACTACGCTGATATTGAATTAGTTTTATTATCTGAGAAGTTTCTTCGGGAAGAGCTCCTATATGATCTCCAAATTTTTTATTAGTGGCATTAGTTTCTACAGAGTCAAATAAAGCATCTAATTCATAAGAAGCTTCTGCAAATAATGAATCATCTGGAATTATTCCGTGAATGATTTCTCGGAAAAACTCTTTAATTTCCTCCCATAGAGATTTTTTCGCGCGAGGGGATGGGATTCTTTTTAAGTTTTCAATAGTTTCAGGATCAAACCAGATATTAGCTACAAATTCTTCTAATCCCTATTCGCCATTATAGCGCATATCAGGACGAACTTGAAGATAATCATTTAAGATAGTCTAAAATTTAGATCTTATCACTGGATCTTGAAGCCGCCTAACAGTCATTCTGTGCATTAATTCGTGCCAGATTACCGAGTCTGCATCTCCATCTTGATATTTTCCATCAACATTTATATGTAATTCTCCACCTCTGTCGGAATCGATATAGTAAGCTCGCTTATTTCTATATTCCTCGTGCATTCTAGAAGCATCGGCTCCAAATAAAGCATTAGAATTACTATCTAAGACTATTACTAATCCGTCTAATAGAGAAGGTCCGTTAGGATCTTTGTGAGCTCCTATTAGCTAAAATAGTGTTTTATATTTAGTATTTTGCCCTAAATAGTTTATAAAATCTCGTAATGGAATCTAAACCGAATAAGAATAACCGCCCTTTTTTCTCGAATTAAACAATTCTTGTAAACTGACATCATAATCTCCTGGAAATTCATCACGAATGTGTTCCGAATATTTAGTAGTATGAATTGCAGTTTTTATCTAATTAGAGTTTTTTACTTGAATGATTCCGGATTGTTCATTATTCTTGACAACAGAATCTGCATTAGGATCGAAAGTTTCTTCGGTATTGGGATTAAAACTTCTAATAAAATATCCACTTTGAGATGGATTTAATTGAATCTCTGAAAAAGTGTAAGTTCCGGTCCGATTTACTTCAGAAGTAGTATTATCAACTTCTTTGGAAAGATCAAATCTTTCATTAGTATCTAATCCAAAAACTATTTTTGGTTCTCCATTAGTATCCACTATTTTTGAACCTTGCCCATTAACCCAATCTCCAAACCAGTTTTTAAACTAAGATGAATGCGTTACAGCTTTTAGTTTAAGTGCCTAAGTTTGTGCTTCATAATCAGATAATATCGGATTAACTTCTTTTAATTTCTTATATAAATCATTATATAAGAACGAATCTTTTCCATTAGGAGCTTTAGTTAATGGAAAATCGTTATTAGATTCCAACACAGCTATTGCTGCATTGGAATCTCCTAACGCTTTTGTTAACTAAGCTAATTGTAATCTGTAATCTTGATCACTTATTCTTTTACAATAGCTCATATTTTACACATTTGTTTGATTTGCTATCCTTCTTCTGCCAAATCAGCAAGAACAGCTTTTATTATATCATCTGAATAAACGGTTTGATTTAAACTATTTTGAAGCATTGCTGCTTTTGTAGTATAAACGTTCTCCATAATATTACTTCCTTCTTTTATCCATGAAATATATTGAGGTCGTAAATCTCTAGGAGTTTTCAAACTTTTCATTAAAACAAATCTTGGATTTCCAAAATTACTTTGGATTAATTTTTGGTATTTAATCAAATTATTAGGACTATCTAAAGTTAGTTTGGTTTGTTGATTATCGCCTGGTAATTGATAAAATATAGTATCCAAGATTTTAATATCTTTTAAATCTTCAGTGGTTTTAATTATTTTACTTCCATAATCTTCTACACTATTCATATAATCAACTACATCTGAAGCTAGATCTTCTGGATCAATACTTCCACTTTGGAAAGCCAAATAATAATCCACTATATCCTAATCCTTAGCATCTTCTCGAAACCAATTCTATTCTAGATTATCTCTAAATTGTTTATTAGCAGAATCATTAAAAAATCTTAAAGCTTCTTTTAGTAGTGCAGGATACGAATAAATTTTCCCATTTAATTCATACATTTGAACTAAATTATTACCACCACTTAAAACTCCAGCAAAACCCGTATATCGTCTAATAATTCCCGATTTATTTAATTTATCGATGATTTCACTAATAAAAGGTTTATAGAACTTTCTATCACTAATTGGAAGAACGATCTTATCTAGATCGGTTGTAAAAGCTTCTACAAAAGAATCAACTGTATTAATATTATCAGAAGCCATTCTTTTTATCAGCTATTTAGAAATCTTCTCTATAGCATTTGAAATATTTCCATATTCAAAATCGGATAATTGATCTTTGAAATTATTAATGGCGTTTTGAACTAACTATCCAATCTAATCATAGACGTTTTGTGCTAAATCACTCGTATATCCTAAGGTAGCTATGGTAGAAATAGTTTGAGACATCTCTCGAATATCTTCCATATCAGCTTCATGGTTAGCGTCTAACTGAATTCCGTAATTATTAGTCACGAATTTAAAAGTGGTAAGCGGATCATTATTAAATGGATCATATACCTTTTCTGATTTATTTATATTAGCTGCGCCTCTCTTCATCGCACCTTGGTTACATAGAACATTAATAAATTTATTACGCAATGGCTGATAAATATCAGATTGGGAATTTCCTTCTCTTAGTCGATTGCCCGCATATATAATATGATTAAATGTTGCATCCAAACTATTTTCGGAGTAAATTAATTCTCCATTAGATAATTCCATCGAAGATGTTCCTCCATAAGCCATCCATATATCATAAATAGTATTTAGCTATTTCTATACATTTATAGGGTTTCCGATTTTCTTTCCATTAATGTCGACTTCTTGCAATTCTAAGTTATATAAATTATTTCCGCGTGAACTTAATTCTATAAACTTATAATATCTAAATCCGTCTTGAAAATACAAATCTTTACCCATAATAGATTGAACTTGATTTAGATTAACTTTATCAGTCCAGGATTTTGTAATATCCACTTCTCCAAATGGTATTGAGTGCATTTTTCTAAAAGTCGCCTATTGCTTGAATTTACTTCCTTTAGACATTCTCATTTTTTCATTAGTCTAGGGGTGACCTGCCCATTTTAATAAAGTGTTTCTATCTCCGTAATTACCTACGCCTAATGATTTAATAATACCCTTAATTCCATGTCCAGGTAATGAATTATATTCCATTCTTGCTTCAAATGGACTTAATTCTCCTAAACCATCATAAATTTTCAATTTCCCAGAGTCTCCACTAGGATTCCAAACTTCTTCTTTTGGATCAGTAACTACTGCGATATTAATCTCATTAGAAATTCCTATGGGGTTATTCTACTAGAATTGCTGAATAGTTGCTGGATATTCTACCATACGTTTAGCCATGGCATCTATACGACTGGATTCTTCAGCTTGTGGAGATGATAGATTCTTAGCAGGATCTAACAGATGATTTTTAGAGACTATTTCTAGATAATTAAATGTTAGAAAATTTTCAGCGGCTAATAATGTTTCTATTGTTTGTTCAAAATTAGAATTTGGATTTTGAGTGATGTCGTAATTTTTAGTTTCCTTATTGTATTTTCTTTTAAAAGGAGCCTCACTAAATACTATAGAAGTTGTAAATAATTGACTAACAGGTGAATCAGTAGAAGTTTGAATAAACTTTTTAATTACTTCTAATATATTTTTATATTCTTCTGAATTTAAAAATTCATTAAATTTTTCCTTAGCATATTTTTTGTAATTAGCCAGCGAAGATACTCTTTCTAACTCTAATAATAAAGCCTGATTGAACTGAACTTTCCCTTTCTTAGTTAAGACATAATCCAATTCATCATTAAACTCAATTTCGTTACCATATTCAGCGATTATATCAAACAACTAGTCACCAGTCATTTCTGAGAAGTGTTTTTGAAGTTTAGTAATTTCTGCCATAAAATCATCATAATAAGAACGATTTTTAGCACTTTTACTAGTAAATTTTTCAAAATTGACTTCTACGGGATTAATATCATCAAATACTTTAGACCAATGATTTAAAATATTATTAACTTTATTGAAATATGTATTTCTTCTATAAAACCAATCAAAATTTAAGATTTTATCCAATGATTCTTTTGGATTTACTAAATCGATTATATTATTAAGAGCTATATTTGTCTTTTTACCTATACTAGTTACATCGACAACTTTTGCTTCTAGATTTGCAACTTTATTTCCGACAGAAATTTTATCAGAATAACAAGCAGGCTAAAAACTAAAAGTTCCCTAATAATCTTCACTATTTAGAAGTGGGAGGAGATTTTGTAAAAACTCTAACAACCTCTAATCAGAAGCGTTTAATTTATAAATTTCAGTAATATCATCATTTTCTCCGACACTGACTTTATATAATGTAGAATCTTTGTATTTACTATTAAATTCACTAAAATTATTAGGAGAATTATACTTAGAGAATACATGGGGATTCTAAGAAAAGAAATTCTAAAATTGCGAAGACTCAAATTTTCTATATTCAGATATAAAACTAACATCTCGAGTAATAGCAGATTCTAATCGATATACTGGTAGAGTAGTCTGTTTATAAGTATCAAATTGAGTAATTACTCGGTCTGAAACAAACTGATTATATTTATTCTTAAAATCGGTAAGATCTTTATCTTTTAATATTACAGACTTTACATGATGAGAAACGTTAGAATATAACTCTCCTATATCATTAGTTTTCTTAAATTCTTCTACTAATTTTTTAACTTCTGGAGTTTTAAGATAATTTTGTATCTTCTTCCCAATAGAGTTAATAGCTCCCTTCTATTCTGTCAAAAAACTAGAATATAATTCAGGATCAAGCATTAAGCCATTAACTATAAAATAATGATCAAATTTAGAAGATTTCTTAGTTTTCTGGAGTTCTGTAATAATAAAATCTATTAAGTTATTTGCCAAATTAGAAGATCTATCATAAGCGCCGTTATAATTCTTAATTATAGGTTGCATATTTTCATCATACTCTAAATAACTCGGAGCATAAGATTGATTGATTTCAGAGGCTAATAGACTTTCTATATCTAGAGCTTTTATGGATGTATCAGGATTAGAATACAATTTTACAATAGGAGCATTATCTCCTTCTCCATCATAAAGGAACGCTTTTAAAGAATCTACCAAAACACGTTTTCCGCCTGTAATAGAAGGCATGTCAGAATTAAGTAATGTTCTTAGTGCTACTGTGGTATTATCATTAAAAGAAATTCCAGAATTAGGATATTTTAATTGGTATTCTCGTTCTGCCTACTTAAGCATTCCAGATAAAACGTAAAGTTCATTTGCATCTAGATATTCTCCTGCTATATGTCGATAAATTCCATTTATTTTAATAACCTTAGGAATCTACTTTAATATAAATTTGGTGAGATTAGAAGTATAGTTCTTAATTCCCTTATCTTCATAAGTATCATTTGCCCAAAAAGTTGTGATATTAGTATCATCTTCTTTTGTGTAAGAAGTATTGTCTAATTTTCCGAACTTTTCTGGTTTGATATTTATTAGATTGTTTAGTTCTTGTTTTAATAAACTGTCAAAGTTTTCTAGTATATAGATATTCGCAAATGTATCAAATTCTGGAGAAGTGGTTTTAAGGTCATCCTATAATGGTTTACTTAAAACACTGTCTAAATTTTTACTAAGAAAATTACTTATATTTCCATTATTTAAAAATTTGATATACAATTCCGCATTTCCGCCTTTTTTATTAAATATCTAATCTGTTGAAATATTTAATGCACTAGCAATAGCCTAAACTAAGTTATTTTTAAAATTGACTATTCCCATATTAAAATCAAACGGAGTTGTAATAAACGCATTTTTAGAAGCTTTCCTGTCTACAAACAAATGTTTGAAAACTAGATGAGAGAACTAAGCCTGCATTTTGTTTTTAGCAGCGTCGTGAAAAAGGAATAAATTCTCATTATTAGCAGAAAGGGTTTCATGGATATTCATATCTACAGAAGGCTCTTCTTCTTTATATTGAAAATTAAAATCCCCTAACCCTGCTTGCTAAAGTTGGGATTCAAATTTATCTTTCTATTCTGATAAATTATATAATTCTTTTACTTTATTTTCTGCCTATTCAAAAGATATTTTTTGATTAAGCAGATCAGAAAATACCACCCTTAAATTTTGAGTGGTATTTTCTACTTTACATCCGCTTCTTATTTTCATATTACTCGCACGTATTATCGTTCATTACAAGTTCTCCATCTTCTATATCAAATAATTCTTCCATTTGTTTTGTTGGATTATTTTTTATAAAATCTAAAATTTGATCCATATCTTCTTCAGTCCACGAATGAATATTATCTAATTCTTCGAATGAAAGATCTTCATAATGATTATGAATATAATTTAAAAATGATATTAATAGCTTTCCTTTAGATGTATTAGAGTCTATATGCGCCCATCGTATCATTTCATTATTTTTCCATTCGTCAGCAGTCAAATCTGAACTAAACTAACTTTTAGTTTGTTTGGACCCAGATTTCGATTTTGGAATAATCTGATATTTTATACCATTTAAATATCTAATCTCCTTTGCATCTAAATCAAAATGAGCTCCGTCTTCTCTAGTAACTTTTACTTTATCTCCAACTATATCATCTATAGTAGCGATATAACTTCCATCACTATTATCTAACTGAACTTCAATTTGATCTCCAGGATTAAGACTTATTTCTGGCTAAGAATTTATTAATTTGTTAGCCAAATCTTCCGATATAGCTTTTAAATATGTTAATTTAGGCAATAAATTTCTGAAGAATCCTTTGGATGGAATTTCTACTTTCTTTAAATTTTCTATCAATTCTGGAATTGTATTAGAAGATTCAATAGCCGATTTTATGTGATCTTCTTTAGTCTTCTTTTTAGGTTTAGCTTCTCCTGAAGACTTCTTGGACTTCGATTCTTTAAAAACTAGTTTACCTTCTACAATTTTAAACAGATCCTCAGGTGATTTATTTGGATATTTTCTTACTACTTTTAAGGCGTTTTCTTCAAAAGATTTACTATAGAAATTGGATTTTTCGCTATCTGAAAATTTATCCCAATTTTGAGCAATAAATTCTGCAATTTCTTTAATCTTTTGCCCCTCCTCCATTGTAATTAACTTTTTATTTAAATTATCTTCTAAACTAAAAGCTAAATTATTAGCAAATAAAGGTTCGTCTAATCGTGTCTGATTTACTGATTTTTCTTGTTTTGAGAAAAAGTTTTCATTCACTTCATTTTGATCATTTGAAGAAATTTCATTCTTAGTTTTTTCGGATTTTTTAGTTTTTTCAGATTTTTCCTAAAAACTATTATTGTTTACATCTGTAGCAAGATATTTATTTACCCATCCCAAAGAAGTCATTTTTCCCATTAATTCTATTGTATCAGAAATAGAAGTTAACTTAGCAACAGCATCAGAATCAGTTAAGGTAACAATTGCTATACCGTCCCATTCGCCATCTTCTAAGTTAGATAATCTTTCCTAAAACCTGTCAAAATTTTCTTCTTCAGAATCAGAAATTACCATATATTGCATATCAGATCTACCATAAGTTTCTAAGGATTGTTTATAGAAATTTACTGCTTCTATAAAAGACATATCATTAGGAACAGGAATAAACATTAATGCTTGACCTGGTTTTTTATCCTTAAATAAAACTGATTTCATAGTTTCTATATTGACATTATCTCTAGAAACTATTCGATTATTTACGGTGCTATGTTTACCTTCACGATATTTAGCAGATTGATAGTAATCTAAATTAATTATTTTCTATAACCTTTCTTTATATGATAGTTTACCTTTAGATTCTACTCTCGGAATTTCACGACTTATAATATTAGTTACATATTTAGCTGAAACAGATTTATCAGTTCTTCCAGTAATTTTCTTACCATCCTTTAAATCCAATTCCAGTTTTTTATGAATTTTATCTATGCTTTTAATATGATAAGTATGAGTAGTATCTCCAAATAACTAAACTGTATCACCAGCCCGTAATTCATATCCTCCGACTTTAATTGCAAATTCCTATCTGGATTTCCAATTTTTCATATCTACCGCTTTATAGAACTTATTTCTGGAGCTATATGTTTTGCTAGGAGTTGGATAAACTCGATCTTCTTCGTTAAATGTTTTAGCTAATTCAGAAAATGAAGCTGTGGTTTTCTTTTGTTTCTTTTCCTTCGTTTCAAAAGTTTTACCATCGTCGTTTTCTCGAGATGCTTCAGTTCTTTCCAATTTCGGGTTTGAAACTTCTTTACGACTATTTAAATCTTCTGCACTAAAAGCAACTTTAGGCATTTGAATAGATTGATTCAAAACTCCTAAATGATTTAATGTTGAAAGACCGTTATTAACTACCACATTATAGAATTTTATAGGCTTATCAGGCTATCCTTCAAAAACTAGAGGTTCTGCTGGATTAGTATAAAACTCCATATATGATTGCTAATTCAAATCAAAATTCCATTCGATTTCTTCACGAGCATCTCCTGGATTTTTATTAGGAAGCCGTATTCCTACTTCTGATGGTTTACCTTCCTTTTCTGCATGATATGATAGGAAAGTATCTATTAAAAGAATTCCAAAATATCGAGTTCTTTTTAAAAGATCTGACAAAAATTCGTTATCAAAATCTTTATTATTTTCCTCGTATTCAGTGATAAGATTTCTAGCTTCATCCAATGCTTTTGCTAAATTACCTTTTCGCTCTGATGAGCCTATGGTAGAAATAGCGTATTCAGTAAATTGTTTAACTATATCAGATCTAGAAAGGTTTTCTCCTTTATTATTGTAATATTCTTCTAATCTGTTAAACATATCGTTTAATAGATACATCTAACTAGCTTGACTCATTGCCGAAGCTTTAGTATCCAGGATCGTTCCTTTCTTTTTTCCAGATGCTGCTTTAGTCCCAGAATTAGCCCGTTGGTACTATATAGCAGAATCGTAACTAAATCCTCCAGGCTCCAAAATAATTACTCTAGAATCTTCCGATTTTCCAGTATTAACAAATGAAACTTTTGTAAAATATTTACCTCCGACAGTCAATTTACCATCCTTGACAAAAGCTGCTTCTAACTATTCTATTCGTTTAGCATAATCTTTTACGGGAGTTCCTTCTGCCATATAATGTAAGAAAGCAAAAGTTTCTATTTTATTAACAGTGCATTTTTCCTGATTAATCAAATAGATTTCATTTTCGTTAAAAAATATATTTCTATTTTTTCTCAAGTCTTCCAAACTGGTAAACACAGACTCTCCTTTTGGATTCATTTTCCATAATACTACTTTAGTAGGAGAATTTGTTTCTATGGAATTGATATTATATACTATTAAATCTTTAGGTTTATCTTTTAACTTTTTACTAACTTCATTATATAGATTTGTATAAGCAGGAAAATTAATACTGTGTTCAGTTAAGGTAGAAAGTTTTGGAAAAGTTCCCTAAACAACATATTGGTTAAACACTCCGTCTTTAGACGATAGAATTCGACCATACATTAGCATAGGATTTCCTTCTTTTAGATTATCAGTAGAATTTTCTGTATCTAAATTATAAGGAGAATCTATACTAGGATCGTAAGTTTTAGCAAAAATATAAGAATTTTCACTAATTTCTAAATTATCAATCGCCCATTGATAAACTTCAGTTCGTTTTTCAGTAATGTCTTTACTATCACTAATAGCTGGATTTGCCGTCCAAATAAAATCTAGAATATCAGGATCACTTAATCCTTCTATCCAGCCTTCAGAATCTGTTTTATGATATAATGAAATTAATCGTTTTAATTTAATATATCCGTTAATATATTTTTTATCGATCACATGATCTTTTGGGAATAATCCGTCTAGATCTAAACTGGTATTATTGTGTTTAGCTATATAATTACCCGCAGCATTTTTCCTTAAACCAGTAGTTTCATAAAATCCATATCCCCATAATCCTTTAGGTGTCCAGGAATCATCTTCTGTCTAAGGATTAGTAGTTTCTTTAGATTTTTTTCTATTTTCAACTTTAGTTTGAGGATCCCCCTAAACAACTTCTGATTTGGTTTCTTTTTCTGTTTTTGTTGTAGTGGTAGGGGATTCTTTTTCAACTTCTTGTGGTTTTTCTTCCGGCTTAAAATCTCCTATAATATTAGAAATTTCTTGAATCTTTTGATCCTTAATTTCTTTTTGCTAATCTAATCCTGGTAATGAATAATCTCCGTTTGTAGAAGAAGGAGCATTAATTAATCCTAATTGACTACTGTAAGCTCCTGGGAAATGTGCTAACGTTCCTATAAGAGATCTTGAAAGATATGTATAAATATCTTTCATTGCTTTAAAACTATCCATCGGAACTGCTCCATCACCTCTATTGTCATCAATAATTACATAGTCAGCTTCTAGGCCTTGAACTGATCTATCGTTATTAGGATCTAATGAATAAGCCTCGTAATTAGTAATGTCAGCATCTTTCAGTTTTACCAATAGATCTTGATTTTGAATCTTTCCATCTGCATCCAAATCAGTTAAAATCGCTATAGTTTTACCTTCTGCTGCCTTTTTTAATCTTTTAAGATCTTCGACTGTAATTTTATCAACTATCTTGTCACCAGAAAATTCAGATTCGGTTTGGTAATATTTCAAAGTCTTTCTATCTTGAAGTAATTTTACAGCTTCAGGATATTTTGGATCATAACCTACAATCTAAAACAATCTCTAACAATTCTCCAAAACATCTTTTAAAAGTGTTAGATTGTCTTTCTTGGTATCACGGCTTGTTCTGGCACTAATTGTCAATCTTGGATTTTTAAAAGTGAAAGCAGATTCTATATTAAATCCAACTTTTGTAGAACCTTTTTGTAAAGTATCTCCAGAAGTCATCAATTTAACATTATATTTACTAGCAAAAGCTTCGAGAGCCATGATTTCAGCTAATTCAAAGTGTGTAATCTCATCAATAAAAATTACCTTAGGAGCGTCTTTAACAGTTCTAATATATTTAGGATCAATGTTTACTGTGTAATAAGAGGCTCCAGGCTCAAACTCATTCTTAGTGAAAAGTTCGCTATTTGGATCTTCTAACGCTTTTTGAATTACTGTATATCCATCTTCTGTTAAAATGTATTTAAGTAACTCAGTTTTAGTATATTTAGGTTCCTCGGTAATATTTAAAGCCGTTGCTAAATTTTCTACTTGTTTAGGTTTAGGAGCACAAACTGCAATGTTTTTAATTCCAGAAAGTTCTCTAGCTAAAGACATTACTACACTACTTTTTCCTGCTCCAGCAATTCCCTCAACAAAGAAAAGGTGGGAAGTTCTCTATCTACCTCGACCATTGCCATGTTCGTAAAGATAATTTACAGCAGCTCCATGAATTCCTAAATCATCGTTTAAGAAACTATAAGCAGTTTCTACCGCATATTCTTGAGTAAAGAATGGGACCTTATTATATTTTTCATCGGAAATAGCTTCTCGATATTTATATAAAAACTCATAAGGATCGGAAGCCATTGCCGTAGTAAGAAATACCATCAAATCATACTCCGAAATAGATTTAGCATCAGAACTTAATCCATTAGTAGAAAGATCTCGATCAAAAATATTATTTGCATTTAAACCGATTTGATCGAAAATAGAGTTAATAATATCCTGGGCTTTTTCTCCATTAGAAATCAACTCTTTAACCCCCTAATAGAGAGTATGTTTAATAAGTGCTAATTTTTCTGAATCAGTTTTCTTAGCATTTAATTCTGATTTATCAGGGAAAAGCTTTTTGTCTTTATAAACTAAACTATCTGAATGTTTATTTGACCAATCTAGTAATAATCCTTCTATATTCTTTTGAGCTTTTATATTTTCCTAACGCTTAGATTCGGTATTAGACTCGATTAAATTCTTCAAGAATTGTAATTTATTCTTTACTAAACTAAGATCCGCGTGTAATGAAGCAACGTCTTCAGTTTTTACAGTATTATAAGCTTGAGAATTTTCTCCACCCCATTTTTCTTTATATCTGCGCATTTGATTGTTATAACTAATCAAATTTTCAGAGTCGATAGGAGAATCTTCAGTGCCAACAATGATTGCATCCAAAAGGTCTAATTTTCCAATAAAATTATCAATAGCTTCTTTGGTAACTCCTTGCCGAATATATTCTAGAGCATTTGGTAATGATGATAGTAACTAAGATTCTTGATTTAATATACCCATTAACTTAGCATCATCTCCATCAAAAACTCGCATTCCGTATTCTCTCAGAAATTTATAGAATGGATTTTGCAACTGATTTTTTGCTAAGGCTTCTGTGTATAGCTAGATATGCGGATCTGCTTGTAATAGTGTTGTAACTTCTTGTCCAAACTAATCCAAAAGTTTTGCATTTTGAATAGCTTGCACGATCTCATTCGGCAATCCTTCATAAAAAGCTTCTTGATTTTTAGTAATCCAATTACTAACAATCTATTCTATCGGAAGATTTTGTTCTAATCCTTCAAATACTTCTTTCTTTAGAAGATCAAAAATTTCATCATTATAAGCAAATTTTTCTACATCGTCTCCAACTTCGACATCTGGAAGATTATCATAAATTTCCTAAATACGATCTTTATAAACCTTATCTAACCGTGTATAAATATCGTTTTTAAGTAATCTGATTACTTCTCCGTCTAATTCTTGATTAGATCTAATATAAGCCTATAATATAGGGAATTTAAAATCCAGATTAGAAGTGTCGGTAATTTTCGGAGCTGTGATCTGATTTACATATTCTTCGGCATCTCCTTCTTTTGTAAATTCAATATTGTCATTGGTAGTATATCCCAAACCCTATAAAGTAGAATCTATTTGTGCTTTTAATGAAGCATTATCCAGGTCAGGATTTGCATTTCTAACAGTTTCAACTAATCCTGCAGACATTTGTTTAGAAGCAACCTATAACATAGTGTTTACAATATCCGCGTTCAAAGTTTCTATAGGATATTTATTTAATTCCTAAATTAGTGTATGAGTGAAAGTATTTCTTAAATCCTCTTCAGTCAGATTTACTTGATCAGGATTAACCAATTCTGGAGGAAGTTTACTTAAAATATCCTTTTGCTATTTAATAATCGTCGGGAGAATTTTATTTAAATAATCCGCACTTAAACTACTAATCTATTCTGCAAGATTGGTTTTAATGCTATCACCATAATCCAGAAGTTCCTCTAGGGTAGCTCCTTGAAGTCCTGCTTTATGCAAAACTTCTGTTAATCTTCCTAACTATTCTCTCCAAGTACCGCTTTTAGAATCTTCTCCTAATGTAAATGTTTCCTTTCTAATAAGATCTTCCAGGACTTTTTTACGAACATCTCCGTAATGTGTATTTACGTAATCAAAAATAACTTTAGAAAAGTCCTGTTGCATTAAATCGTAAGCCTGAACTCCGATAGTTCTAAATTTATCAAAATTATCTTCTGATTTTTTCCAATCGTCGTATTCAGAATCGATGTCGGACTTAGATAACCCAGCAGCATCATCTGCTAAACTAGAATAATCTATACCATATTTTGCCTAAGTGTAAGCATATTTATCTAGTCCGAAAACAGCTTCTCTGATTACAGGGTGAAGATATTGTAAAGATAATTGCAAATACTATTCGGTATTTTCTCCATTAAGAAAAGCTTCTATTTCTTTTTTCTTTTCTTTTAAATCGGATTGTAATTGCTTAGTATTATCAGTTTTCTTTTCACCCTCTTCAGCTGTAGCAGCTTCTGCTAAATTTAATTTAGACTAAATTTCCGCTAAATCAGCAGCAGCTTTATTAAAATCTTGTATTAGGACATCGGTTACACCGCTTTCTTGAAGTAATGGCTCTAACATTCTGTCTCGAACTGCTTTTCGCAAAACCTAATCATCTGATAAATTTAGACCATTATCAACGACAATTCCCTCAACAAATTTTATATAATTTTTTAATTCTTTAGAAATTTCAGATCCACGAGTAACGGTTTCCCCACCAGGCATTTGAATTGCAGATTTATCGGATTTCCCCATAATATCAGCAATTCTAAGCAATTCATTAGTATTTCCATTTCTAATTTCTTTTATAAGCGAAGTGGTAACTTCAGGCCGTGCTTGTCCTGTAATAGCGGCGTCTATAGCAGGTTGAATAACTTTCCCTTGTAATTCAAATAAAGCACCACCCATTAGACCGCCTATAAGATTCATTAAATATCTTTCTAGTCCAGCTTCGCTGAAAGTATTTTCCATTGTGTGGAAAGAAGCCCCTTTATTTTTTCCAACACCTAACCAGGACATGAAATCAAACATAGCCTTGGTAGAATCCACCACAGCTTCTTCGGTTACTTCTTCAACACCTTCTATTATAGATCTTTTCCAAAATTCCTCACCACCATCACGCAAAATATCTCGTAAGGTAGTTAATCCCTTTTTACTTCCAGACCAAACGGAATTTATAGCCTTGGCAAACCCTGTTAATTTAGCTTCTTTGGTAGTAGCTTGAGCGATTTTATCAACTCCTTCCTAAATCTAATTATAATAAGGACGAAGAGTCTTCTTCATTAAATTTCTGCTAACATCTTCACTATATCCTGTGGTAGCGTCAAGAAACCATTTTCCCATGGGATTATTCATCATAATTCCATATTGTCCAGCAGCAGCTATAATTCCAGCAAACCCTGCCATTCTTCTATCATAGCCTCCTTCTAAGGCATCCGCATAAACATCTGCAGAAGAAGTAAGAGCCATATATCCGAGAGAAAGGGATTGAGAAAGCTTAGATTGCTTTTTAAGAATAGCTTTCATTTCTGGTGTCTAATCGACTAGTTCTTCCCACATTTTTACAAATTCCTTCTCAGGTTCTTTGAATAATTTAGGATTCTTTTTAGCCATTGACATCCATTCAGCTCCGAATTTATCAGCAAAATTAGCAAAGCTTTCTTTTTGAGCGTTTTTAGCAGTATTACCAAATAATTTTGAAAGACTTGCAGCAGCTCGCATTTGATATAATTGTGCAAATATATCACTTACTGTATCCGCCATTTTTTCAAAATTAAAATTACCAGTCATTGCTTCATCGCTATAACTAGGATTGAATTTATTGAAGTAATTCTCCAGAGTATTCATCCCACGTGTAAACGCAGTATTAGAATCTCCTAACGCTATCCCTTCGACCATTTTGCCAAAAGTCGGAAGAACGGAAGCTAGTGCTATAGCGGCTGTTGTTCCACCCCAGATTTCTCGTAATCCTGGAACCATAAAAGGTGCAATAGCAGCTAAGTTTTTAAACATAGTTCCCTACCAGCTCTTTTCTTTATCGTCAGAATCGAAGAAGTCTATTTTATTTATCCAGGAATCTTCTTTAGAAAGAATATCGGAATAAGCTACAAATTCTTTTCCGTATAATTCTTTATTTCCAGCAGTTTCGGTATAAAACTCTCCATTTTCGTCAGTTTTCCACTCACCTTTTCTATGTTGAACATCTCTACCCAGTAATGGATCATAATGAACTCCATCTTCATCCCAGGTTGCGTAAATCAAACTCGGACGTCCTAGATATTTTAATCCTAAAAATCCCTGATCTTCAGCAGTATAATCTAACCATTTCTCGTTTTCACTATCCCAAACTTTGTGCATTTGAGCTAATTCTCGATTAGATTTAGTAGATTCTCCTTCTCCGAAAAGACTGGTAACACCTTTAGAAGTTCTAAACGGATTTCTTACTTTTTCTATATTATAAGTTGGAGTATACTTTTTAGAATTTACAGGAGCATATAAATCATTTGGATTATATTCATTAAAAGCACTTAAATCATTATAAGTCTATACCGCCGCTAATTGATTATATTGCTCCATAGCCAGATCATAGACTTTATTAAAAGTATCATCATCAAATACTCCGTCTTTTGTAGTAAAAGCGTTTTTAACAAAATCCGAATTTTTATATACGTCTTTGTCGTAAATTCCAGTATTTGTTTCATTTATTCCATTTGCTATTAAATCTCTAACTGAAGCATTAGGATTTAAAATAGTGGAAATTAAAATATCATTAGGTTTACTAATTTCATTCATTTTTCTAGAAAATTAAACTAGCAGAAGGAGTCATAACTGTCCCTTGCTGGCGTATTTGTCTCATCTAATCATAGGCAATTTGGTCCTAATATGTAGGAGTAGTAACCATCGGACCTTTATTAGCTAAGGTTCCGACTTGAGTTTGTGCAGTAGATTTTAATTTCATAAAAATAGGCACTTTCATAATATCAGTGCTGAAATCAAACCATCCCTTTTTAAACTCATATTGTGCATCTTTGTCTTTTATTTTACTATTTAAGCGACTATAAGCTCGTTCTATTTGTTGTAACTCTATATTCTTTGATTTTTTATCCAAAACTTCTACATACGGATTATCCTCCGAAAGAACTTCATCGCTTGTAACACCTGTTAATACTAAGAATTGAGCCATATTTCCAGATCCAGTAAAATTACCTTGATCGTCGATTTGACCTTGAATTCCGTATTGTCGAAGAATTGCATTTTTATCAGCAGTTGTTAAAGAAGGATCTCTATTAATAGAATCCATAATTTCGTTAAACTGTTGCAATTGATCAAAATCAATATCTCCGTTTGAGTTTACAGGAGCCCATATATTTATAACGTCATTACCATCATACAGTATAGTGTCTAAAAGTCCTTCTGGAATCTTCTAGGTTCCTGCCATAATATGATTTTTATCAATCAAAGGTCCGATAGAACTTTCTATAGCCGAAGACATAGGAGCTTTCGGGATAATGTTATTGTCAACCGTGGTAAGAACTCCCACATCACTACCACGAAGATTCATAGAAAGAGCAGGAGTTTTAGAACTTCTTAACTAATATTCTACTTGATTGAGAGTGCCTTGAACTAAAACTTCCAAATTAGTAAGATTTCTATTCTGCTGACCCGTCGCCTTTCCAGAAGATGTTCCAGCAGCAGTATTCATAGCACCTTCATAATCTATTTTAGAAGTGTATTTTGTATCATTAGCAGCTCCGAGAGCTGTCATTACTAACTATTGTGCGTAATCACCACTATCTTCGTATTTACCTCCTAATTCTGCAACATATTTACCTTGTAATTGCATACGCATATTCTTAGGAAGCATACCTATAATATATTTAAAAGCGTCTTGTATATTTTTAGAAGATTGTCCTTCAGATACTTTAAAAATAGCATCCATTCCCAATTTATCTATTTGAGAACTTAATCCCTATAATGTTTGTAATTCAGACATTGTAGGTCGTTTAGCCATTCCTCCAATTATCCCAGCCAAATCTTTATAAGCTTCCGAAGTCGTTTCATTTTGACCAACGGTTTTTATAATATTTTGAATATAATCATTGATTTTTTCAGTCCCTATAGAATTACCTATAGTAGTGATAATATCCTATCTATCAACTAATTGATTATCTTCTTTACGCATTTGAATCAACTCTCCAATAGAAAGAGCTTGATATTTTTCTGGATTATATTTAGAAACGGCAACAGTTTGTAATTTACCCTTCTCGTCTAATACATAAATATTTCCTCTATTATTGATAGCAACTTCGTCCCAGGCTCCATTTTCAGATGCTTGTTTTTCAGCTTTATCCATATATTCAGATTGCTTAATAATTTGATTGGCATAAGCCTGAAGATCATATAGAGCTCTTTTATTTACAGGCAAACCCATACTGACTTGCTATTCAAAATTTGCCAGCATAGCAGTAAATTTTCGAACATCGTTAGGCATGGCTTTCTTGAACAGCTCATTTAAAACAGACTCCGATATAAGTTTATTATCATCGGAAGATCCTGAAGTTGTTTGTTGCTATTGTGCAGTTTGAGCGGCAGGGTCAGCTACCGCTGAAAAGAAAACCCCACCGCCCTATTGCATGACTTGTATTTCACGATATTTCATTTAAATACAGATCTTAATAAAATTAACTACTCTCGACTTAGTCTTTCTAATTGCTAGTTGAGACTGCGTTGAAGAGTTTGATTTCTCGTATCTTGAGATTTACGTACATGCTGTTGTTCTTGCATGTATTGCCTTGTAAAATTGGATAATTTATCGATGGTTCCACCCTGTTTCTACACTGAAATGTCACGCCTTCTATCGGAGAAAGGCCACCAGTCTATTTGGTTGGTAACATATTGTGGAATTTTAGAAATCGTTGCATTATAAGCTAATTGATCCGCATTTACCTCATCATAGAACTGGCGTTCACGCTGTTTAAGATAATCGCTCCATTGAGTTCTATACGCAGCACCGGCATCAGTTTGAAGCCATTCCATCACTTTAGCCAATTGATTAGAGTCTAAAGATTTCTATTCTGCCCATGTGCCTTTCCATTTGCTCATCTCGGCATCATCACCCCATCCACCAGCACTCATCATCGCACCATACAAATTACCAAATCCACTCCATTTAGTAATATCTTGATCGTCTTGATAAGCTTTTAATCTATTATTATAACTATTAGAATATTGTTCTTTCGCTTGAGCTCGTAATAGATTATTTTCATTTAAACGCTAAGTTTTAAGATATTCGCCATAACTTGCTGTTTTATTTCCAATAGCACTGTTGAGTGAAGTATTATCTCTTTCTAAACGTTTCTATGTAGCATTAAGTGAATTATTCCAGGCAGCAGCACTTTGGCTTGCATTGAAATTAGCAGCTTCTGTTTGTCCAGCTTTTCTTCGCTCTAAGACATTATGAAAATTCATTTTCTCTTGAGCAGTTCTATCAGCTTTTATTCTAGCTCCTTCTATATCTAATTTACTAGCAGCATCTTCAGCTTGACCAGCTAAAGCAAAATTATATTCTAAATTAGAAGAAAGGCCCCTGGTTGCATTTGCTCTAATCTAATTAGCTTGATTTTTAAGTAAACTCCTAGTAAAATATCCATTATCCATTAAATAGTCTGGACTAGAATAAGATTGCTTAGGAAATTTCATTTCCGATTGCAGAAGTTCTTGCTGACGATGATTATATAAATCATTACCTAACATAGAATCAATCGCCATCCAGTCTGACCAAGGGGTTTTTCTCTATTTAGCTGGTTGAGGAGTAACGGTTAACTAATTAGGTTTTACTGTTGGTTTGCTAGAATCAGGCGTTTCAGCAGCAGGGGTGCTGGCTCCAGGAGTTCCGGAATTTTGAGGCAAGGCTTGTAAAATATAACTCTTTCTTCCACCTTCGCTAATCCCATTCGGATCTTCCACAAATTGCCAGCCACGTAATTTAACTATTTCGTTAGCTTGAGCTAATTCATCAGTATTAAAAAAATTAGCACGGCGATGGTCTGTTTGAGTTCCGTAATAATTATCCCCTGTAAAAGTCTATCCATTAGCTGCTCTTGTGTCGTGTGTTGCCGTTACTGGATTGCTAGAACCTTGCATTCCATTCCAGAAACTATCATCATTACCAAACTTATAAACATTATGGAAATCCTTTTGATAAGCGTTAACATCATAATCAGAAGTTCCTTGAATAGCCTTTCCTGTAGGATTGTATTTTAAACCAGATCTTAACTAACCTAATCTTTGTAAAAACGGATTAAGCCTTTCTGGAGTCATTGTAGCGTCCATCGAAAGATCTTTCCAGCGTTTCAGGACACTTTTATTATAAGTGTCCCACCACGCTGATTCGTCCGTTGTAAGTCTAGTATTAGTAATTCCACCTCCAGTAGTTCCACCCTAATATTTAGGTATATATCGCATATTATTCGTTCTTTATAAATTCTTGTAATCTAGAAAGAGAACCTCCGTTTTTAAATCTATACTGAGCTCGGAGTTCTTCAAAAGAATCTTTATTTTTGAGCATTTCCTGAAGTTTTGGATTATTCTTTTCTGCTTTTAGCATATATCTAAAAGCTGCTTTATGAATCTTCTTATCCCCAACTGTATGAAGTGCTTCTAATGATTGGATCTGGCTATCTAACGATTGTCCTTTTGTAGATCCAGTCTCGTTATTTGCAGATTTCGATTTAGATTCGGATTTAGACTTCTACTTAGAAGTTGAGGTCTCTTCTTTTACTATTGGAGTTTGAAAATTAGGTTTCTAAAATCTAGCAATATTTTCATTAAAAATATCGATTCCTGTATTTTTTCCTTGTTCCACTCCTTTAAAAGGCATAAATATATTTTTCTTACCTCCGGCTAATCCTAATTCCTATAATAAGAAATATTCTCTATCAGAAAGGACTTTTCTAGGTTTTCCACTCTTAGTTGTTCTTTCCGCTTGTAAGAAAGCTTGAATTCCAGGAACATTATAAGAAGTCTGCTCTATATCTTTAATAGGAGCAATATATTTTTTAGCAGGAGCAGTTTCTTCGGAAGAAGCTTTTCCTAATTTCTTTTTAGCAGCATTTTTAATATTACTCAACTTCTAAAAAGCTCCTTGTTTTTCAGGAGCGAAATCAAAAGTCTCTTTGGTGTTATTAACTGCTTTTTGTAAAGAAGCATTAGCTTCTTTTACTTTTCCTTCACTTGCTAACCTTCTGGCTTCAGTGGCCGCTTCCGAAGAGATTGTATATTTCTTTCCAGAAGTTCCGGTTACTTCACTTGCTTTTACTCCTGTTTCTTGGGGTTTAACTAATTCAGCAATACTGTGTCCAGATTCATTCTTTTGACGAGTTCTGACTGTTCTACGACCAGCTTTTAAACCGCCAGCAACTGTGGAAACTGTCCAGGAAATATTCTTTAAATCATCACGAGTAAGATTACTAATATCACCTGTCATTACCTTTTCCCAGGATTTTCTATTATCCTCATCTAGAGCTACTCCCATTGCATTAAGTCCTGCAAATATTTTAGGCGCAGATTTTATTAAAAATCCGAAGATTTTTCTAGTTTTAGCAGCAGCTCCTAAGCCGGGAATTAAATTTAGTGCAGCTAATCCGAGATTTATTCCAGCATTTTTAGCAACTTGCCAACCTCCTACCGATTCATCGGCAATATCAGCAGCTAAATTTGTCGCCATCGAAGTGATACCTGAACCAGCGGAAATAGCCTAGCCTACTCCAGTAGGAACAAAATTTGTAACAATTCCGACTAAATCTTGAGCTACTGCTGCTAATCTAAGAGCGTCTTCTGCCTTAAATTCATCAGAAACTTTCTAATTACCAACAGCCCAGCGAGTGGCTTCACTATACCCGTGCTAAGCACCCTCATTTTGAGCTTGACTAATTACATCGAAAGCTGAGGTAGGGGATTCTGACGGGTTTTCTGGTGACTCCAGCTAATTCATTCTAGTTCCCTTTTTAGCATATATAACTCCACCGAGTTTCTTTATTTGTGCGTCAGTGTGTTTTATATTATGGTAAGCAATCTTAAACTATCTAATAGCGTTAGCGTGTTTTTTGAGGAGCGGTTTCATTTCAGGATTTCCTTTTAACTGTTCGATTATTTGTAAAACAGCTGCTATAGACCCTGCTTGATCTGGACTTAAGTTAAAATTATCGATGATTGCACGTTGTTTTTCATTTAATTTAGTTAAGTCTTTTGTTCTAGTAAGAATATCCCACGCACTCAACACGTTATCTAACCATTCAACTGGATTTTCTTCTATTCTGGTAGTATTCCAGCCAGCAGTATTATAACTATCCCATAAACCAGTCCACCAGTTTTTATTAGACATGTGGTCGTGAGCGGTAAAAGAAGGAGTTTCTTGTTTCCAGGATGGATCTAAATCCCAGATTTGATAATCATCTTTTACTTTTTCTCCATATCCATTATATTGATAAGAAGGTCTGTCCGAAAATTCAACCAATTCGCCATTTTCATTAAGCGTGAACAATTGAGTCTTTTCATCAATTATAGGTGTTCCATAAGGAGTTTTCTATAACGGTTTACCATCTTCAGAAACAGCTATTACAGGAGCGTCTCCTGCAAAATAATTAGAAACATCATAAAAAGTAAAATCCCCTCCCAGTGCATTCTAAAGAGCTAGAATCATCGAATCCTTAGAATAGATATCATCATTTATATTATCCTCATAATAGAGATTTTCATTTCTATGATAGATTCCATTATCGTTATTAGGATCTATATAATTCTTATAAATCGAATAGAAAGGACTATTTACGTCAGTCAGAGTTCTAACATCGCCAGACCAAACTTCACCAGTTTCAGGATTTACAAAAGTTCCTTGATTGTAACCACCTTGATCTCCCAGAGTGTAATTATCATTGATATAATTATATTCTTTCCCTGTAACGATATTTCCTTCCGAATCGAGTAAATAATTACGTCCATCCTTTGTTTGGATAGTGTAATTATTAGATTTTAGAATATCTTGAAGTTCTTTATTATAAGTATTAGTGGAAGGCGTATAACCATTAAATTTCTTAGCTTCAGCTACTGCTTCAGGATCGTAAAATTCATTAAAAATTTCTTTAAAATCAGAAGCATCTACTCCTAATTTACCGCTTTTAATGATATTAGTCAAATCTTCAAAAGCTTGATTATCCGTATAATCAGAAGAATTGAGTTTATCCAAAATCCCCTACAATTGCGGAATAGCAGAATAAGCATAATCCAAATTTGCTTTATCGAAATTATGAATAAATCCACTTTGATCAGAAGTTGATTTCAAACGATTAATTTGACTAATCAATCCTTCAGCTACTAATTTTACTCGATCTTTAATAGAGGCATCACCTTTTGCAAAATCAAAAGCTGGATTTTTCCAATTATAGGTAAAATGAATACTTCCAGGAGCATCACTTGCAGGCTGAGCAGCCACTGTTGGATTCGCAGGTTCTTCTACTAATGTTCTACGAGTAAGATCATTAGCGAGAGTATTTACTTCATCTCGGCTGAGATTTCCAAATATATTTGTTCTAGCGGTGCCAGTTTGAACAGGATTATATGATTGAGTTCCTTTAATAAGATTAAGTTTTCGATTAGACATATCTAACCGAAATCTACGCTCATCGCGATCTGATAAACCTTGAGCTTTTAAGAAAGCATCTTCATTAGCAGTGAGCATATCAACTTGAGCCTTTGTATTAGCGTCTAAGTTTGCATATAATTCATTTATTTCCGCTAAATTTCTTTCCAGAGCATCATTCTCTTCTCGACGAGTCCTTACTTTATCTCCTTCTTTTAATTTGAGTATTTGTCCCATGTAATATATTTAAAAGGTTCATAAACAATAAAAGGGGAACTTGCGCTCCCCTTTAATTATGCGATCGCGCATTAACGGATTCGTGTCAATTTTCCACCGTTGCGTTGGAACGCAGGTTGTTGCTCTGGAGCGGGCATCTCTTGACCGCCTTGCAGCATTTCCATAATAATTTGTGCCAGCATAGCAGCAGCATCAGGCCCGAGTGAGCTCAGAATTTCCTGAGCCATTTGAACCAACTACTGCATCATCTGATCCTGTGCGCCAGCTTCAGGTGCTGGAGCAGCTTCTTGTGGCATTGCGCCACCCTCTTGAAAGTACTTCATGTTAATTAATATTTTATAACGTTATTAATCATTTTATTCGTGCAAAATTAATAAAATCAGCATAAATAAAAAACCAATTATTGCTTTTTTCTATTACACCTAATTAATCTGGTAATGAGGTGTATTCCGCATCTCTTGAGTCTTGTCCGTCAAGAATTTTAAAAATTAGCTTACCTACCTTCTTATAATCAGAATCTTCATCTGAGTGATAAGCTTTTAAAGCAGATTTAACTAATTTACGGGTTTCTATCATAGAAACTATCCTTTCACCACCTTGTAACTTCATTTGAACATTTCCATTAGAATCGAGCATAAGCATCCTACCGAGCTCTTCTTTCTCTTCCTCAGTATAATCCTCATCTTCTTCATCTACTTCTTGAAGTTCGTCGCCTTCTTTTATTCCAGAATTGATATTAACTTCCAAAACAAACTAAGCATTTTCTTCCATTACTGGTTCTGGATCGTGAGCTTTTGTCGGAAAAACAGAAATCACCTCACCCTCCTAATCGAGAAAAATTATATCTAAATCTATAGAAGTATCCTCCATAGTAAAATATAATTCTTTCTAAGGTTCATCATATTCAAATAGCATTCCACAATCTTCTGGAAGATTAGAAGTTTTGCTTAATCCAATTTCCTTTTCTTCAGGAGTTTCTGCTACTAATACTTTATAGGTTTTGTGTCCTAATTTAATTTTTGTCTTTTTCATTATCCAGTTTCTCCTACATTTTAGAAATTAAATCGATATTATCGTTTGTATTAGTCATAATTTCTTTTACTAATCTCTTCCCGACTTCTAATAGAATAGAATCATCTCCAGTTTCTTTCCACTTGGTTCGATTTTCCTCGATAAAATCTGTTGTTTCTTTCGAGAAAGTAATCTCCGCCCTTTCGATTTCTGCTGATTGAACTATATCACCTTCCTACTATTTTATTTCCGTAAAAGTTTCCACAGAATCATCTGGAACTTGTATTACGGGAATTCCTTTCTTAGTAATATTATCTAAGTCCAGATCGTGTTTATTCTTATGGTAATCGCCTTCTGGAATAACATTAGGCTCGGAAGAAACTTCCACATTTTTAAGTTTAGCTCCATCTTGAGCTTTAACTACTTTCTTAGCCCAACGTTCAGCTCGGATCTTCTTATAATCTTTTAATTGCTATAACTTAGCGCCACGTTTAGCTGCTAATAGATCCGTGCTTAATCCTCCTGAAAGTGCTATCTGATTATTAATTAAAGTATTCTGAACCGAATTCATTCGGGCTTCTTGTTCAAATTTAATATCGTCGGAAAGACCCGAAGCTGCTAATGCTTGTTCTGCCTAAAGATTCCTCATGGATAATTTTTTATCCATTTTACCAGTTTGAGTCAGTCTGAATGATTGATCAGATTTGCTTTCTTTTACTCCTCCGAATCCAGAATTAGGAATATTAACCTCAAAGCCAGGAACTGTTTTACCTGTAGATTTATCGATGAAATTTAATCCTTTAATTGCCATAGCAACACCTATAGCAGCAGGATTACCAGTAGACATTAGTGCGTTAGTAGTTCCATTTACCAATTCATCAGTAGCCTGAGATTCTGTATCAAAATTCTTATCTCCCATTAATGCTTTATCTGCATAATCCACACCGGCATTAAAAACAGCTCCGATACCAGCCATGGGATTTTTAGCCTTAATAGCACTTTTTATCCCAGATAAAGCTGTATTAGCATCTGAACCTGAAGTATTATTGAGTTGACTAACGAAATTAGAAAAATTAGCTAATTTACCAACTTTACTATCCATTCCAGCTGCGGTTTTTATTTGATCATAAGTCCTTCCTGTAGAATCAGTTGTAACATTATTAGCTTTATTATAAGTGGCGGACATTTCCTAATTATCAGCTATAGATCCAGCCGTTTCTACACTGAATCCTGATTGAACGGCATCATTAAACGCAGCATTTGATTCAAAATTAACTACATCAAGTCCTGCATCACGATTTATTTGGGCTAAAGCAGCTTCCGAAGTCATACCTTCTCCCTACATTATATAATCGTACTCAGATCGCTACTAAGCTGTCATATTATCTAGAGTGATAGTTTGTTGGGGACGTTTATATTTTCCTCCAGTATCAAATTTCCTAACTCTTTTATTAAAAAAATCTAAATAATCCATATAATTAAAATTTAACTAAGAGGGATTGCTCCCTCTTAGTATTAAGCATAACTAATATCATACATTGTTGCTATAGCCTGGATTATTGCTAGATCCTTGCCAGAGTAACGAATCTTTACTTTTAAATATTTATCTCGGTGTCTGGTTTCGACTTTTTTGAAATGCAATTTAGGAGGAATTTTACAGTTTAACTGAACCGAAAATGTAAATGTTCCATTATCAGTATATTCCGCATACTCATAGGGTGGCGTGGAGTCTGTATAATATTTCAACCAATCATCCAGATAATTAGCATCTATATTAAGGAATACAACATCTATACTCTCTGAAAAACTTAGAGTATACTCCTAGTCATTTAACGCTACAATGTTTAGTATTTTTCCGTCGTTATAAACCATTCTCAGCACGTCCTGCAGATCGGGACTCATATTTGAAAATGTTCCACTTTTGCATATTACTAAGCATCCCTCCATTAATGGTTCACGTAATCCGCTAAAATCTCCGGTTGTGGTAAACTTACCTTTGATTGTATAACTTCCAGCAGGAGCAGATGATTTAATCAAATGTCCTGTAGGAAATGTCGAAGATTGAAATGCACATTTTTCTGTAATATCCAAATCAACGCTTTCATCTGGATCAGTCGGATCTAAATAACACCACTTAAACTAAATAGGTCTAATTTCAACATTCCACAAATCTTCCAGATATTCCATATTACCTCTAAGTCGACCATATCTCTTAACATTATTTCCTAGTGATTCGGATCGAACTCTTTGTTCATTCATTTGATTATCTTTTACCAAGCAAACTTCATTTGAATTAAAACCATATTTGTGAGATCCATCTTTATTAGGATTTAATTTATTCCAATAGGTTTCAAAATTCCCTTCCCACTCGTATGCAGGTCTTTCTGGGGATCCTTTTTTATCGGTATGTTTCATTTTAAGATATGGAAGTTTGGTGATAGTTCTTGTGTGATTAACATCCCAATAGCCTTGCTTTTTGAAATCTGGGAAATCTGGATAAGTTTGCTAAATAGTTTCAGAAGTTTTGCCTAAAACGTATTTCCACCAGTAATCAGGATCAGATTTAGGATCTTCTTTAGACATTTTATTAATCCACTAAACGATAGGCTTATAATCAAACCATTCATACCCTTCACCAACTACCTCGTATTCAAACTTATCAGGTTCTGCTTTATTAGATAAGATTTTTAAATTATTAAAAATCTTTTGTCTCATAGGTTCATCATTGACAACAAACTCGAAATTAAACTCGTGCTATTTACCATACCAATTAGTTGGTAAGATTTCACCTTGATTATCATATAATCCGGCTTGCCCATGCTTCCAGAGATACATTGTGTTTTCAGCAGAATTTCGTAAATTAAAACATTTAAATACTTTTGGTTTAGATATATCTTCATTGTATTCATTATTAGTTAAAACTACAATCTTTGGGTCTGCTAGATACAAATAATCCGAAGATTGAGTTGAATACGAAATTGTAACTGTAAAAGTTTTATTTAGTTTAACAGCATAAAATTTATAAGATTCTATTTGTTCGAAATCTTTAAAATCATAAGTCACTTCCTAAACATTAATATCAACCATCTTGTCTCCAACCATTTCTTGATATTTTATGATTGGCTTAACATTTTGAGATACATAAAAACAAAAATATCCACAAGAATCTTCGTTAACTGATTTTGTTAGGTTTATTTCAAACTTATTTTCTAGATTAGATCCGGACTAACTTAAATAATAAACTTTGCTCTAATCATTAAAAGTAGAATCATATAAACTTTTTGATAGATAAAACCAATCTTCGAATCCTGACGGTTCTATTAATTTTATTAATTTCTGATTATTATAAACCGAATCGAATTTAGTCTAGTCGAAACTAAAAAATATATTATTTATATTTTCCGATAATAATGGATACCAATCATAGAAAGTAATAAATTGCTACATTCTTTCATTATAGCAAATAGACCAAGTGGTTCCTTCTTCCCAAGTTACATCAGCTTTATATCCGGTATCCAAGTTGTTATAATAAATACGTCCACTTCTAACAATATAAGGATACTCTCCTACAATCGTTCCACTCTAATCCTTAATAGTTAATGTGAAGTTTGCTTCTTTACTTTTCCATGCGGAAGTATATTTATAATTATCTCGGTTAAATAAAATATTTAATTCTTCAGTCTAAATTTTCGTTAAAGCATTTTTTACAGTATCAGAAAAACTATAAACTGGAATATCTTTCTTAAATGTAAATATTATATCGTGTTTGAATTCATTATAGTGTGTAACTACATTTAAGTGTCCAATATACTCATTAATATCGAACTCAGATAGTGTAATAAATTCATTTAAGAATTTCCCAATCTTCTAATCAGAAATAAAATCTAACTATTTCCCAGCTAATCTCCAAATCTTTTTAGCAACTGTATCAACTCCGTAAATGATACCACTAGGAGTTTGTAAAATAGAATCTTTCCACATAGACCCGTAATCAGCAGTAATTTCCTAAATATCTGTAGGAAGAACTGATTTTGAAGCCAGATATGGAGATTTCTCTTGATCGCTTTGAGGATTTTTATTTATTTCTAATAATCCGATACCGTGGGTAAAAATCACTGCCAATGCATTACCGAGTGAAAGAAGTTTGGTAATAGAACCATACTCTTTATTATATTCGTGGAACTATTCCTTAAATATCATTCGATAAGAGTTAATAAAATTCTAAGCAACATTTGGCTTCGACCAATAGATCCTGTTAAAATACTCTTGTTTGATAAAAGGAACCATCGTAAATCCAACTTGCTGATTAGTGCATATACTCTTTTTAGCAGCGGCATTTATACAATTAGATTCTGGAATATGTATTTTTGGATTCATTTCCTCTAATGGATAAAAACTTCTTTTTCTATTAAAAGAAGCTTCCTCAGTAGCATGTTCAAAATCAATATCTCGAAGTGCTAAGTTCATAGAAGACTGAATAGGAAACGTAATCCACTATCCAAACGAAACAGCATTTACATCGGATCGGTTTATATTAGAAACTCCTCTCTATACGTAATTAGATCTTTGTGAATTTTTTAATCTAATATAAGCGTCAATAATCTTCATTCCACTTTTAGCTGGCTCTGGATGCTTTTTGTAGATTAATCCAAAAGCTTTGTCTTCTGAAATACCACTGCTATATTTATTCCATTTTGCTAAATTGATCCAGAAAGAAATTCCAAATGGGAATAAAGATCCGAAAGCAGATTTATTAAAGAAATCCAATCTGGATTTAGTTGAGGCTGGTTTATCAGCAGTTTGACCAACTATTACATCTTCACTTAGAAATTGAATATCAGCAAATTCTGATGACTCTTTTCTGCTTATTCCTTCATCCTCGGTAAATGTAAAATCATTTTCGGTATCATTTTCTTCGGCCGTAACTCCAATCATATCATAAGGCATAACATCAATTTCAAACATCTCGGCAATTTCATTAGAAAAAGTAGGTGTGTCTGGATCTTTTGACATTTCATACGTATCCGAAGTTAGATACCATCCATCATTATTTTTCTAACAATTGAAATTTAATCCAGATTTCTTAGCAATATAAGCGGTGCTTCTAACCGCATAATTCTTAGCCCAACATTTTGGATCAATTATCTTAATGTTAGTAGGTAATTCTGGATCAGCGAAGTTATTCATCATTCGGTGAGTAAATACCGAATTAAAACAGTCTCCTCCATAACATTGCATAGAATCTTTAAGGTCGTCTATATTATATCGAGTGGATATAGGAGAATATAAACTATAATCAGCAAATCTCTTCTAAAATTCTAACTAATTCTATAATACAGGATTAGTCGCAAATCCTTTCGGCTTAATATTTATAATATCTCCATATTCATACCCGGAATAAGACATCCCAACGTAATATCCCCACTAACCTCGAACTAATGTAGAACTTTTTGTTAAGTTTTGTGGAACGGTATTATCCCAGTCATTTACTATATCTGATGTTTTATAAGCTTCTTGCGGATTTCCTGCTAGTGATGAAAAATAATTACTTCCATCTGTTAATAGTTGAGTTTCTTTTGGAACTGCTGTAAGTTTGGATATTTGAAGTAAAGAGGATTCCGAATAAAATGTACTATAACTAGAATATAGTAAATCTTTATCTTCTTTAAATGATATTGACCCGATTTTATCTAGAGCAAATTCCTAGCTTGTAAAAATATGATTAAAAGTAAGTTCTTGTAATTCAGCGTCCGGAATTAAAAGTCCTTTTACAGAAACGTTTTTATCGTAAGTATATACATCGTTTCCATTTTGTGCTAATAATCTATTTTTTAAGAATGATTTAGAAACCCATCCAGAATCTTTTTTTAATATTGGTAATGCTCCGTTTTCTTTATTTGTAACTCCAATCGCAATTCCTTGAGCAATAATGGTAGGAATACGTTTCTGCCTAACAAAAAAGAATCCTTTGATTCCATGATTTATTAAAATGCTCTTAACATAAGATCGAATCTGCTCTTCACTTAATTTAGTATCAGATGTTACCAATTTACTTAATTCTGGAATTTTATCGAAGTTGAACTGAATTGTTAAAACTCCAGATTGTTTTGGAAAACGGACAACACCTTTGCTATTTATCCAGTTCTCTTCTTTAAATATATAATTAGATGGCTCATAATCCCATTTTTCATAAGTCTCATCCTATTTTTCATAGGAGTGAATGTCGTTGTAAAGCTTTCCTGGGTCCAAACTTCCTGATTCACTTAAATCGCAACCTAAAATGTTAAATACCGGACTTAATTGATTATTTTCATATATAAATACTACTCCAAATCGATAGTATTCATCAGGCCAATAACCTGTATAATTATAAACATTATCCAGGTTATAATAAGTCTAATCAATATTCTAATAAGTGGAATCTGGAGAAATTTTATTTTCTGAAACTATAGAAGGATAAATTTGCCACGCTAACTGCTATAAGGCTTGATAATCATGAACAAACGCAGATGTATTTCCTAAAAATAAGATATTCTATGCAATTACTTGAGTTTTAGCGGTCGAAATATCAGCATATTCAGTTTGAATATCGCCTAAAACTATAGGAACTACTTTTTCTGCACCAGTAATAGTAAATTCAGAGACTCCGTTTAATATAGGAAAATTCTGATCAATCATTACATATTCCGAAACAGCTGCTTGATCTGATCCTGAAGTAGTTCGTTCGTAAAAAACTCGGACGTAATCAAATCCTGCATCCAGACCACTTAATTTAAACTTAACACTCTTCCCAGCATTTTCATCTTCTAAACCCATTCTAATTTTACAAGTATTAAGTTCTCCTATAGGAACTTGAACTATTCCAGAATGCTAAATAATATTGGTTAAATTTCCATCAGCATCCGATAGTTTGAAATAGAACGTATAAGATCCGCATTTCAGCATACCTTCTCCTAATCCTCCAAATTCTAGAATAGGAATATGTTGATATAATTTAAATAATCCTATCTGATTATTTAAAGCAGAATCATCATAAACGTTAGTTACAGCATTCCCGTAATGCTCAGTAATTAGAAACGTGTTATTTTCCTATACAGAAAATCTAGTATTGATTAACTTAGGCTAATTCTGATCGTCGGTCAGCAGAATATTTGTAGATCCATCATATTCATCGGTAATTAATAAATCTTGTGGAATTTCCTTGTTGAACTTCAACTTTTCAGTTGTGAAATCAGACACTCCTAAATCTGTTATTAGATTATGTAATGGAGAATAAGCATTTTGCATCTATCCAGATTTATTTTGGGTGATAGTTGCATAAGTTGCTCGTTTTAATTTAATAATTGGATAATTCATATTAAATTCCTATACTTGAATCTGAACTGGAACTATATCTAATTACTGTTTTCCAAAAAGACCCAAACTTGTTGTTTTCTATAGCAGAATTATTATAATCTCCTGCCTTTGCCGCCACAGGCTTAGCTACTACTTTAAGATTAGATAATACTCCTATTCCTCCAGATGTGCTTGCCTGGTAATACCAGTCTGTCATCGTATCTGTCCATTTATATTTTTTCTTATCTACGTAAAACTCCATAGCATTCTCCTCTTTATCCTTTGTTTCGTTAGCATCCTTTGTTTCATCTGCATCTAATGTAAACCACATTCCGGGTGCCGGATATAATTCATTTTCAAATGCGACCTCATCCATCATGTATTGTGTAGGAGCTCCGTCTTGCAGATAAGATTCTCTATAACAAGACATAAGAGGAAGAATTATGGCGTTATCTGTACTAGAAGATTCCAATTTTAAAGCAGTATGATTAAACTTAATTAATGATTGGTTCGTTATGGAGTTCTCTGCAGTTTTATCCCATTGAAATACATCTATTCCACCAAAAGAACTCCCCTTAGTGTCTATTTCGTATTTAGTCTTTCCATGAACCACGGCAACAGGCATATATTTTGGCAATGTTAAAATTTCGTCCTTCGTAGATCCCCATTTAATGTCAACCTCATCGTTAGCATGAATTAATATACACCATACGGTCTTTTCCTCAGCTTCCGATAAATCGACGGTTGCTCTACTAACTCTTAAGTTTCCCCAAGAATTACGTTTTGAAGTATTCATAGGAACTATATCTTTGACAAATCCATCCCTTTTCTTAACATTAACAGCTCGAAATTTATCTTTAGTAAACAATTTACCAGCCGAGACTTTTTCGTCTGAACCTTCTGGAATAATTTGATGTTCTACATAAGGACGAATTGAGGCGGAAGGAGAAAGCGTAGAAGTTGGAATATCTACACTTATTGTATCTTCATAAACTATTGTTACTTTAGGAAAATACCCATTGATTTCTGTTACCGTTTGATTATTGTCCCCACCAGCATTAATAAGGGAAGTTTGAGTTTTGTTGTTAATTTTGATAACATGTTCAGAAGATTTTAAAGGAATTTTATTCGATATATTTAAAGTTTTTGTGCCTGACTATGCGTATCCAATATAATTATTATATTTATTACGCCCGGTGCCAGCACCCTAAGTTTTAAACACAACAGTATTGAGGTAATCAAGTGAGTGTAAGATAGTAGTTCCGTTAGTGATTGATAATGTAGTTTTTATTCCAAATGTATTAGTATCATAAGGACTTGGCACAGCCCAGTCCTTGGTTGTAATGTTTTGCCCTATTACAACCCATTTATTCGGGTCGTATCCGTTTGTGATTTTACTGGATAATACATATTGCTCGTTCTTATCATATTGCTGAGATGAGTATTTATTATTAGAATCGTGAATTGCGTAATCTATTGTAGATTTGATAACTTTTAATTGCCTATTCGCGTTATAAACCGGTCTATAATTAGTATATTCGAAATTGGTTCCTAGCTAGACATCCACTTGAGGTGAAGTGTATATTAAATTCTTTGAGAAACTGTCAGGATTTTTAGGATCTTTATCATAACGATTATAATAATATCGAGTTAAACCTTCCCGTGCTATATGAGACTGTAATGCAACAAAAGTTTCAGATTTGGAATTAATTGTTCCTGTAAATTTATTATTAGTTATTGAGTAGGAATTGCCATTATACTTGACTGTTCCATTTAAATTTTTATTTTCTATCGAAAAACTCATTGGCAACCAATTAGCGAACTTCATATCGGGCATATCGTTAGTACCGAAAGTATCATTAAGATATGGGTTGAATTTTAATCTATAATTTCCTATTTGTTCTCCGAATTGGTTTTCAAAAGATATATTTAATATACAATATTTATTATAATTACCTTCGAATTTTACCCAGAAAATCCCGCCATGTTTTATTCTACTTGAATTCTTGTAGTAATCATTTTTCTTAGTTTCCTCTATATCATATAAATTTTCTGACTATCCGGATTCAGTATCTTCGATCGGGCTATCTATATTATCAGTATTGTGATCGGAAACTACATAAGTTACTAAAGTGTCAGATGAAGATATGAATTGATTCCTAACAGGATCAAATTTATTTTCCATATATTCATCTTCGTTTTGCGATGGCTTTTGTAACTTTAATTCATCACCTTCAGGAACATCTTCCAATGTAAAAGTTTTCTTAGTATCAGAACCTGTAACTGACTTAGATGCAGTGTGATAAATGATCAGATCATAATTATCAGTTTCATTATAAATAGAAACTGTAAATTTCCCGATGTATGCAGCATTTTCTGAAGTATACCAGAATCCAGGAAAATATGTGTAATACCATATATCATCCTTGCTATCAATATATTTTTTCACAGAAAACGGAACTTTCATCCCATCAGATCGTCTCAAAATTCCAAAATCTTTTATAAATCGAGAATTTAAAACTGCTTTTGTGCATAAATATCCAGCTTGCTAATTACTAGGATAGGATTTAAGCATACCTTTATTCATAGCCCGAAGATCCGGATTATACCAATTTTCACCTGTAAAAGAATCATTTAAAAACCAAAAATCCGAAGTAATTGTATTAGAAGATCTCTTTTCTTTTAATTTCTAAGCACTCAATAAAGATTTTTCAGATTCTCGAGTTCCAGATATATTTTGTGTAAATATTTTTAAATCATACACTCCATTCCACAATGTTAATGTTCTTCTGTCCAAGTCGTTTCGTTTGGAATCAGTTTGTTTAGTAATATAAGGATATTCGATTGTAAATCTATTCTAACCCCAGTTACCATTTGCGTCTTTTGAATTTTGAAAAGTGAGAAGCTTTTTTGTGTCAGAATAGGCATCAGTGTTCTTATCAGTCTCAATTTTTAAGGACATTAAAAATTTTTCCCCGGGATATAATTTTTCAGAAATTCGATAGTATTTATTGCCAGTTCCAGACTTAGAAGATAATTCAGCACCATCAAAAGTTATCTATTGTTTATTTTTCAAAAAATCTCTAATAATAGGACTCGGAATTGTTCCAATTTCCCCTTCACCTTCCTTATTTACAGAAGCAATATACAAAACACCGCCGTGTTCTTTCATTCCTATAGGAACAAAACCTTCTCGTAATCCCATTATATTGCCAGTATTAGTATCCTGAATTTTGGTATTACCCATATCATTCTGCAAAATACCTTCATTACCATTATAGGTTAGGAAAGTGGCGTTTAACGCATCAGTCAGTTGATTTTGTTGGGTAGATAACGGTGCCAGATCCAGCATCATACCGCCCTAAAAAACATTGGTGGTATTTTTCATAATTATTTTCTTCTACAAATTCTATTTCATCGGAAGTATATTTTTCCACGAAGAATTTCCACCCACAATCCGCAGGCCATTTAACCCTCCAGATATATTTCACATACTTCTCGTGATGAAGTTCTTTTTTAATTTTTGTTAAATAAACGTTATGTAACGTTTTCATTTTACCTTGTCTCATCAAGGCTTCATGTTTTCCATCATCGTCATATAATCCTATATAGTAATATCCATCCCATTCTTCGTGTCTAAGTCTATATAAGACTCGCTCTTTCATACGCCATTTCATTTTCCAGTATTTATAGTGCTTAAGGACATCATCTGGTGTATAACAAGTGTTACTATATAATGACAAAATTTCATCGGGATTCCCACGCTGATAAATAGCCACATCACAGTGCATTTTATTAGCCCAAGTATACATTCTTAATCCGTGAACTAGTATATTATAAACCTCCGTCCAAGAAAACATTGGAAACCGTTCCTAAACCTTAGCAACGTAATCACTAACTCGTTTTTCCATTAACCGTATCGTTTACCTTTATTGGTATATTCTGTAATTCTATCTCTTAAATAATCAGAAACTGCTATACATTTTCTCCATTTACCGTAACGAGTTTTATAGGTTAAACGTAACTTATAACCTGTAAAATTAGAAACTAAGAAATCAACATCCTGAAAAGCTCCTAATTGTCGCATTCTTATAAACTCATCTCCAGTATATGGGACCATTTCCAGATAAGTCTAATCTGGAAACTTAAAAGTTACATTATCCTCGATAATATCTAAGATTATTAAATAGAATAAGTATCGCAGCATCTGAGCAAAAGTTTGTTTGTATTTCTACCAATCCCAATTCTTTATAGGACCATCCAGATTCTTTTTTACATTAAAGTTTGTATATAAATCAGGAGCACAGACATAATAAGAATTAGGAACACGTATTCTTTCTTCGCTCATTTTATTGGTTTGTAAGATTGATTATAGATCTTTCTATCCCAACAGCTCATAATATCCAAAACTTCATTCATCTGATTTTGACTCAAATTATAAGGAATTCTAGCCTAATCACAGGCTTTTAACCAGTCTTTTTTAAGAATCTGAGCTAACTGAATAGTAGCCTAATCTTTTGTAATTAAACCTCTTTTAAACATCTCAGAATACGCACAATAATTAGCTATTGCAAATTTCTCCTTTTCATTTAAAAGCGGAAGTCCGTCTTCATCGGTATAAATTCCTTTATACAAGATATTAACTTCGGGATAAAGATCCTTAAAATATATTTTATCTCCAACTTCTCTATAAGAAACCAGTTTACCTGGTAAATATAAGGAATTGGTAAATCTCTTTCTATCTTCTATAAATTGTTCAATTGGCTGATTATGAGTTTGAGGATGTATAGAATCCATTGTTTGGGCATCCTCGAAATTCAAAGTAATTGCTTCTATTTCATCCAAATTACACGGTTTTGGAATATAAGATCCACAACCTTCATCTGGTATTGGACAAAATTTACTTTTATATAATCTAGTCTATTTATTGCCAATTTTATTCCACGCTGTTAAAGCGTAAGTTTCAAAAATATCTTCATCTAGTTCTATTCCAAATAGTTCTCTAGTTAAAGATATGGCTGAATAAAAATTTTCCATTATCTAGGAATTTGATCGTTAGGTTGAGGTTGAGGATATAATTGCCTGTAATAGTTAATATATTTCTTAATTACAGTATCTTTTACCTCTGCATCTAATATAGTTAAATTATCTTCTGAAGGAATCGAACAACAATCATATTCTTCTAATTTTCTATCGTCCTTAAAAATAGCAGTAATGGAGATCCTTTCCAGCAAAGGAGCATTAAAGATATAACCGTCCATCAATCCATCAGAATTAATAACTGGATCAATGTAAACAAACGGCTTATTCTTCTATCTAGAATTAAATTTATTAAATCTAAAGGCTTCCGATAAAAAGACCTTAAATTTAACTTGTCTATCTGAAGATCCTATCCATTTAATGGCTTTTTCTTTTAATCCTAGGGCGATAGGTGGAATTTGAAAATGTGCATATTTTTTACCATAATTTTCAACAGCGCAACATTTCCCAATATAATCACAATTCACCTGAATACAATTTAAGCTAGCGTATAAATCTTCTGCTGGTAATAGATTTTTTAAATAATACTTATAAATGGTAGCTATTCTCTGTTCTGCAATTTCATCCTCTAACTGCTAAATAGATATATTAGCAGTAGCTTCATATCCTGCTAAACCAGATATAATACTATTATACGCTGCGGAAGCAATTTTAGATATATTCATAAAAAGAAAAGGCGAGCGGATTTCTCCACCCGCCTTATTAAAAGGTTATTAATGATACTTGATTACTTTTGCTTTTTAAGATTTTTAATCTTTTCATCATTAGGTGTCTCATCATGAGCAGCTTGAACAGCCTCAATTACAGCATTATCAGAAGCTTTATTAGCATTAAACTCTGCCATAGTGGGAATTACATTACCAACAGGAGAAGCAAAATCAGATACTTTATTAGCACTATCTTGGTTTTTAGGCAATGTCTTATAAGCAGCTTCAACAGTACCAATTTTTTCCAGCTCCTTCTTAAACAGTATAGAGGGATTTTTATTAGAATCTTCATCTAAACCATTATTCAAAACGAAGAAGATAATCGTAACCAATGAATGGTCAATAGCACCCATAACCTGATGACCGATGTGGCGGCGCTCGGTTACCATCTCAACCGTATACTGATCGTAAACCGACTTCGGCAACGGACGCTCGTCCATATTAACGCCATAAGGATTGATGTTAGCATCAGTCAACAGACGCATATTCTGAACGATGTAGTTCGTAGTATTAACACCAGCATTACCTTCAGTCAAATCAAGAGTGGACTTAGCTGCAAGAATCTCCTGACGATTCTTATAATTAAATGTTCCAATAACTTCGTAATCCTGATATCCAGTCAACTGTGCTGCAAGATTTGCGTTGTTATCGTGATTAGCAGGAACCTTAACCAAACGAAGACCAACTAAACGAGTGTAGCAGTCCATCAAGGTTACTTTATTTGTATCATCTATCGTGAAATACAGATTCTCAAAACGATTTCGCTCTGCTTTCATAGCTGCAACAAGACCTGCAGTAGGATCCTCGCTATCAATCTTAATCTCAGTCTCATAAATGAAAGTCTGAGTATGATCAGGATAATTATCGTTGAACAACGGATGAACACGATTCTCCTGACCGAGAGTCATTACCAGACGAATTACTTCACCTTTCTTCAAATCATTCTTAACGGATGAGAAATCCAGAGTAAACTTCTCTATAGATTCGGCTACACCTTTATTCTCATAAATATGAGCAACATCTTTCTTACGAATATTGCACATATGATCGATCATAAGCGTTTCAACATCAGCATTCCAAACAACTTTCTGATCTTTATTTGCACCCAACTTGCCAGCCAGGTCATTAATAATAAATTCTCTTGTAAATTGATACATAATTTCAATTTTTTAGTATAATCTAGTTATCTATAATAGATTAATCTTTTACTTTTGTGGAATAGATTGATTTACTGGTATATAGGTTTGTAATCTAGCATCAGATCCATTTTCCATTACCATTTTTACAATTTCCTTAATAATCTCATTAACTACATAATCTTGAAACTCCAAAACAGAAGTTGTGTCTTTTACATCATCTAATTGATCTTGATCTATAGTTAAGAACTACGGAGCTCGTAAATAAGAAATCTAAACAGATTCCAAATCAATCTTCTGAGGATCATTTCCACATAATATCTACATTACCGGCTAAGTTGAATTGCCGTATCTAGTTCCAGGCGTCCGATTCATAAAAGGGCTATTGTAATCAGTGATTACGTTGTCGTTAGCGTCTTTATCAGGATCAGTTTTAGCTGGATCAGTTTTGTATATAATATAATAATACGGCCTATAAATAGAAGGTCGCATATAATAATTAGATAAAACTTGAGATGCTTGATTTGTATCTAATTTATTTGCTCCTTGAACAACTCTTTTAACAACACTATCACATTTGGGTGTTTGCTTTTTAAAAATACAGGTGCAATTCAAAATGTGAACATAATCTTTTGGAAGATTTATAGTATAAATACATCCAAAAGCAGAGTCATTTTGATAAGCAGGAGCATTTATTTCATACATCAGATTTAATCTACTGAGATCGTCTGTAGCTTGCTAATCCTTTTCAAAAGCAGTGTATCTTTTATTGAAATATTCTTGAACCGCTTTATTTAAATAATATACAAAATCTGAGATTAGTAATGATGGAGCTTGAACTTTATTCAACTCCACCAATACTGCCTCATAAACATCCCTTACAGTCATGTCTTAATTATTTTGTTTTCTTCTGAAGCTCGGGAAAAGTTTCCTTAGAAATCTGTTCATACAATACTTTATTATCAGGGTTCTGCAAGAATTCTACAGCACGATCCTGACCGCGTCCGATTACCATATCGTCACCGAAGTAATACAAACCATCTTTCTTTACAATAACACCACGTGCAATTGCCTCTACCAACAAAAGCCGAACTTTAGTCGAATTACCAGTATACAAATCTATAATTTTTTGAGGATATTTCTCTGCCTGAGTAAACAGCCAGTCTTCAATATCGCTAGAATTAGCTCTAGACATATCTTTCTCCAGCAATTTACATTTCAGAATCCACTGATCCAACGTATCGTTAGCAATGAAATTCTGAGCCTGAAGAATGAGTTTACGGAAGTCATTACGATTTTTAGCAGCAAGACCCGGATGTTCTACATACAAATCTGCCATACCGTAATCACCCTGAACTCGACCAACTTCATCCACACTAACAGATCCGCCATCTACTTTATAATTACCAGCGGAATCTTTTGCAAATCTATCCTCTGCGATTAAACTAGAATTCTTAATCGCCTCCCAACGCGCTCTATCCAAGGGATTATCCAAGTCAAAAGTCGTTCCATGTTGAACAACAATAGGCACGTCACTCGCTACAAAAACCTGTCGTTTAGCAAGATTTGGTTCATTGGCTTTTACTTTATCAGCCTCTGAAAGAATAAGCTGTCCTGTAACTGCGTCGCGTTCACGAACACAAGGCGGATACATTCCAGTCATTGGATCGACGCAAGGGGTAATATGATAAGTTTGTCCCTGAGTCTTTCCGTAAGCACTTTTAAGCACAATAATGTTACTTTGATCCATATTATTACATTAATTCATTTTCAAATATCTAAAATAATCCCCAGGGTCTGGGACCCCAGGGATTTATCTAGAATGGAATCAGTTTTCAAAAAGAATAACTGATTTATAAGGGTTGTAAACGGCTACTCCGAAATAACCACCCATAACATATTTGATGCCAGCAACAGGCGAAGCAACTTCACCATTACGGACACCTACACCAGGGAGCGTATTCTCATAGATCTGTTTATCCGACAAGGTAAACATTTCACATGCGGGGCGACCGCTTGCCTTGTCTGCAGTAAGATCAATCAGAACGCCGAAACCTTTATCACCATACTCGATAGACAAAGTTCTATCTACCTTAAATACAACGGTATTTCCGGCAAAAGTATACGCGTCATAAGTAGCACCAGCTTTTACATTACCGTTAGCAGCCTTAGAATAAATATAAGCTGCATCAGTGTGATGGTTAGCCAGGAACTCACTCATGGTGTTTTGAATATCATACCATAATTTTTCCGAGCAAATGAAAACAAAGGTATTACCCGTTACTTTGTCGCATTTTTTCGTCAAAGTAAGGATCATCTCATTCAGCAAGCTCGGAGTAAGCTTGGTATAATTATATTTGGAAGCATAACGTTGAATCTGTTGAACGATACCATCGCCCGCTATGACGGGGCGCCCCTCCCTGTCATACAACATACTCTTACCGTTCTCGTCCATGGTGGTGTGTTGCCACAACATCATGTTATTACGAGCTTCCATAAAGTTGTCCAGAAGAATCTTCTTCTTGTCAGGCCAAGCAAATACCTTGCTCTCCCAACCATTAGCATCAGAACCGCGGCTCAGCTGAATAAACATCTGCTCGGTTGCCTCATAACGAGACGAAGCGTCGATGTCTACACGGATTTCTTGAATATAACCTCTGGCTTTTGCACAATTCGACTGATACTTAACAAACTGATTATCAATGAGTTACCTCACTGCATGGACTATATCTTGAATTTACATTCTATTACCGTCTGTAAATCCCCTCCCTTTTCGCTTGCGCTACTCTACTAAGTTCCCTATAATAGATTTACTATTATAGACCTTTTCGATAGTCTCTGAACTTTTCCTTTCGGACTTAGCTGCTGATTGCCCTATAAGGGTTTCCAGCAATTAAAGAGGTGTTTTTAATTTTACACATATTCCTATGCGGACACAGGCCTTGTTAGTTGACCAGTGTCATGCCACTCTTGTTTCAAATTCAATACGTTAGCAATATGTTTCCATATTGATCGGACTATATCTTCATTATAGGTTCTATTACCGTTCCTATAATGCTCCCCATTTCGACCGAAGTCTACTCTACTCGTTTATTCTTTTAAGTATTTCTCTTAAAATATACTTTCGATAGTCTCTGAAGGTTACTCTTTTTGAGTCTTCCCTGCTGATTTCCATTTTACAGGATTCCAGCAATTAAAGGAGTTTTTAGTCAGCAATTTAATTCACCGACCCAACGAGTCTTAGCACCAGTATAAGTAGAACCAGTTGCCAAAACTGCAGAAGCATCACCTGAAACAATGCGAACTTGGTATTCCCAGCAATTCAAATAATGAACATTTTGACTATATCATTTACTGTTGTATTTAAATATATAATCTCCAAAATATCGATCTCCCTGCTGTATGTGCTGAATTTTACTAGCAGGAACTTTATATTTTTCTCTAACTGATTTTACAGAATCCATAGATTCTATAAAATTTCCAAATTTGTCATAAACGTCTATTGATAACTTCCGAACGTATTTTTTTGAAGGAACTTCATTTATAGGTTCAAACGTAACATAATAGTCTTTATACCAATTATTTCCGACTTGAAAAATATTACTAATTTTTGACCAGGAATTTAAATGAATAATAGGCATAATTTCTTTACCTTTATAAGAACCTAAAAAACTTCCATCTTTATAATATGCATAGAAAGTTTCTTGCGAATATTGAATCCGTGGTTTTGGTATAAAATAATCCACCAATTTGAAGGATAAATAATATTTACCTCGAATTAAGGATGCTCGCTTGATAGCTTGATAGATTGTTCCGATATTCTTTTTAAAATATTCTGAGCAAGCTCTCATAGATTCGAATTGTAAAATTAATTTTCCTTCTTTTGAATACACGTAAGTAGTTTTTTGGGCCTCAGTTCTTACTTTATATTCATTTATGTTAATTTCTTTTGAAGTGGACCAGAAATATCCTAAAAAATCGGTTTTATATGATTTTAGTGATTGGAACTGTCGACCATCTATTCCATAAAACTCATAAGCATCCGCTGATCTTTCCCAGATTTTTACTAGATTTCCTTCAAAATCAAATTGATACAACGGTTTAAATCTATCCTCAACTTTGCCACCTATAATAGCATTATAAGTATGAGCTAGTTTAATGAAATTTTCATCTACTATCTCCCTTTCTTTATCATAGGCATCCTTCTCAGTGTTAAAAATATATAAAATCGTTCTTCTAAAAGCATCGGTTCCATATTTTTTAACTGCATATTGGAACGGAGTTTTTGGATACATATAAGAACTTGGTTGCTGAATTTTTACCCCACATCCTATATATCCATCAAATATAAATGGATTGCTAGTTCTATGAACTCCAACATAGATGCAATTTTGTCCATTTATTTGACATTTAACATTTTCAGTTAGATATACTATATATTTCACAGTAATTCAGTTTTTCGATATTTCTATCTACGGCTTTCGCCTAGTCGATGGACACTGCTCCCATCGGAGCCATGCTGCTGATTGTCTGTTTCTAGATTTTCCAGCAATTTAAAGAATTTTACTCGGACAATGCTAGGTTATTTATCCGATTTGCGAATAGGCGCATCCATTACAAAGAACTGTTGCTTGGTCGAGTCGATCATAAACGTGTCTTCCAGCTCGTAATAACGCTCTGTAAACCACATCGTAATCTCACTCTGGTTAGCACCATCACCAACAGCAGGAGCTGCCATATACACATACTTAATGAAATTCTGCTGAATTTCCCCAAAACCCAATAGTTTATCACTATTGTTTAGACCATATCATTACCTTATAATCTATTACCAATTATAAGGCACCTCCCTTTTCGATTAAAATCTACTCTACTCGATTATTCACTTAGATATTTCTTCTAAGTTATTCTTTCGATGGTCGTTGAGCCTTCCTATATTATAGGCTTGGTTGCTGATTACCACATCTTGCGATATTAGGCTTCCAGCAGTTAAAGAGGTTTTCCATAATAGCTCACGCTACTAGGGAGCAGGACGTCTACTCAAAACTAAGGCTGTTAAGCTTCTGATACTTAGAACCTGCCTTCTCGCTATTGCGAACGATATTACCCATAGCTTCCGTCAGGAAGGTAGAGGTCATCTCGTCATAAGGCTGCATTCTGGACACGATACCCAAACGGGCGGGTTTTTCCAATCGTGTTATCGTTAAGCTTTTTATCCTAACTTCTATATATTACTATATAGTTCGGCATATATTTTCATCCCCGTGTAAAAGGATGTCGGACACTCTTGGGAATATTATATTTATTCAATTCCTATGCTCTACAATGATTAGAAGCCTTACGCAATCTCCTAATTTATCTCGGTGTTGTCCTCACGGATGTTCACCGATTTTGCCCGATAATAATATCATCAATCTCTTAATGACACGGCAAATTACTCACCCAAAAATTTCGAAAAATCTTCGTATGTACGACTATGAGCCATTTCTGGCTTATGAGTCATAATATTTGCTATAATCATATTATCTTATTTTATATATTAAAAGATTGAAGGCTTATTACACGTTAAGCCTTCTTGTTTACTACGGTTGCTTTTTTGACGTCTCGCCTAGCCTCTGCGAGTTTAGCTTTGTAATAATCCTCAACCGCACGAAATGCTTCATCGCCTTTAAGGGCATACCATGCCATCTTAAACATCATTTCCGGATTATTATAAAATTTATAAAAATCTGTTTGGCCAGTTACTTCATCTTGATTCAAAATGCAGGAAAGCACTTCATTCTTGTCTTGATTATCTAACTCCAACCCGTTAATTACATTAGTATTACGAGCTACTTGAATCAAATTATCTTTTAGCTGTTCCCACTGTTGCTGTTGTTCAGCTTCAGCGGCTTTTGCTTCTGCTTCTTGCTGGTCTGTTTCCATCTGCTTATACTCTTCTCGGAGAGCTTTTACTTTCCTATTATAAAGAGTTTCATTTTCCTTCTCTTTCTCGAGTATATTCTCAATCTCATCTGCGTCTTTCTCTCGGTCGAAACCGTATCTATCTATCAAGTCAAAACGAAATAGATCATCGTCACTAACTTCATCTACTGTCGAAGTCTTCTTACCAGACATCTCAGCGATCGTTTGTTCACGAATCGATTTCGCAAAACCATTCAAATCTGTATTATGATCTCTTAAGAAATTAATCACCTCTAATTCATTATCAGACAACATAGGTTGATTAACACTTTCTAAAAGTGCAATCTTCTCGTCATCAGACAAATCATCAAAAGTAACTTCTTCCTCTTCGTTATCTTCATTCAAAATTCGGATTTTAGACTTATCTACGGATTTACTTCTAAGATATTTTGTCATAAAATCCCCTTCCTCCTCCGTCTTAGCGGGCTCAGAATCAGAACCAGGTTCTTGATTAGTTTCTCCATCAAAGATGCTTTCATCAGAATCAGGATCATAACTAATATCCTCATCATTTACTGGTTCTACAATAGGTTCATTAGAGGGTTCTGGGGAACCCCACAATTCGTCGTCTAAATTCATATTACTTATTAATTCATTAATACATTATCTATCTAATTACCTGCAAAATTAGTAATTCTATAGAATAAAAAAAAGAGTCAATTGCCAATATGGTAATTAAGCAATTAACTCTATTTTATTTTAATTATATCCATATTTCTACATTTCTGCAAGGGATTTATCTAACTCAGATTTAGTCCAAGAAAGTTCCTTAAATCCCATTTTCTTCTTTCCGTGAGGAATAAGTCCATTTCTAATATGCGTATCGAAGATAGATCTAGACATATTCATATAAATACAAGCCTCCTCCTTACTTAATGGTCTTTCCGAGTTAAACTTAGACAACTCATCTAAAGTCTGAGAAATTTCCTCATCACTACAAGAAATGTTACCACTCCTAACTTCATCAGCTACATTCTCAATCGCATCCGCAATAATATCGTTTAAACGCATAGAACATTATTATTAAAAATAAAACAATTAAAATCAACACAAATATATCATTAAAGAATAGGAAAAATCCTACACACGCTAATAATGAATATACTAATGCTAACCTATGATAAAGACAATACTTAAGAGCCTTACTTAGACTTAGTAAAATCATACACATCGGGATGACGAGCAGCAAAATGACCTACGGCCAAACCACCTAGCAAACCTGTGCGTCCAACATTATCCAGTAAGTCAGCAAACCTGCCGCGATTATTGCGGGTAAACGTTTGAAAATTTGTAGCACCTTCTTCTGGAGACTTTTTGTAACCATATTTATTAGGAGTAAGAGTATTAACTTTCATAGTAATAGGATTATATCTAGAAGTATCCTCTGGAGTAATATAATGTTTAAACTCCTCTATCTTTACAGGAATAATCCCATTACGCATCAAATCTAAATAATTTATAGTAGTACTATCGGGCATAAGTTAAAAAATTTAAAAATGTTAAACACTATCGTATTTATTATAAATAATTGAACAATTACTAGGGATTCCAGCAGAGCTTTTTGATACAATATTCCACGCAGTCTAGTTAGCTTCGTAATAAATCTGTGTTAAATTTGTGCCCGTAAAAGCGTCTGCCTCGATAGAAGTAACAGTAAGTGGAATAACAATGGATCGTAATTTGGATCCATAAAAAGCTTTACGTCCGATAGTTGTAACTCCTGTCGGAACTTTACAATAAAGAATGTTACTGCCATTAAACATACCATTACAAATCTTTTTATATTCAAACCCGACGTTGATACGACCGGAATAATAAGTGGAATCTGAGCCTGTACATAAGTTATCATAATAAATTTGTTCAGTAGATGTTGATATTTCGTCGGTATAAGCAATTGGCACCTGATTATATACTTGACCGTATACAGTAGTGCTTCTCCAAGATTCTGATTTTGAAATTTTCCACAATATTTCTTTTCCGGATCCATTTGGAGCATAATACGCCATATACTGCGGATATCCTCTTAAAGGCAAACTCCATGTGTTAAATGTATATTCATATCTGCGATTTGTATTATATATCGTACCTTTAGCCACAGTTGTCTGATTGGACCCGTCATATTCCGAAGAACTGCCCCAATAACAGCTTTTTAATTTCCAAAAAGAACCATCTCCAGTTTCCTGATATCCACCAGGTATTACAAAATGGGCTCCCATGGTTGTATATAAAGGTATAAATGTAGCTTCAAAGTGAGTATCGTCTTCTTTTAATGACGCTTGTAAGGTCTAGATATACAGATCCTTATCAGGAATATCTGATTCAGAAGCTTTTTGTAGTTCAGAAATATAATTGTTTGCAATATTTTCCCAATTATCAGGAAGTAGCATGATTCCGCACGTATAATCATATCTTCCTTTCTATGCCGCAATGGTTACTCCGATAATTATTGCACAAATTATAACAATTCCTAATACAAGAAATGCATTTGAAGCCGCTCCCGCACCTACTCCTTCCCAGCTGGTAAATATTTCCTCAGCAGCAACTGCTGCTGGTTTTTGTGTATACGAAAAATATTTTAATATCCAGAGATAGTTACTCAGCCATGAAATAAAATACCAAGCAGCTATACCACCTACTGTTGTACTAACAGTAGATGTTATTAATAGTTTCTATGAAAACTCATAACAATTCGCGTAAAGATTTTCATTATACAACCCATAATCAACACATTTTATTAACTTAGCGTGATTTGGACGTTTATTAAACAAATAATCTAATTCTACATCATTTAATGTGTGCCACATATTAGACATCTGAATCTCGTTTCCATCTAAATCAAATCCTGATTTTGTAAATTTTTGTGCAAAATCTATAAATCTTCCATTTTGATCTTTATAATGTTTTAACATCGCGTTGGCATTATCGACTAATGATTCTGTTACAGTCACTTTATTATTAGAAACCTATATTGGGTTTTGTTCAAAATAAACTTTTCTCCCTGATCCTACAGAAAACCCTTCTGTAGTATTATCCACAGTAAAAGTGAGTGTTTTTACTTTAATTTCTTCAACTTCATCAATATATTCAATTAAGATCGAATGTTCCGGAATAGCTGTTGAAAAAGTAGATATTCGAGAACATTGTTGGGTTTCTATATTTTCAGGCTTATTAAAAGCATGAATTCCTTCTAAGATTCGACTCTCAATATTTAATTTTTTTATAGGTTGTCCTTTCACAGGAATTTCTATAAAAGTTATTTTTAATTTAGGTTTCTTAACAAATATTTTTCCAGAAGCGTCGTACTAGGCATAAAATTTACTATAATATCGTATAGATATTGAAACAGAATCATCTTTATCGAAGTACGTCGGATTATACGTAAGCCATGAAATTTCCGGAGATTCTTCTACATCGTTAATATAAAACTTATTTTTACTTATTGGGTCTGTAGAACTTTCTGAACCAAAAGTTTCATTTGCCACTTGAAGAAATGTCGGTAAAATACTTAAAACGACTGTTTTTTGTGCCGTGGCAATAGACGAATTATTAATTGGAACCAGATCAGAGTATTTTACCTATTGACTTGATTCGTAATCTGATTTATTATAAAGTTTTAGTTTTAAATCCTGACTAAGATCTCCTGCTGCGATTGTTTGAGTAGATTTTTTATTAATTTTATTACATCCAGTAGTTACATCAATTCCTGATAAATTCAATGCTTCTTCTGTAGTAGAAATCCAATTTGATGTTGTAAACTAAAAAGAAAGAGTCTTCACAGGCTGCACAACAGTATCTATTTGGCTCATAATTTGAATTACAGCATTAGTTACGTCCCCAGTATACCCAAAATAATATTCGGCGTTATCGAATAAATCTTTGAAATTAACAACGTTTATTTCATTCGCTTTAAAATAATAAGTTCGATAATAACTATCTGACTTTATTACGTAATAACTCCCTATAACATCATCTGCGTTACCATCTTCTATTTCTGCCTTATTAAATGATTCCCCCTCATCTGGAATAATTAATACAAAATATAAATTCTAATCGGATGAAGAAGTAATTCTTATATTATAAGAATTAGCATCGGTAACCCTAACTGCAGTCCCTCCCTTATACAATGTTGTAATGTCGGAAGTATAATTAGGTATTATATAACCATAAACAATATCGCTGGAACTTGATAATCTATATGCAATTGGATTAAATGTAGAAAATGTAGGTGCGGCCATTAGTTTACTTTCTTAATTAAATCCTTTAACACTCTTAAAATTACTACAGTCAACTTAGCATAATCTAAGGACTTGAACCCATCAGCATCAGTGGATACTATTTCAGGAAAAAATTCCTCTACTTCCTGAGCAATCATTCCCATTTGATCTTTAGCTCCTTCTTTATAATCGAACAAAACTGTTTGACATTTATCGATTAAGTCATAGCATTTGTTAAGATTGAGGTCTCGAAGGTTAGTTTTCTTTTTAATGTCTGAAGTTTGGAAAAAACCAGTTTTTGCGTTTACACTACCAGCTTTACTGACATAAACCTTGGTTCCTAGATAAATGTTAGCTAAATTAGCATCTCCAAGACGAAGCATAGGCTATCCACCTCCATTAATAAACATGAGAATGGAGAGATTTGACGTATTAGTTCCTGAATCCGAGCAGGTCATAAGATTAACCGTATTTGAACCGCTTGCACTGCTCGTAGATAAACTATAATTAATAAGAGCCTTAGACATAGTCAAATCCCCAGTCATAGTATCCCCAGATTTTTTTACATAATCCTGATCAGAAAATGCGGATAATAAAACCTAAGTTGAAATGGTAGATCCATTAGCCAGTAATAAATTATCGTCCGCATCCCCACCTAAACCCGTCACCTTAAACCCCTTAGCAACAGCATACCCGTTAACTTGTAACGGGTTGCTGTCACTAGAAGTTACAGTTGGTATACTACTTAACTCGGAAGAAGTTCCTATTAACAACTTCCCATCGTTTATAAAATTACCGTAGCATCTGCCACTTATTAAAGTCGTATTTCCTAAAATTGCCATATTAATCGTTATTTATCAGTAATGCACCAGCTGTCAAATAATCATTAGTTTCCTCATCATATATTTCTATAGAAGTGTCATCCCATCTATTACTTTTAGCAGACTGTTGTATCCAGTTTCTTTCATTATAATTCTGTGTTCCTTCACTTGTAATAAACGTATATAAAGTTCCAGAACGTCCTACGGATATAAATAATCCTTTATCCATTGTACCCGTTAGAATATCCTCAACGTCTTCTGAATTTTGTATTAAACCTGATCCTACAGCCTTTTCTAAATCAATCTGTAATTTGTTATTGTCTACAATAGCTAAACAGTCATAAGTTTGACTGTGTGAACTGAATGTGTCAAACGGCGTACTATATAATATGGTTGGATTGTTATTAGCACGCATATCAGGATCTAGAAAATCATACCCGACTCCAATACTAATTAGAGAATCGGAACTAAAATTATTCCAGAGTGGTACAATAATTACATTTGTTGAAGTATCTGGATATATCAAATTAATAGCCCCATCCCAACTAGTTGCCTAAACCGCATCATATAAAGGAGCCTATAAAATAGGAACTGCATAATAATTATCCTAGATTGCACGAGGTGTATATCCTGGATAGAATATTGGAGCATTTAGCTCGGGTGCTTCATAAGAAAAATCTATAGAATATGGAGCACCATTTATATCAATATGTAAGCGTTGACATAATCCGTTCGTAGCTGCCCATTCCTCAGACAATAATAGCTCAATCCAACCTAAATAAACGTCTATATTTTCAGCCATCTGTATTTGTGTGAAGTTGACTTTAATAGTTGAATTACTAGTAAGACTTGTAGTGGTTGAATCGTAGTCTAATGTTACTGTCATACCACGTTGGACATAAACATATTTTCCATCAAAATTCGAACACGAATTAATCACAACTTTTCCTGAAGATGTTCTATCGACTGCAAAAGCACAATATATTTGAATATTAGTGCTGCCCATTTTTATAGCCTCTGGCATCTGTTGATAATTACCATACTGAGATAAATAATCCGTTGTAGGTAAATCCATACTGTCAGATATAGTGTCTTCTAACTCTTTTTGATATCCCTTAAACTATACTGGAGATTTTGATGCATTATTACCTGCATACATTGCCCTGGATCCAGAAGAATTTAAAATACTATAAACCATCAACCCTTCAAATGGGCAAATTACCAAATTTGAATAAGCATTTCCTGATATTGTCACCGCATAACTAGGCATTGTAAAAGAACCATTATCTGATCCATATGAATCATACGATTTATATTCAACAGTTGTGTCTGATGTTTGAACAATTTTTAAATTGCACTCATTGTATCCCGAATTAAAATCAAATTTCCAATATATAAGTTCCCCACTAAATGCCCAGTATGCAGCAGATTTAAGTGAACTAATTGTCCCTACCTTCATAGTTCCACCAGAAATAGTACCTATTGAAACTTCGTATTTATCTGTTTTGCTAGTACTTACAGAAATTGTAACATCTGTATTAGGCATATAGAACACATTATTATCAATGGTTACTTGCGAACTGCTATATTTAGATAATGAGAAATAAAATCTATGACCAGTATCTACCTCAATGTAACCTCTTGTAAATACCAACGTAACCATAGTTCCAGCAGCAACTTTAAATCCTGTAGTGTCCAGCTTTTTATTGTTTGCTTTAATTGTATAAGACCCGCTTGGAATAGGATTGGCTAGCTTAATAGTATAATATTCAATTTTTTTAGCCTCTGCTGTAATAGTTACATTTGAAGCAGGCATTGTAAAGTGTCCTCCCCCTGTGTGTAAAATTGTGGTAGATTCTCCTTCAATGGTAACATAAAAATCGGTATAAGAATCATCTGCGTTTATATTCCACCAAACTGTTGTACCTGAAGCGACCCATAACTCTTGCTCGTTACAATTTCCTTCTGTCAAACCTACTTTTGGACTACAATTAGTAGAAGTTTCTATACTCACTTTATATAATTGCGTGTAAGTATATTCCCAAGTTAAACTACAGTCTTTCGCAGGCATGGTAAACTAATTATTACTAATTGTAAATCCAGTGGGTGTCCAAGATTGAAATGTATTAATAAATTGTTCTGAATTATAAGCATATGCAGAAGATTTGTAACCTAATGTTACAATATTACCCGCATAAATTTGAAATGTTCTAGTCGTAGAACACCGATATTCTGATCCATTAATTACTATCGTGTTGAACTATACCGTAACCTTATTGTTATTCTATTTTGCAGGGGGAATAACTGTAAACGTATACTTAGGCACCTAAGTTTTTTTATAGGCAACGTCTAACACCACATCGTGTTCAGGCATTGTAAATTGATTATTTGTAATAGTTACTCCTGCTGTTTGTGTAATTTTCAGATCCAGTGAATAATCTACATTATCCGTTATATATTTACTATTCGGGTCAGTTTCAGTTGTTTTATACCAGCTTACTAGATAATCATAAACACAATTATATACTACAATACGTACAGATTTATTAAAAGTATGGGTAGTTGCTTTTGGCCCCGTATAGTAAAGATCAAACACGTCTACAATATTCCCTGAAGTATAAGCGTGATGTATGTCGGCATCGGGGCTGAATGAATTCTAACTTATATCATAAGCAATAGCACAAAATCCATTGAATTGCTTAGCACCCCCCTAACTCTCTGAAAAATTACTTGGAGTAAAAGTGTAGGTTCCAGCAGATAACTCAATCAGTGATTCATAGTAAAAAAACTCGTATTTTACAGATGTAAAAGTTAACTATCCATTATATTTTTCAATGTCAGAGCTGTTAAACTTATCAAAAGTATAAGTATAAGGGGTTCCATTTTCTGTTACTTTATAACTACCGGTGCATGATAAATTTATAATTGATTCGGCTCTAAATTTAGCAACATCTGTTGTTTTAGTTAAAGTATTATTATTTACTTTAACTGTAAATCCAGATTTTAAATTAGAAGCTAGCTTAACACTATAAAGAGTAGTATTAGCACTATAAAAATTTCCTTTTCTGACTCCAAATTTCTTAATCTGGACCTTCTAATCTTTTTTCTCAGCTGGAGTATAAACCTCCTCTATTCTTATATTATCAAAAATTATAGGACTTCCACTATTATTGGAGTATAAGTTAGGTATAAATCCCATATATTTAGCATCCCATGGTATATCAACCCAAGAAACTCCTCTACCATCCCACATTTCATCAGGTTTACCAAAATATATTTCGAAAGTTTTCCACTATTTAATAGGGAGCATATTTTTAGAAATAGGGTAATAAAATTCACTTCCGGCTTCTGCTTCGCATATGCGAGTATTTTTAGCATACGCTTTTGGTAATCCCGTATGTAAGGTAATCACATTTCCAGTAACATTGGTAACTAGACCTGTTTTAGGTGTTGAAGTCCAAACATCATGATAACTTTTATATACAGAACTTCTAATTCCAATACCTCTATAACTGCCTCCAGAAGTCCATTTAGATGCGTCTGTTAATGTTAATTTTGTCGCACCTGCTGCAGCATCTTCCGCTAAGGTTGTGTTTGTCCCAGGTGTATACCAAACCTTATAAGCAGACAATTTGGAATCATCAGACTCATTTATATAGTAAGGCAATGCCATTAAGAACTTATCAATCTTGCTACCATCTGCCCAAATTCTGCAAGATAATTTATATCTGGATAACGGATTAATAGGCATTTTAGGCCCAACAATCTATTGACTCGAAGCAGTGCTAGTAGTACTAGGCTATATTATAGCATTCCACCCCTCTATATCATACCCCTGATCTCCACTAATCCATTGATATTTATCAGGTAATGGCATATTAGTATCACTGCCATCACCATTTAAGAAAAGATTTTGAGAGTCTATTTCTGAAGTATAAACGCGCTCGTCTTTCACTTTCACAGATCCAGGCATAGCACACCAGTCAGTAATACCAGTGTCAGTTAGTTTGCAGTAATTAATATAGGCTATATACCAGGTGACGTTTTTTGTGTCTGGACAGCCTGTGGAATTGGCATGAACAGCTAAATGTCCGATTGACTCAGGTGTGCCAGAGGATCCTATTTTATAAGTAAAAGTGTATTCTTCATAATTACCAGTTCCTTGATAGGATGTTGGGGCAATTTCCCCGCCAGCAACTGAATTATTATGACACTCAATATGGTATCCTATCGGGATTTTAGCAACTATTTTTTCAACAATTAAATCACCATTATTCGGGGCAAAATAATTCACAATTCCACCCAATCCTGGACTAGGGGTAGTGCTCGTAACAGCAGTCTTGACCTATAATACATACTAATGTTTCGGATAAAACGGGCTAGATGTATCTATTACGCGCTTTTTAGTAACTGTTCCACTGCTCGCATTATCGTAAATAGACAACTTGTCAGACTAATCAAAATAGCAGTCTTTTCCTTGATATCCTACAGAATAAGCAGTCATTCCGTCGCACTCGATAAACTCATGGGCATGTGCATAAGATTTCTTAAAACAGACTTTCTAAATCCACTCTCCTAGTGGAAATAAAACTACTTCTTTTACTCCGTATAAGTAAAACCAATCCGGAGTTGAAAACTCGTTTAGTTTAGTAATACATCGTGCATCAGTCAATCCTTGGCCTTTTAATAACTTATACAGAAAAGTAACATCAGTTACTACTACATCCTTAACAGTCATCTTAGCTACTTTCTTAGTTACTACGGTTGTTCCCTACTCGTATTTATGATAAACGCTACCATAACCCCAGGAACCCTGATTAGGGTAAGACCACATAGTAGTAGGTGTAAAAAGACCTTTATGCTCAGTTTCTGCGGTTCCGTTTACAGTTTCCCAACTTCCAGCAATTCCCATTCCATCGGCATAGTAAAAAGCAACCTTATTAGGAGCCTAAGAAGCATTAGCAGGATCGGAATAGCTGTATTTAAAAGAATAATAATAAGTATGCTCTGGGATTAACCATTGTGAGTAGTTAAACTGAGTTCCATAAACCCTCTCAGAGCTAGATACAGATTTTCCATTTTTTACCAAATTAGTAAGGTAAAAACTCCCATATTCAATTACATTAGCACTTAACATATTAAGCCATTATTTCTAAACAACCTGTAGTTTTATTATAAGTTATGGTGGAAGAACCTAAAGTGAGCGTCGGACTCGTTGGTGTCTAAATAGATAGATTTCCACTCATCGTATCACCGGACTTTTTGACGTAATCTTGACAGTAAGCAATTTCTTTCCACGATGACCACTTTAATTCTTTTGTTTGATCTTCTATATAGCCCCCGCGGAAGTACATGCGAGCATTGGCATAATATACAGTAACAATCTGATTAACGGAGTTAGCATCTTTATAAGCCCTTAAAGAAAATGCTAATTTCGTTGGACAATTTTTCAGGGTTTCTGCAAGAGCGTTTAATGGACAGTAATAAAATCCAGGAGTTGTTATATTATTTAAATCACTATTTTCCTCAATTTTTATTGCTTTATTTGGTATTTGTCCAGAAAGATCAGATAAGGCAACCACCTTTTTCCACGTGCTTGTAAGACGCTTCGTGTCTGTATTTAGAGTTCCAGCCCGAAAATATAAATCACTGTTAGAATAATTAGCGTAAATTTGGAGTTTAGTGTCTTGATGCCCGTGTACTATCAAGGGTCCATACCCAACGTTACATGGAAGATCAGTTGTAGTGCCTGTATCGGAAACCTTATAAAAGCCAGAAGAAACAATATTATTAACACTGCCTAATTTGCCAGTCTGTGTCTGATCGTACAGCCTCAAATATCCAGCACTATCATCATCCGCCCAAGCTATTCTTTTCCAGGAAGAGAGGTTCCAAGCTTGTTCTTGAGTGGTTACTGTAGAACTAGTATATGTTGGATTTCCTGCTCTGAAATATAAATTATTAGTTTTGCCCTAACTGGCACCGAGAACATCATATGCTAGTTGTCCAACGAGCGTGGAACCATTTTGTCCAAAGGCACATCCAAATTGAATTACACTGCCATATAAAAAATCAGATGGCATGTTTTTCCATAATGAGTAATTATTATAGTTGTGGTATTGTATTAGAGCTGATCTGTTTAGGAGATTTGGGTTATAAACATCATTTGTAGTAGCAGAAGCTGAGGATTTATCGTTAAAGCCAATAAATTCCTATAAATATGTAGCATACCCACTAATATTAGCACTAATAGTATTATTACTAGTATTTAACTTAACTGCACTATCATAATACCCTTCACCTACATTATCTCCCTTCATTAAAAGAGGATATTCTCCAGTTGTTACTGCAGTGTGTAAGTCTTCGGGTGCGGGAGTCCAGTCGGTGGCTTTGTTGCCTTTCTCTAACTTCTGCTTCTTAACCTGCAATGTCAAGCCTACTGCGTCTTTATCCTTGCCACTATCCTTATCATACTGGCGCAAATCACAACGTATGTAGGTGGCATCCGCGGGGGCTTTCGCTGTTATGGTGGTATAGCCCTCTGCGCCAGGCATTATCTTGACATCTTGATTACCAAATTGTTTGAAACTTGTCTTTGTAAAGAACGTTAGATATGCTCCATAACTTACCGTGCTATCCGTAGGAACTTTAACATAAGCACGATATGTATAAGTTGCATTGGGCTCTGCAACTACCTGACCAACATTATAACCATAATTGTTCGTTGTTACTTGTTTCAGTTCTTTGCTTGTGCCTGTCAGCAAGTTTCTCCCACCTATCTCCAAGTTGTCTAAATCGTTACCTAACTTCAGTTCTTCCCAAGAAGCATCTGCAGTCTCAGTACCTACAGCAGTGCATTTATAGATAGTACCATTATCATAAACCAGCATACCTATTTTACGGCGAGCAAACGGAATATCACCTCTTTTTGCTACCATGTAACCACCCAATCCATTCGAGTCTTCGTGAGTTGGGTAATTAGAATTTTGAGGAGAAAACATCCCCGGAGTTACTATTTTTGAATAATCTGCCATATTATACTTTTACTGTATAAGTTGAAGTTCCTGATAAATTGCCTAAATATACTACTGTATAATTTGTTCCGTTTTTGCTAACGGAAGTTCTAATATTACTAGAATCTACTTCTACAGGGCCCACAGTTGTATTTAGAGTTTTCTTATTAGTCCACCACCCTGTTTTAATTACAAAATACAAATTAGTAGCGGAACTAGTACTTGTTTTAATAAATGTCTTATTATTAGTATCGGACTGCCAAGCATACAAATCTCCAGTAATATCGGAATCAGCAATATTGGCTAGCGTTTTTGATGAATAAAATAAATTCATATAATACCCCGGATTAGCAGTAGCACTAACTGTTTTAGATTTAGGATATTTATCGGTAACCGTAACTGATTTCTAAATTGAGCTGGTTTGTTTAGTAGTGAACGTAGGTGTATATGACCGTGTGATGGATTTTCCACCATCCCATGAGATAGTATTTATCTCTTTACTACCATTAGTTATATACGCTGTGTAAGTAAGTGTGGGGATAGTGTTATATTCATATACGCGTGGACTAACTGAAGCCGAAAGCCCAAATTCAACATATGGATACAACAACAGATCAAACATCTCTTTCATAGTTTTATTCTATAAATTAGTGTCAGGCCCTATTCCACCAACAGTAATAGTAGGATGAGCACTGTTATTATACAAATCCCCTTCCTCAGGAGCAACACTCCAGTCTGTGGGGACGGAACCTTTTTCTAATTTAACGTTTGAAAAATATATTGTCGTACCTTTTGTAACTTCTTTTAACCTGATCAATATTAATGATATGGTGATATTATCCTTTTCTGCATTTTGATCATCTAATTTCCATGTTATACTGTATTTCTTCCATGTGGTTGTTAATGGTATATTATATGTAGCCCCATCTACTATATTACTATTTGAATATCCCCATGAACTTGTAGTTCTACTTGTTAATCCGCCAGTTGTTGCTTGTTTAATATTATAAAAATGATGTGCTATTTTTCCCCCTTTACTATCCGTAATGTTGGTACTTGATTTGGCATAAAATGAAACAGTTACATATTCGCCGTTTGCAAATTTGCCATTTAAATCATCACTATATGTTATATCAAACAACCCATTACTTGGTGCATTACTTGTGGGATATGTACAACTATACACTGGGTTGCCAAGATAACTATCAGATGTTTTTGTCGCATTACTCCATTTATTTTCTTTTAATAAATTCCTCCCTCCGACACTACCTTTATTCATTGTAATGGTTCCATTGCTAAGAGTTAATCCAGTAACCACTTCCCCAGAAGTTCCGTCTTCTATATTAGCAACACTACCTGTGTCTCCTTTAATATTCCCGATATATTTCCAAGTTGCTGTAGATGCATTACCTCCAGTAACACACTCGTAAATATTACAAGTATCTGTATTATAGTATTTATCTTTGGCTAAAGCAGCAGTAATTCCAGAGGAAGTAAATTTAGTGCCAGTAGTATTAGTTCCTGTAATAGCCGTTCCACTATACCACTTACTTCCATCCTATCCGCTAGGAATACCGAAATTAAAAGTGCTATTATTAAAATTAACTGTAGGATCGGCAGATGCATCTAACTTAGTAGCAGTTGCGTCTATTCCTTTAAGTGTTGAGCCGTTAGCCATGAGGAACTCGGAAGAGGTGCCTCCAGGAATTATGTATCCGTTAGCGAATATTTTATTATTAAACGTTATAATAGTTCCGGTATCTATTTGTTGAATATTATACTTAGTGTTTAATACAAGATTATGAACGTCAGGAGCAAACACATTATAGTAACCTTCATATAATATCCTATTGTTAGTACATTTACCATTGCGTGATCCATCATTTTCATTAGAGTCACTAAAAGTCCAGAAGTTTGTATTACCAACTTTCACTTTATACCCCTTAAAATCATAAGTAGCTTCATTATTATAAGGATCTCGCATCCAGTAAACTTCGCCTTTGTAAGTATTTGTATAAAATGGAATTAAATATTGAGGATCTATATCAATTAGAAATTGTATGGCCAAACCCAAAGTAGTCGGCTCATAGCAATACGCCATGATCGAGTCATTTGGATATAAATCGGATTGTTGAATAGCTGCATATAAATCAATACCTGCTATTACTGAGTCAGAATTATCTACATGCGTGTGTATCCAAAGTAATGGCTCTTCTAATCCGAAATCTATGACGGCAGATTTGTTATCATCTGGAACACTATTTTTAGAAATTACCTTCCAGGTTAACTCCATTCTTTGACCAGTTGCTTCAATATTAAAATTCCCACCATCCTTCACTTCTGCATTTTCAGAAAATGTCCACTCAGTTGACCATCTATTCTTTTTCAACCCATACTTCACCTCACACAGCTGATCACCGTAAACCAAAATACCATTTTCGCTCAGAGTATTGTTAGTAAGAGCTGTAAGATACAACTTATGCTCTTCTGTAGTTGCCACAATTAAATCAGAGTTAACTGAAGAGGGCTCGTAATCCGTCATGCAATACTACCTGCCTGGAACTAGTCTGTTCTAAGCAATAAGTACTAACAGCTTATTGTAGGTTACATTCTAAATTCCAGGAAGATATAATCCTTTTTTAAGTTTTAAACGTGGCTCTTTTTCTGGCAGATTATCAACATTATATACCGGATTACCAGAATCATCCTTTTGTATACTTCCAGAGTAATCGTAATCATACTCAAAAGGCATCCATTCCGAGATCCTAACGTTATCTCTCCAAACACTTAAACCTAAAGTATATTTACGAGGATCTATATTTTTAATTTTGAGCGACTCCTACTCCTCCTGCAAGTTACTTAATGCAGTTTGCAAAGTCTCCATCAAGTTCTGCACTTTAAAAAACTGAGTATTGCCAATCATTCGATTAGCACTACCGGCATCAAATTGGATGTTGAAAGTGTAAAGCGGTAAATGCTAAGGGTTCGATTCAAATTGTTTAGCTGGTACAGTCCAACCATTTAATTGATTATGGCCAAATCTCCCTAAAACAACATAATCTCCTTCCTTTAGCACCCCTTTTGGAGCAGTAATATAAACAGTATTTGCTCTACACTACATTGAAATGCCAAAAAGAATATTTTTTGAATCAAAAAAAGGTTGATCCTAAATCCATAATACGTTTGTTCCAGTTATAAATCTCCCCCCATATTCAGTGGCATCTCCATCCTGAGCAGTAATGTGGACAATTGATTTCTATGTAACACCTAAAGATTTAGAATCATCTGTCAAATTATCAGCAGAAACACTTGATGTTTGATGATAGTTTTTTGAAGTGTTCTTTTTAAATAGTTTAGATAAACCTAAAGTTTTAAAGAATTTAATTGCCATAATATAAAAAAATTAATGAACACCAGAGCCCAGAGGACTCTGATGCTCACACAAACACCGGTCTCAATGAGACTCGCGCATTTAAAAGTCCGCCATATAATGACGCGACTATCACTTAATCACAATCCAATCTTCCTTCGGACTACCGAGCTGAACCCAAATAGTTCCATTAGAAGCGTATTCTTCTTCACCGAGTTGGTAAACGTGGCCTTTGTTGGAAGGTAAGGCCTACACGGCATTACCAGTTCCAGAAGCTTGAGTAACACCTGTAAGTTTTGTTGCTTCTGTAAAGAAATAAACATCATGCGTTTCTGCCTTTCCTGACTATGTTGTCAATGGAGTAGTAGAATCTGACGTTTCATATACATCACTGCCATTTACCCAAATATCCTTCCCATCGAGACTTAGATACTAAGTTCGATCGTTTACAACTGTGCCAGTTTCGTAATAGTTCTCGGAGTTATATATTAAAATATTAGCTTTACTCGAGCTGAGAGTATACGTCATACTACCGTTTTGGAAAGGATCTCTAAGCCAGTATCCAGTGGTAGGTTGTGTTTTAGCAGAAGCATCTGCCCAAAACATATATGTATCACCTTCCACGTCAACACGATAGGTCCAAACTTTATAGGTAACATTGCTTAAAGTTGGATTTCCAATCGTCAACGTACAATGATCAGCATCAATTGCTGAAGCTACGCCTTGAAAAGAGAACAAATCCTTTTTATTAGTCTCTAAGTCGGTCTGAGAGGGGATTTTGGTCCAATAAGTGTTGACCTTGGATACAACAGTATCAGAATTATCTGCGTATGTTGATTTTAAATCCTGAGTCTCCTTGTCTAGTATGTCGGTTTTCGAATAGAAATCTCTTTTCCTTGTGGAATCATTATACCCTTTAAAAACATATATTTCCTGAGTTGATAATACACAACAAATTAATCCTGGATAAATGAAATCGTATTTTGTCCAAGTATCTATTGTTACAAGACTAACTCTATTATAAACAACAACCCGATTATCCAAAGGTACGTTTGTTGTAAATATAAAAGGAACACCCTATGTTTTTCCACTAGTTGCTGTTAAACCTATACTTGCTGCCATATTATCTAAAGTTAAAAGTTACCGTTGCTGCAGAAGAAAATCCTAGCCCCTGTTTACAATAAACATAAATCTTATAATCTAACTTACTACCATCCGCTAAAGTAACAAATTTGGATAACTATTTGGAAATAACCTCATTAGCACTTATATCAAAGTTACCATTCTCATCGCTAGTAAGACTGTTTGAAATGCTGGTTAACGTCCACGTAGCCGGAACAATCCAGTATACAGAACCCTGACTACTTCCTTCTGCATATGGTTTGGTGACATCAGACGGGTATGTAAAACTCTTGTTATCATCTACGTAATTTACAACAGTTTCGTTAGTCTTCGTAGTAAAACCATTAATAAACTAGGCCCACGTAGCCTACTAATCTACCGCATAACCAGTTCCTTTGTAACCATAATAAGTAGGAATATAAAATTTAACGTTGGTTGATTTATCCGTAGCGGTTACTGTGGCAGTTCTCGTATATACAGATGTTGCAAGACTCTTATCGAAATATGCTTTTTGTTTATCTTCCTCCTTCAACTCAGACCAAGTACTCTTTTTATTATTCGAGTATTCGACTTCGTATGAAAATTTTGGAGCAGTAACAGATGCTGAGGAAGCTATCTCATGATTATTCTTATCGTAAAGAGTACGACCCCACGTATTTCCGTTGCTATTATCAAGAGTAAATGTATAGGTTCCAGGAGTAGCATTAGAATATTTAGCATAGACACTTAGAGTTGTATCAGCATCGTCTTTCGCTTTTGTAGCAGTACTTGGTTGTGCATTAGAAATACCCTCCATCTAAGTATTATCTATTTTTAATGTGCTGGTGCATTGACCCTTTGTAACCTCAGTGTCATTAGTAAAATGTAAAGATACTGTCCCAGCAATTATTGTAGTTTCTAAAGCAGATTTGTCAGATTTCTTACGAAGATTGTAGGTTGTTGTAATCTTTTTAGGCACAATATCAAATGTCTCTTCATCTCCATTACACGTAGTCGCGGTTCCATATTGACCTTTAACGTACACAGTTGTTCCTGCTAACAACGGTTGATTATACAATGTTGTTAAGCCGATGTCAGTATAAACATCAATAATTGCACAATTTGACCCACCATCCGATGCAGTAAACGATTTGATAGGTAGATAAGCCTCGGATGCAGAGGCACTACCGGCTTGTTCTTTAATCAAAACTCCATCCAACAACGCCTTTAAACTATATCCTCCTGCTTTGTTTAGTTCCTCTTGTGTCATTGCATTTATTGCAACCAAAGTATCTACAGGTACTGATTTTTTTGTGTTCATCAATCCCCATACTTCAGTAATTTGTTGTCCGTCTTTCAACCACACATTCTCTGCATTAACACTTCCGGCTAAGGCTTCCCAGCGACCTTTGCTATAAACATAACCAGAAGATTCTAAAGCCTTAGCCTCTGTATTACGTTTCTCAACGTAAATATCTCCTTCTTTAAACTTAGCTCCGATAGCTACACATTTAGTAGTATCAATAATAGTTTTTCCGGAAGTATCCGTTGTAGTCGACCATTCATCCTTAAAGAAGTAAAGGTTATTTGCGGAGTCATATCCTGTAGTCGTCGTTGGTAACGTACCATTTGAGCTTACCTGATAAGTCCCCACATAAACTGTTCCTCCACCACCTCCTCCGACGGAGTAGGAGGTGCCATTTGCCCAGATTTCCTATTTCTTTTCACCACCTTCGGTATAAGTTCCAAAGATAATAGCCCCAGGGTAATCATTTAAGGTTCTATCTAACTTCGACTTATATCCTTCAATCTTATCTCCATCCTCTGGAGTAATATCGTTATATTGGAGCGTTTCACTACCAATCTATATAAATTTAACTTTTGACATATTATTTTAAGTCTTTTTCAGTTATCCAAGTTAATCGATTTTCTATATATTCTCTTATATTTCCTACTCTAGCAACGGCTCGTTCATTAGGGCTATTTTCATCAGGCAGATTTTCCTACTTTCGCATATCTACTTCAGTAAGTGTTCCTACCTAAGGCTACCATTCGATATGGTCGTCAAAACTAGCGTCTATCTTTAAAACGTCTGGATCAGTTGATCTAAGGTCTCCCCACTTCTCCAGAAGTGCATAAATATGGATTAGAGCCTTACAGATCACTTTCATTAAATGATCGAAGTCTTGCTTAGTATAGTTCTACGGGTTAGTATCAAATCTGATAACTAACTCAGTTAATTCTTTTTTTAATTCGTTTAGTTTCTATATTCCGGGATAATTATCTGGAAATAGATTATTAACACAACTTTGAAATTTATCATCTCCAATAATCTCCCACATCCCTTTAAGGGCTTCCATCTTTTTTAAGATATCCCTATTCTAAGGATTATCCGCACAAAGGGATCTCTAAGTCGGATGACCTCTAGTTACAGGAACTTCCGTCTAAGAAGGGATTTTTTTAATTTGACTAATGTCAACTATTTTATAATTTGAAGCCATTATTACGATTTTTTAAATCAAGTAATGTCGAAATCTTCTACACTTTCTTAAATAATTCTTTCTAGACTTTTCTCTATCTGACTCCAATAGGATTTTTAAAAGCTAACATTAAAAATCCCACCTCATCGTCAACTCCCTCGATACTACAGAACACAGCTTCAGTCAGTTCGTCTTCACTTAGTTCTCGATATAACCTAGGAAAAGAAGCTTCTAATTCTTTAATATCCTTTACGTGGTAAATATCGTTAATATCGATTTCTCTAATAAACTCAGGGACAGAAGAAACTAAAATATCGTCAAAGTCTTTACTAAGATCGTCTACTCCGAGATTATTACGAGCAGCCGCTAATGAGAAGTGAAGGAAAGGCATTCCAGTAAGATTATATCCTCCATTATGGTATTCAAATAACGCTACTCTATCCGCCCAAGTCTTGTGCATTAATTCCGTTAGGATTCTCCCAACTTTAAAAACGCTGTCTTTTCTAATCTTACGAGCGTTACTCGGTAAATGAAACTTTCCATTAGCAGCGTTTTTGGCCACGTAATCTAAAAACTTACTGGCAAATTTAATCACCAGGATCGATAAAACGATTATAATGGCACCTGGGATACCATAAACATCTAAAAATTGTAGTAATAACTAACCTATCTCGGCTATATCCATCTATTTAAGGTTTAATGATTTTTTATTCGGTTCCTATTAATCCATATTACAAAATTACTATTTATCGGCAATCTAATAAACAGCAAATCGGTTTTTCTAAGATATCGAACTGAAGTTTATCTGACTTAAATTTAAAAGCCTATAATAGAAGAAATATCCGAGAAAATCCTGTAAAACTAAGATTAGTCGAGGATTATAGGTTTAAATTCCCTGAGCTGCTCTTCAACTTTTTCCCGCTTAAAAGTTCCAATTTCTATCTGTAGCAAAACGTCCAATCCAAACTGGTTAAGTTTATAAGATGGGGTGAGTGGCAAGAAAGTTTCCTCAAACCAATCCAATAGTTTGTGTAGCCTAATCCCCTCAAACATTCGCAATTCTGCAATTCGATGTTTTAATGGGTTATTTGTAATGATTATAGGGAAAAATTTGTCAGATAAGATTTTATGGGAAATAATCATTTCTTCTTCCAGCTCCGCAAGGTATTTTTTATAAGTATTATTAGAAATATGTAACCGTGAGCAGATTTCTTTATCTGTGTAATTTATCGAGTTGTCTCCTTTATAAGCTAAGGTCGATAATGCTAACGCCAACCCCTTAGCTTCCGGAGATACGCTTCTAAGAAGAAAAAAGTCTGTGTCGATCAATTCATAATCACGGTCTGGAACAATAACCTCATAATTATAAGGTTCCCAAGCTTCATCACTGGTGGATGGATTTCGAGTTATTTTTATCAAGCCTAAACTCTGTAATCGATCTAGCCGTTGTTTTACAACTCGACGTCCTTTTTCGGTAGTTTTACCTTCTAAGCATTTGCAAAACCAATTTAGGCCGACAGATGTAATGATGTGATTTTTATACGAGTTTGCTTTATTACAAAGCAGCCCGTATAAAAAGATGTCTTCGAGTTTAAGAAATTTGCCTGATGGAAGTTGGGTTAGCATAGTTTTTGAAATTCTAATCATTCTATTTTAGGTTCGTATCGGAGTGAGTCCGAAGGAATTGCTCCTTCATTAGTTTGTTATCTTATAGTTTGTATATTAGTGGCCCTTTTTTGAAACTTTGTAGTTGCCCTTTTTTGAAACTACGCTGTTTATAAAAAAATCTGGAAGTAGCTAGTTTCCAGATTTAGTTATACGATACCCAAAATATACATTATCTCACCAAAATTTTCATTAATAGGCCTCTCTATAGTACCTATTTTTTCATTTCGTCGACAAAATTACTCAAAACCCTATAAATAAAAAACTTACCCTTGATAAACTTATAAAATTAGAAATAAACCTGACTCCAGTTCATCTACCATTACTTACTAACAGCTTTCTTTTAAATAACAAACCAAAATCCCATCTCCGTGCTTTTACCGATAGATACCTTAGAAATTATTTTTTAAGTGAGGTGATTTTGGTAATTTTGTTTTATTAAATATTTTTTCTATGGGAAAGTCGAAAAAGAAATCAGGAACCAAACAAACGTTAGAATACGTCGAAACTGAATTTAAATGGCATGTTAAGCCTATAAAGTGTAGAACTGTTAAACAAAAAGAATTTATCAGAACTATAGACTCAAATATAGTCACTCTATGCTCAGGACCTGCAGGGACTGCTAAAACTTACAGTGCAGTTTACGCTGCCTTAAAAGCCTTAGAAAAGAAGGAAGTAGAACAAATTATTTTAATCAAGCCTAATATAGATGTCGGTGGTTACGAATTAGGTCTGCTCCCAGGCACGTATGAGCAAAAACAGGATCCTTATCTCTATTCTTACTACGATCAGATAGACTAGATGATAGGAGAATCTGCACGGGAACGGCTCATACAAGAAAATCTAATCAAGATTGTTCCGATTGCTCTATTACGAGGTAGAACTTTTCGAAACTCTTTTATCCTAGTAGATGAGGTGCAAAACTGTAATTATGAAGCATTTAAAACCGTAATTACACGCATTGGAGAAGGATCTAAATACGTCTTAATGGGAGATGTGGGTCAGATAGATTTTCGTAAAAAAGAATCTTCTCCGTTTCAACGAATATTAGATTTGTTTAAGGATGATACAGAAATCGGAACTTTTGAATTTGACGAAACCGACGTTATAAGACATCCTATTATAACGCATATACTTAAAAAACTTAAAGAAATAGAATAATCTCGAGATAGTTTACATTAAAAGCAAATTAAGTGATAGTAATCAAACGCTAGCGAGCTTTTCGCAGAAGTCTTTTAATATAAACAAAAAGAAGGAGGGCCCTAAAAGGACTCTCCTTTTTTGTTATATCTTAGCTCTACAATGGTCACATAGAAAATTTTTAGCAGCGTCAAACATCTCAGTAACAATATCGCCTTCTAAATAAGGTAACTCCTCCGAGTATAGATCGATATTATAATACTCTCCTATATGGACTGCAGCGTGTCCCACTTCATGGACTAACGTGTTCATAAACTGTTTCGGACAATCTGTTAAGCCTATAATAATAAAAGTAACGTGTTTCTTCTAATCGCTATAAGTAAAACCAGTGTTATACTCAAAATTTTCCAACATTTCCTACGCTCGATAAAATGGTTCTGGAGGACAATTAATCGACTCTAATTCCCCTAAAATTTCATCCGTGTAATAAGTATCCACAGCGTAGTAAACTTTTATAAGCCAATCGTAGTTATCTAAATATATAGCCTGGGTAATCATACCATATCAGACCATTCAATACCGACTCCAGAACCAATACAGTCAGCATAAAATCTCGTAAAAGGCATACCGTCATAGGCATCTGGATCGTCTATAACGTCTTTTACATACGATATCAAGTGAGCCTCGTCTGGTATAGAACTTCCTAAGAAATCAGCTTTACACATATTAGCAATATAAACTGCATCATAGTTAATATCAAACTTCAGATTATAGTTTTTTGCTAACGTCTCTACATCATCTTTTGTATAGGGTGCTATATACTATTTCTTACCGTTCTACATCTTATACATTCGAGAACATGCCCACTGACACATTTTCTTATTAAAGTGCCATCCATTAAATTCTAGATAATTCTCCATATCTTCAGGATAGGCACTTCTCGAATCGAGCCTGTTCATATTAATAGCGTCCTCTACGTTCACCATACGAACTGCGCATCTCTTTCATGGCTTTCTCATAGCCATCTTCAAAGCCGCATTCGTAAGCTTTTTCTGTTTCATCTTCATTATGACGCATTCCCATACGTCCGTAGCCGCCGCGCTCATCTCTTTCTCGAATTTCCCACATTCTATTCATCGTTATTTTCCTTTCCTGTTAAAGTTTTTATCATTTCCGTCAAAGCAGCTAGGCTGGTTGATACTTCACTCATTTGGGTTTTTAAAGTGCTAATCTCATCTTGTTGCTGTTTTTTCTCAGCATATTCTGGATTAAGGCTATTTAAAATATCATCACACCCCGCAATGACTTTTTTGTGAAAATCTACACTATTAATAGTATCAACACTTTTCTGTTTATAAGAAAGTATTTCAGCATTCATAGCTTCCCTACTATCAGTAATAACGATAGATTCTCCATTAGAAAAAGAGTCTGCTATATCTAAATTAGCTGGCAAACCATTGTAATTGACTATCTGGTTATTGACCTTAACCGTTAAATCTACTACCATTTCTTGAGCCTATCCAAAAGTTGGAGGGACTGCATACTTTGGTTTAGCGACTGGAATATTTGTCACGGTTCCTATTTCTAAGCTAGGTGTGTTGTTTTTATGAAATATATAAACCTAGCTGTTTTGACGTAATGATTGAAACATAGTTATTAAATTAAAGTTACACGGTTATTATCCAAATCGTAGAAGCAAAGAAATACAGAACCACCTGTAGTTACTATATTAGCAGCAGTTGCTTGAGCTCCAGACGATAAATAAACTGGAACGGTTGATCCCGAAACACCAGTAGTTGTAAAATACAAAGGTTCAGTGCTAGTCGTTACCGTCTGAGGAATCTTGACCCAGAAACCTCCGAAAAAGTTACGACTTCCATTATGAGCATTGAAACTAACAGTAGTATTAGTTCCGTCTGATGTTACTGAGGTAGCTTCTATATTAGGAAAACCGTTCCTATTAGAAAATTTTAAAAGTGCCATAGAAGCCTCCTTTCTTAAGACCAAATGGAATTATTACCAGTCCCGTAGAAGTTATATCCGTAAAGATAACTGGAAGGAACTGCAGTTAACTGAGGATAAGGAATGCTGACGGTATTAGGCTGAGCAGCTTTTATAGCAGCAACATCTTGAGCTATTGGATTAACCACATTAGCAACGTAACTCTGGATAGCCAAAGTTTGATTAGTATTAGAAATCTGATTCATAAGACTAGAACGCTCCTCGCGAAGTGCATCAATGCGGTTTTGTAATTCACGTTTCTCCAAATCACAGAACTTATCACTTAAGAAAGTCGTTTGCTGATCAATCTTACCACCTAAGGTGTTAGTTTGATTCATCATAGCAATACGATTCTCATAACCTTGCTGAGTAGTCAAAAGACGATTTTCGCAGCAGCACTAAGCCAACTGACTAGCTAAGTTAGCATCACCAGCCTGGATAGCGTTTATAATTTGCTGACCACTCATACCAACCTGATTACTAATACCACAGATACCTTGATTAATAGTATTCAAAGTGCCTTGTAAAGCATTTACATCACAGTTCAAAGTAGAAGCTAATTGACTAATAGCAGTAGTATTCCCATTAACAGCCTGCATAATCATATCACGACCAGTGTCGCCATTAAGAGCTGCTAAGATAGCGTTCGTGTCTTGTCCACCACGATTACCGAAACCGTTCTGTCCCCACAGAACTGCGAGAATGATTATAATCCACCAGGCTCCCATACCACCATTCATACCACCGTTCATAGCGGCCATCATAGGACCCATATTGTTGTTAGCTAAAGCGGAAGCAATAGCTGCCATGGAGTTACCTCCATCATTCCCAAAAACGTAAGTTTTAGATTCTTCACTCATTTTAGTAAAAATTTAAAAAGTTTATAAATCGAGATCCCGTTTTGTAATTACAACGCAAATTTAATACTTATATAATAAATTACTAAACATTACCTGCAAAAACTTTTAAAAATCTTACTAAAAGAAAAACTCCCACACCGTCACTATAAAAAGAAAATCCCCAGACACAAGATAGTGCCTAGGGATTTAAACTCGGATTTAATTCAGTATTTAGAAATTACAGTCACACATCAATTAGTGCTGTCATTTTTAGTAAATAATATTTTTATATAACTATTCTATCCAGGCATTTCGAACTCACCAGTATATATGTTATTATCACCTTTTGTTAAATCATAGGGGACACCTTGTAACTCAGCATCAGCAATTGTTATCTGAAACTAATATGGGGTATATTCTTGGATTGAAAACTCAAAGGAAACTGTGATTTTAGATTTATAAGTGAAATTATATGCAGATTTATACGTTGGATTGCCTTTAACGGTGTGAATATATATCGATTCATCCTCATCATTAGACACATTTAAATTAAATTCCCCCAACTTTACCATATTGTTTACCGAAATCACATCTTGATTAGTGGTGTCTAAAAATACCTGAGTGCTGTCTAGTGCTAAATTATATTTCTTCGGCACTAACTCAGCCTAATAATACTCATTAAACTCGGTAACTTCTTTTGGAAATGTAACAACTTCTTTTAAGTCCTCATCTACTACATATGTATCTCCAACAAGCTCGTAATGAGCTTTAACTTTGTTCCAGTCTCCAAATGTATAGTGCGTTATTTCAACATCACTTGTTTTAATAGCCTCGATTTGAGTTCCTATTTCTTGAACTGTTACTTCCTTATATTTATTAGCGCCATCTTCATTTTTATAAATAAAAACGACTTTCGGAGGGCCAGAACTACCATTTCTTCGAATATAGTAACTTTTGGTTTTATCAAACTAGTAATTAATATCTGTGCCTGTCTCTGAGTCATGTTTAGTATATCCGTTAGAAAGTTTAAACTCGTTTCCTTCTACAAAAGAATTGCCAATAGAGCAAATACTTTTACCTTCTGGATCAGACTTGGTTTTATCCAAATAGTGGACTTCGATTTCACTAGTTCCGCCTTTATTATCCCTGTGAATACCATCGAAAACTAACGGTTTATCCCATACTTCTGATAAAGGATACTCTTTTCCTTCTTCTGGAGAAGTGTCATCAGAAAACTTAGTATAACTCCATTCAAAACCATCATCTCCCTATTGAGTAGAATGCCCAAAAACTACCACCGGATTACCGTAATAATACTTCTTTTTCATACCTAAACTCCGCCGTTAATAGTAAGGATTTTTGAATCATGATAGTAAGTTCCAACTACCTCGCCATGCTTACTTGCAGGAATAGTTAGATCGCTAATCATTTTGATAACAGATACACTATTAGTTGACTAAGGGAAAGTTATAGACATATCTGACTCGCCATTGTTAGTAATAAGGATAGTCTTTTCATAATTATAAGTTGGAGCAGTCGATGGTACAAAATCAGTTACAGTCAAAGTTCCAGTATTATTTGTGCCAAACTACTGAGTCTAAGGAAGAGTAACTTTACCAGCGCCGTCCGGTGATTGCTATGTCTCTCCAATATAAATAGACTTAATCGGAACATCTGGATATTTAGGAAGGGTGACGATCCGGTCTGTGTTTACAACATACTCGCCATTGGATACTTCTAGATTATCGCTAAATTTAATTGCTTTGAGCGTATTTATTGTAGCTGATCCAGTTACCGATACCCCATTTAGTGTAATTTTTGATATATAATCTGTTGGAATGAGAGCATCTACATAAGCTTTAGAAACTAGGATATCATCTCCATCGGAAACAGTATCAGCAGATTTAATATTTATAGTAGTATTATCTACTTTTATAGACCCGTCTATATTATTGTTAGTCGGCTTATTAATAGTGATAGAGGGGATTTCTGGTCTATCTGACAAATCATTGTAACTTCCTGAAGTAGCTACTGCTGCTAGTTGAGGTCGATTCTGTAATAGTTTTCCTTTCCAACCTTCTCCTTCACCTTCAGGTTTTTCCCAATAAACATCCTACTGAACAAATTTTTCGCCGAGGTATTCCCAAGTCTTTTTATCTGATACATAAACATACTCTGCACCGTCAGAATTTTCATCTGGTTTTAGAGTAATCACCCAACCATTATTAGGAGTTTTTAATCCTTCAATATTTCCCGATGTCAAATTATCATAGCTGCCTACATACACTCCTTTATAAGATAAAATTTCAGAAGGGAGTGTTACATATCCGTTTCCAGACTCATCTGTTTTTAGAGCTATATTAACTCCATTACTTGTATAGTTCGTTCCAATTGCTCCTGGAAAATCTACCCAAACTGGATTAAAATTTTCATCGAGGGAAAGGGCTTTGTTGGGAGTGCTATATGTAGGGTAGCTAATAAACTTCCTTTTAATTAAAAACCATAAGGATCGTAAATCTGATATTACATTCATTTTGATAGAGTTTGTGTTTTATGCATAAACGGAATAATATTGAGTTTTGTCCAACCAGACTCGATTTCTATTCCGTCGTCAGTATTAGTTATTTCTTTATCACATTCAATTCTGCACTCATTAGCTATATCTTGAGGTATTGTAAGTATATCATTAGTCACAGATGCTTTTTCGGAGAAATCGTCCATTTTATCTTCATCGTAATTGAAAACCTCAGATATAGGTACTTCATAATTATCTTCTTTTGAAGACCCGTCACTATTAGTTATTTTTGTAGTGTAATAATATGTCTAAGTGCACTCGTCAAAATTTTTTGCGGGAGTAGTTTTTTCAGGATAGTAAATAGAATAAACAGCATCATCATCACTGTCTATTTTAAGTTTTGCTCCTTTATATTCAATTTGGAAGTCAGAATTTACTCCTAATACAACTTTTATATATAAATCTTCACCGGTTGCATACACGTAAATTGTCCCGGTTTTAGCATCTGTAGAACTTCCTCCAAAAATCGTGATCATACAAGGCACATACTTTATCGGAACTTCTACATTATTATTGGAAACAGTTGCTACACCACACTCTATCTTAGATAATCCTTTAGCAAAATCCTTAAAAGCGTCGTATGTAATTAATTTGCTCATAATAAATCAGTTAAGTCTTTAGTAGTTGCTAAATCAATCTTTCCAATATTTTCTCCTCCATCAGTAAGAATTCCAGATTCTAAGCTATTTCCATTTTCAGAAAAATCCTTAATTCTGAGTTTTTCAATTTTATTGTTAATCAACATATTTACCTATTTTTCCCCAATTCCTGATTCTTCACCATTTCCTTTATGCCAATTTCCGTTATCGTCAATATACCAGATTTCTTTTACTATAACAGTATTTCCATCAGAATCTTTGGTTTCTATATTTTTTATATATGTATTCATTCTATCACAATCATCAAAATTAGAAATATCAATATCTGGAACTGTTACGGTTTTAATTTCTCCGTCATTCTTAACATCGAGTGTCTTATAATTTTTAAATTCAATTTCCTTAGGAATACAAGTTTTATTCTGAATATCTTTGAATTTAAACGAAGATGTTTTTGACACTTCTGTATTTAGAATCTTAACAAAAGGAGCATCTGTAACTAGCTTCCATTCATCATTACTACTAGGAATATTAACACTGGCGTATTCCTTCTTCCCGATATGTTTTATATCGAATCCACAATTTCTTAAGAAAATAGAATTCTAAATTTCTTTAAGTCTACTTTGAACCCTCTAATCATCGTATTCTGAATGATCTCCACACCACTCGACTAAATCCATTAGTATAATAGCCTAAAGAATTCTTTTAAAAGTCTTAGTATCATTATTTCCAAGAAATCGAAGTTCGTCTAGTTTGTTTTTAATCGTGGAAGTTATCGTATGTATAGCGTCTATCATTATCGTCCACAATTACAAGGTGAAACTTTTGAAGTGTGTTCATTACCGCACTTATGAAAACAATTCTTTAACAGTTTGAAATATTCCCATGCTTCATCTAAGTTGCTTTCTCTCAAGGCTGCTTGATGTCCGAATAAAATCAAGTAATTTCTAATGACTTCGTCCGAAACTGCTTCACAAGGATCAGAATTAAGAATGTGTGCTATCATACACTCAAAAGTTCCATCAACGTCGGAAGTCCAGGCTGTATCGGTAATAGTATCTCCGTATATAATTTTACCGGTTTCTTCATCAATACTCTACTCAGAGGCCTCTAAATAAATTTTATAAATAGCATTACTAGTTATCCCTAGCATTTCTAACGGGATTACTATATTCCAGTGGTCGGTTTTATCATCTGAACTTTGAGCGTCTCCGAAAAGAGCAGCCGATAAATCATAATAATCGGTTTGATTATCTCCGATTTTTACGTCTAGTAAACATTTTTTAAATACGTATCCATGAGGACAGTCGATAATAAGTTTTAAGGCTTTTTTGTTATTATCTCCAAAACCAGAAGATACCGAGAATAGAGATATACTAATTGCTTTATTTTGTTCCGTTGCCATTATTATTTTCGTTTATAGAGGTTTTATTTCCTTTAAATATAGAAGCTACACTACTGATACCAAGAAGAGCACAGGCGCTAATTATTAAGGTCTAAAGAAGGTCTTTAACACAAGGACTACACCCCTCGGTAATAACTAACACCACTGTGCAAACAAGGACAATTATCATGGTAAGGAACCCGACTAATCGTTTACCGGATCCCCTACCATTACTTTCCTGAAACATTTCTGAGATTAATTCTTTAAAAGGTTTCATTATGTTTTACTACTAAAATTAATTGCGTTATTATTAGGATTGTTGTCATACATCTATAGAACTTCCAGTTTATTCCTTTGTTCTATAAGATCTAACTCGCGATCCTTACTTTCAGCATCAGTTTTAACTTTATACCAGTCGATATTCTGCCTAGCTACATTGTCTTGCTGCTCCATAGCCAGTTTCTTCTCGTTAAACTGAGCAACTTTCTTAGTGCTCTGTTCGAGTTGTTTTTGAACTTGCTGTAATTGTTGCTGAGCTTGCTGTAATTGTTGAGACAATTGCTGAATTTGGTTATTTTCTAACTATTTATCAGCGATAGCTTTCATAATAGATTCCTTCATCTCAGTTAAACTCTTAGAAGAAGAAACTATAACCATAACTACGGGATCTACCTAACCACCTTTTGTAAGTTCTATTGAAAGCTATTTAAGAAGTTCCTATTCTTTCATAATTTCAGTGCTATCCGCTAAGTGAACATCGAAATCAGTAAAAGAATAGTATTCTGGCAAAAGTGTAAAAATTTCCTTTTTATCCCCTAGGATTAACTGTCCAGTCATTCCCTTCTTGTAAACTTTCTTTGCTTTATTAAGAGCATCGGTTAGAATTTCCTGAACTAAGGTGTCCATAGCTTGGTAATACTGCTTAGTAATCACATAGGACTACTGCATACCCATTTCTACGTTAGCAACAGCATCACGAGCTTCAATCCCACCCAATCGCTCTCGAAATACACCAGTAATAGAACTAGCGGTTTCTTCTACTCGCTAAATAGCCAAATCAATCGCCTGAATGGTATTTACGTTAATGGAATCATCATAACCATTAAATATAGTATTCATCATTTCTCCCTCCTAAGAAGAATCAAATAATGCCATACCAGTTTTACGATAAGCCATATATTTAGCCAGTCTTTCCTCCAACGAATCCCCTAACACTTCTGGCAAATGAGCAATATCAATATTAGCTCCTTTTGTTCCAGAAAGGGCTATGGCGTTATCCTTGAAGTAAAAAAGGAGGTCGAACTTATCCTACAAAAATGTTGTAGCTAGCATTAACGAATATGGATAATTACCAGTTCCATAATACATTCCATTAATGCTCAATCTCATCTCATTAGGAGAATCCATATCACGAACAGCACTTTTATCTTCACCCTTTAATACATAAATATCAGATCCGATTCGCACTACTTCGTAACGTTTACCTACAACTTTGTCTTTCTGCTTTTCGTAATCAATCCACTCAACTTCATAAACTGGAATCAAATCCCATTTATCTCCGTCGAAAAAGTGGCTATCATCGTCGTTATCAAAATAAACTCCGGTATTATGCCACATTCCTGGATTTCTATTAGATTCGCCACATCTAGCAGCCTAATCTGTTAAAAGCCGAAAGTGTCTATTATTAGAATCGTTTCTGACCTAAGAATCTAAATTATCAATATCTTTCTGGGAAAGATCTTCGCCATACTAGATCATAATCTATTCTACAGTCATCCACTTTCTAACAACTGATTTATAACCATCTTTCATATATTTGCTTTTAGGATCTTTGTCCACAAATACATTTAATGGGTTATAAACTTCTATTTTAAAATTTGTCCCAGCACCAGATTCAACTACTTTAAAATAAGCCTAACCAGCAATTAGTAAATCTAAAAGCATTTGCTGAAGCTTATTTTTAAAATCCATCTTCCTGGACTGGAGGATATACTGAACAATATTTTGTCCAGCGATCTCATAATTAGAAATAAAATCTCGATTAACCGATTCTTCTATATTCTTCAATTCCTTATCTATTATAGGGTCTTGAAGTTTTTGGTCTTGTGGATTCTTTCTAGCGATAGCGTCTAGAACAGCATTATCGAGAAACTATTTCAAATAATCGTGAGTTTTCTTACTAACCTATAACTATTTATCTCGATAGATATTAGTTAAGGTCTTCTCATCTTTACAAGAAATCTTAGGACTGATCTTTGTGGAAAGATACTCCCCTACAATAGCGTCAATGTGCTTTCTAATTAGAGGCACAAAATCTACTGAGGTGGGATTTCCGATACCGAAATTCTTTTCGAGACTTTCATATTGGAAAACATCACGGATTCCATTATAGTAATCATAGGCTTTATAGAGAGATTCTTTCTCCCTCACCAAATCCCCTATAATGAAATCTGCGCAATCCATCAAATAATCATTAGACCCCTTCTTGTAATGATTCACATTCCGATATATACTCATACGGCTAAATGATTAGTTGCTAAAATTTCTAACTTCCTAACTAACTTCGTTTTAATTCCTTAGTCAAAAACTCGATAAATTCTTCTTCTGAATTACACTGCTTCGCTAAGGTAAATCCTCCGAAGTTAGGATCGTTTATGAATATTTCTAATTTATATAAATCTCCAGAAATAGTTACTTTTAATTGCCCTATAAATATACAATTATATAACTTTTCTATGAGGTCAGTAATACGTTTTTCGAGACCATCCATAAAGCATAGTTGAATTATTTGTCTATTTTACTTCTCCATACTAAACTCGTCCATATTCATCCCTATAATAGCCTACATTACCTAGAAGTTTGACCCGAGATTCTGTTTTAACTACTTTGTTAATCATTTCTTCATCTGCTAATAGAGCCATTCCTAAAGCAGCTACATAGTCGAATTTTCTTTTATTGGCATAAGAATACCTGAGTAATTCATCTATAATAGCTGGAAACTAAATTGTTTCGCAATAATCGGTTATATATTGTTGAATTAAATCGAGTTGATGGTCAATAATAGTCGGTGTTGCAGGAACTCCAAATTGTTTAAAATTTGTTTTCCCAGAAGAATTGGCGGTCGCCTAAGGACGGTGCATCATATAGGACAAAGCTCCAAATCGCTCAAAATACTATTTAACACTAACACGAGTTGCCTCCATTAACATAGGTGCATTATAGAATTTACACAGTTTTAAAGCATTATCATAAGCAGTCTTAACGTCTTTCGGCCGATCCTTGTAAGTCGCCACTATTTTAGGTTGTTGTAATCCATAGGCTCGTCGAAAAACAACGACAGCAAACTAAGACACATCATCCTGACCAGTTGAGGTTGTACTATCTCCGTCTATTGAATCGCAGTTATGCGTTGGAATATAATGACACATAAAGGTACTTGTCTCACAGTGATAATTATAAACAATTCCAGTATATTTAGAAACTTCTATTTCAGAAATCTTAATATAAATATAATTACAGGTTTCATCCTCAAAGAAGCACCTTGGAATTGCATGATCCGTATAAGTTTTATATTCCCATTTATCCAATTTTAAATCCGGTGCAGAATACATTCTTTTAAATTTATTGATCATATCACCGTGAACATCTAATGTCCATGCTTGATTCACAACACTGAGTCTCTGTTGACTAGTAATCTGATGAACTTTCTTAGTTGATCTCATCCAATGAACTGTAGAAATAATTCCCAATGAGAAGAGAATATCTTGCATATCCTCTAATAATTTTAAGGAACAACTTACAGCATTATAAGAATCCCTACTTTTACATAAACAACCGTCAGCGGAAAAATATCCTACAATTAAATTCATTTTTAAATCATTCGGAAGAAACTTTACCCATTCTGGCAAATTTTTATTTTTTGCTCCAATTCCAAAATTTTCTTTGAAAAAATTCCAAAATTGTTGACAATTAAACAGAACTTCTGCAGAATTTCCGAGGCCTTTCTGCCTACTTTTTACATGTCTATTTAAAACTTCCGATATAATTCTTTTTGCCTTTTCTATATAAAAAGTTTCGTTTAGATTAAATGTAATTCCGACACATCCACAAGGTCGGTTTTTAGTGGGAGTTGCGCACCAACCATCTCCTAAAATTAATCCTACTAACCACCAAAAATCTTTATTTCCTAATGGATTGCCGACTCTTTGATCTATACGAATATTCGATTCGTCCCATTTTTCCCACGGAATAGGTTTCTCGTGCTTGTAAATATTAGGAACTTTTACAAAATCTCCAACTTTTACGTCCTTCATAAGTTTGAATCTAAAATCATATACGTAATATCGTCTATGAAGTCCGTGTTTTTGGGCATAGGCACCTCCATGATAATGCTATTTAGGAGTTGCACAATATATAGGATGTTCGCCTGTAAAAGTTGTGGTGCTAAAGATATTATTCAACTTAACTTTGTAGATATTTTCATCTTCCTTTTGATATTGTTGAAGGTTTATGATATTTACCGGTTTTCCGTTAATTGAATATAATTTATCATCTAATGTTACGTCTTCAACTTTTTTAAGTCCATCCTAAGTAAGAACTTTCTCGCCTGGAGTTAAACATCCAACGCAGTATAAATTCTTAAAAGGAACCCCAGCTGAGTCGCATAATGGCAATTCCGCGATTTCTATCTTTCCGGAACTATCGAACTGAATCATTGGCCTTTGAGTTCGATCACAATTATCTCCGTCCATCGGCCAGATTAATTTAGCCTTTTTAGGTTTTTCTACGATTTTATGGATTTCTATCGCTGCTAATTGATCTGCTAATTTCTCTCGATCAAATCGATTCTCGCCTTCCATAATAAAGGCATCTTCCGGGGTAAAGCAATACTCCGACTTTTTAATTAGAAGCGATTGTGGATCGTCTATTTGAGCCCACTGATCAAGATAATACTTTTTAGCACGCTCTTCGTCAACGACTCCCCTTTCATCAAATCCCACCTCACCATCTTCTCCACCAAACCACATCGAGTAAGATGGAATAAAATAGCCAGTCATTTGTGGTTCGCCATTAGCCATAGAAGTATTATAGAAAGGAAGCATCGTATAACCTCTAGGATTATAAAACATCTTTTTCAAACCTTCTACAGCAGGACCCATATCCTGAGACGTTCCGAAAACAAATCGATTCCCAACCCTTCGACCAAGAATTCGCACAAGTGCTTCCCCACGCTCATAAGTGGAAATCAAACAAGGGTTGTTACCAGACTCTTCGAAATAGATATTTTCAGTACGACCACCACGGAGTTTATCTGGAGTATCGGCAGTAATTCCTTCAACTATAGATTTCTTTCCAGCTTCTACACCGTCCTGATCTACAGTCGAAGCGACTTTCTTCATTAAAGTATTAGTTTTTTGTTTATGAAGGCCTAACGCACCTTCAGTGCAAGAATCCAGAAAATCAAATTCTTGCCAGACTTTTGATAGTGTGTCTTTCACATATTTTTCTAGAAAAGCAGTAACTACATTATTACTCTAATCTATAAAAGTAAAAGCATGAGCACAATTGGAAGCGGCTATCTCACTCGCTCCGACTCCACGGCTCTTGAAAGCCAATCCATCATATCCAGCCTTTTTACACATATCTAGATAGTGGAAATACTCATACTATTTATTTACAAATATAGGAAAATCTTCAGCACGCTGAGCTACACTACCTTCAGCTACGATAGGACTTAAAAGCCTATAATAGTTAAGAAAAAAGTAATTTTGCCCAGTAATAGTATATTTCCCAACTGTATATCCATAAGTGCATCTTCGGATTTCTTCTGTCCAGTGTTGCTACCATTTATAGGTATCAGGGTAATAATCTGTATATCGGCCAAATTTCCTATAATGATCTGCAGCTTCTGTAAAAGCTTTTGGATCGAAATCCAGTCCTTTATCTTTCGTTATAGGGCGATAGCCTGTAAGTTCATAAGATAAGGAAGGATCAAAATATTTGATTTTTTCAGTTTTAGGAACATCCCATTCCTTTACTGATTGAATGAGCTCTGGTTCTGGTTCTGGAATGGGATTTTTTTCTGCTTCCAGATACTCAGTCATAGCTTTTAATTCCTCAGCATCTTTTTGTGCTTTGGTTTTAGTTTTTCTAACATAAGCTTTTTTAGGAAGCTTAGAAACCATTTGTGCTCGTTCTTCCGCTGTGGGAGCATTAACCCAAGCACTCTTTTCAAAAGATTTACTTTCTTTCTTTTTCATCGTTCCATTAAGAAGGGTTTCTTATCACCTCTCAACCCAGAACTCTCTTCCTGCTCCTCTTTATATTTTCTTTCGAGTGCTTTTAAACCATCTAATGCTTTTTCTATCTATTGCATTTCATTAAGAAAATCTCGAATTTTAAATACTGGAGCACCAGAATCTAGGCGTTCGTCAAAATCTATACTTTTAACAAACTCTTTCATCTAATGGATTTTGTTAGTGTAAGTTTCCACTAACTGACCTGTAAGTGAAGATTTTTCCTGAATTTCTCTATACTTTTTACAAGCAGCTCGGAAAACAGGATCGTTATATTCGTCTTCTGTTAATCCAGAAGCTTCCATAGCCACTTTATGGCGATTGGCCGGAGTGTCCTTTGCCATAGGAGCACTCCAGTCAATTTCCATGTATATACAGATTAATTCTTTAAAACCTCTAAGTTTTTCATGCCCAGAAGGATCTTCAGGGCATTTATTTCTTTCATCAGTCCATAGATCAGCAAATTCTTTTATTAGAAGAATTTCTGGTTGATTAATAGTGATTTTGTTATTTTGATAATCGTAACCAAAAAATTTAATCATCTCTGTTAATCTTTAATATATTGTGTTATTTTTCCACCGTGTTTAAAGGAATAATTATTTGTTCCAATATAAGGTCCGTAAGTTACCCCTCTATCAAATTCTGGCACAGGAGTGGTAATAGGCTAATATGTAGGGTATTGCAAATTTTCACCGTGAATTGCCGGTATTAGGGCTGCATCAGGCGCATCCCAATAAACATAACGTGTATATCCAGGACTTCTAAGTTGTCCCTTTTTATGACCTTTGGTCGGACGTGTGGTAATCGTTTTTTCTCCGGTTTTAGTAAAATTGCCGACATCATTATTGAAAGGGTTTGCTTCTATATATCCAGTATCATATCTGATCGTTCTCGATTTTTTAGGCCGAACTGTCTTTTTCCAATAAGTTGGTTTTGTACGAGTTCGGTATCTCATCCCAGAGCCCTTAGTAGCAAATCCAAGATAAGTTTCCGGAGCAAAGGCTGTGTCTAGAACAGTATCTACGAATCCGTTACCAGTAGATCCAGTAACGTCAGTAAAGTAAGTTGGGGCCCCTCCGGAATATCCACTTAAAATAGTATTATTCAGTCGATTACTAGTCCAATCACCAAATTTATAAGATCTTTCACCACTTGCCCAATCTCTAATATCTTTTACCGTTCCCCACATCAACTCACTCGCTGGAGTTAAAGAATTTATAATGCCGACTCCAGCTTTATTTTCAGCATCTGCTACTTCATTCTAAAATCTTCTAGCTTGAGCTGCTTGGGAATTAACGCGACCGTTATCAGCAATAACGCCCGCTGCTGACATTGCCTTTTGAGCTTCTGGATCATTAACGAGTTCTTGCATTTCCTATTTTGATAGGTTGTGATCCTTCATCCACTTATCATATCCATCAGCTTTTAACGCTCCTGAGGCTACAGCATTTTTAAATTCTCGAATTCCCACGGATCTATTATAACTTTCACCCCGATTTTTAGATACCTCTTGATCGTAGGCATCCCCTTCATCATTCAAAGCTCGAAGTTTAGACGCCACTTCTGGAGAAACATAATTCAAAGCATTCTAATAATGATTATAATACTAGGGATCAGTAACAGCATTAGAAGCGTTCATTAAATATTTTAACATTTCTGGAGAGTTGTAATATTCACTAGCGCGAGCATTTTCTGCAGAACTCACCCCTTGAATTTTACCAGCAGGCTGTTTTCCTTGATACTAACCTTTTCGAGTAGCGGTAAGAGTAGAGTCTCCGAGACCAGTAATCCCTAAAGCGGAAGCTGTTTGATCTCCAACCAAACCATCAACTTTTAGAATATCCTTGTGTTGATTTTGGAAATTTTTAATCGCTGCTAATGTTTCTGGTCCAAATTTACCGTCTTCTGCAATCTGTTTACCTAAAGCCTGTTTATTTAGTGCTTGCTGAATTTGCCTTATTTGATCGGAGGAATATCTTCGATTATGCCAATAAGAAGCATTAACCCCTCCTTGCTAGAAAAAATTTATTTCTCCGCCTTTCTTTTTTATAGGCAACCCAGTACAACTATCCACTTCCATAATCTTCCCACCTACTCGAGCCAACTTGCATTTACAAGGTTTGATAGGAAGCCCTCTTTGAGCTTTTTTAGCTTTCTTGGCTTTTCCGCCACATTTCATTTGCTGAGCACCTTGCATCATTTGCTGAATAACTTCTGCATATTGTATAGCTTGAGGATCGCCTTGCTAAGCTCTTTTAAGAATTTCTTTAATAGCACTTTGAGCTTGTGGATTTCCAGTCATGGCGTCTTCTACTAGCGTTTTAATTTCTTCCATAGGATCGGCAGTTACTCCGCCTTCTTGCATATAATCTGTTACCATTTTACCTCCTGTTTTAAACCAATTCGGGTTAATTGAATGCAGTAAATCTTGAAACCAATTACGATAATCATTGGCCTTAATACCTTCCTCTACGTAACTTCTATAACGCTTTAGTCTTTCAGGGTTATTTCCAGTTACTTCTACTGTATTTGTTACCGGGTAACCAATCATAGAATTATCCTCTGGTTCAGTCTAAGTTTTATATTTATAATGACTATCAGGCCCACTTAAATGAACTTCGTACTCACTAGTACTCCCCCAGGGAGAAGATCCTGTTACTGTAAAAGTTGTATCAGATTTAAGAGTATTAGGATCGGTGATTACTTGAGGTTGAGATACCCTACGTCCATCAGATGTCGTTCTAAATTTTGTCATGCTTCCATCAAATCTTTAGTGTTGAAAACTGCTTCTTGAATATACCCATCAGTTGTGAACCATCTGCAAACCATCCCTTGAAGGATTTTACCAGGGTTCTTTTCATCGTGAATGGTCATAGATTTCTTACGATCTACGATCATAATAGGCTTGTTAGGAATGTCCTACTTTAGTGTTACGAGCATTCCTGGAGTAAAATAGAATTTCTCTTCTGTCATAATTACTTCATTAATGTTAAAAGTGAAGGTTCAGCAATAATCCAGTAATACTCGTCTCTGAATTTTACGATCCTGCACGTTCTAACATCGAAGTAACAATCATCCCCAGGGTTAGCATATTTACAATCTTTTCCGACTTCAATAATCTTACCGCATTTAATAGGATGTTCTTTCTTATCTACTTCTCCGGAATCTGGATTTTCAAATTCACCGTCTGATACTGTGAATCCCTCCTTAGTTTCTTTTACATCATAGGGATCCTCTTCATACATTTGAACCATTACGTTGTTATACAAAGGTACAATTTCATTTTTTAAATCATTAGCCATAATCATATTATTTTAAAATTAAACAATCACACGTTAAAATTAAACTAGCTGTATTAACAGCATTTAAAAGGGAATGTTCTGTAACTGCAAAAGGTTCTATAATTCCCATTTCATACAAATCTCCGTATTCTCCGCTTTTAAAGTTATAGCCATTCCAGAAAACATCGTCAGTGTTCAGATCTTTTCCTTGACTTAAAAGCTTAAATGGAATTTGTAATACATCATACAATTTACCGGAAACAGAACTTGGCACTCTCCGTATACTTCCGGAACCTGGTAAAATACCACTTTCCAAAGCTGCTTGAGTGGCCATTACAGAATCTTCCACGCGATCTTTTCTCTCTTTTATTTCAACTTCAGAATATCCTCCAACATAAATAGTGGCAATGCCAGAAGTAAAGTTAGCCAATCTTTTCTTGTGAAAATTCATTTCCATTTCAGTAACTTTTCCTTCTTCTATAATGCTTCTAATAGATGTTATTCGATTCTTGATCTTTTCAGGATCCCCTTCAGTTCCTATAAAAGTTGTATTATCTTGTGAGATAATTACTTTCCGACAGGTCATTGATTCTCCTAAAAGAATCCTAAGATCTTCGATAGCAATTTCTCTAAAATTTCTATGTTCAGGACTTTTAACAGTGCACGATTTCAGCTTATCGTTACCTTGCTTATCATATAGATTACGAGCGAGGTTAAGAATAATTTCAGAATCGAAATCTGGTGCTATTAAAAGTAAAGATTTATCGGCTACCATAGCTCTGCCAGCTATTTCCGAAATCTTTTTGGTTTCTTCCATTTTAGTATCGGAAATATAAACCATTACATTTTCCAACACACATTGCCCCTTAAAGTTATTAACAAAATAAGGGGAAGAAAATCCACTATCGATTCTAAATCCTTCAGTATATTCAACTCGATCTGAAACATCTTCAGATTCAACAAACTGAACAATTCCATCTTTTCCAACTTTTGTAAAAGCTTCGGAAACTAATTTGCCAATAACAGGATCATTATTAGCCGATAAAGTAGCAACTTTCTATAAATCCTCTGGAGAAGTTACTTCTCTTTTAAAAGTTTTAAGGTAATCAATCGTTTTAGAACAATCCTGAGAAAGTTCTCGAGATAGTTCTATAGGATTTTCACAATCCTTAAATTCATTTACTAGTGCTCTAGCGATTACCAAACTAGTAGTGGAACCATCTCCAATAGTTTGAGCGGTTTTAACTGATATATCCCTCATTACTTCTATACCCATAGAAATATAAGGATCGGGATCATTTACGGCTGCTGCCACAGTAGCACCATCTTTTGTTATCTTGACCGAGGAAGGATATTTAATACACACATTCTTTCCTTGTGGTCCATACGTTTTTTCGACTGCATCTGCAATCAAATTTACACCTTCGATCAGCTTTTCTCTAGCATCTTGATCGAATTTTACATTAGCATAATTCATTCTCCAAATAATTTATTATATTCTTCTTTTGAGATCCAACGTTCAGTTGAATAAACTCCTAATAATTTCTTGTAATATTCTGGATTATCAGAAGTATTAATTTTATATTGAACCCAAATTCTTTGCTGATCAAAATCTATCCATCTTAATCCAGCATCTATTAGTTTTAACATTCTTTCGCAGGTCATATTTCCCATTTATTCAATACACATTTTGAGGATGGACTTTTACTTTTGGGCTACATCTTGCATCCACACCCCATTACAATATCTTTACCGGGGTATTTAACTAACTCTCCCGTCTTGATATTTATTCCCCTGCCACTATCGCATCTATCAGTATCCTCATTATATAATGGGCATTCTCTACATATTTTCATTCGAGCTTCTGACAACTCGTCTTCTCGACCTAATGCCCAATTTGTATAGCCTTCGGCTATTTCCTTAACTTGATGAAAAGAGTTTATTCCAAACATATTAAATTTCAATAACGCATTTTTTTCCAGATAAAAGATCATTATACAATGATTTAATAATTGGATCTTTTGCGTGATCGTATTCTATTTGATAGCGTTTACGCTGATCCTCTGATATGCATTGTAGTATAACATATTTAGGAGTTCTTTTCTTCCGAAAAAGATTTTTAAGAAATTTAATCATTCTTCTTTTGCATTAATAAAGGTAGTGCAAACATTGACGATTCTTTACTCAACCAGTTTGCAGCCTGATCGTAGTTTTTAATACTTCTAAAAAACTCGGTCATGTTATTATCCCAATTACCATCTTTAATATAATGCTTCTATGCATATTTAAGCATCTCTGGAGTTAATTTCTAAGTTGACTTTGTAAATCCGTAATAATCCTTTAACTAACTACCCCTAGCGGATAATTCTGTATTATTACCGTGTTCTAAGTAATATTGCATCTCCGGAGATTCTGCAGAGACATCAAATCCCTTTGCTTTCGTTTTAGGTGTGTGCGCTACATGGTCCATTTCATGAGAAATAACCTATGAATAATTATCCCGTATTTGAGGCACTTTAGAGTTGTATAATACAATAGGTTCGTTTATAACTCCAGGAGCACTAATTGTATGTGCTCCACCCTCACGAGTTGATGTAATTTCAAGCTATTTCTAAAATGCAGCTTTTTGTGCATCGGGTAAGTCAGGACGAGTGGCCTTTATAAATGCATCAAATGACTCTTTATTAGCTATATCATAAGTTTTAGGTGACTATGTAGATAGCCGTGCTTTATGATATTCCAATGGACTTTTACCAAAATATTTTACCCACTTTGACCGAGCTAAAGGCTTTAATAGTCGGATTCCTTTCGAAATTCCCTGTATAGCTAAATCAAATGGTCCACTTAAAACAGTTCCTGCTACAACAAATTCTCCAACAGGATCCGTTCCAGACAGTGGTTGATCCTGCTCATATAATTTCTAAACCTTATCAAAAGCTTCTGGATCTTTAGGCAGTGGCCCAGAAGGATTCTAATATTTCTTTATTTTATTATCAAAAAATTCTAAGTAATTCATCATTTTATCCTCCAACTAGGCCCAATAACAACTCCCACTCCAATCTCTAATCCGTGATTTACTTGCATAGGATTAGTAGGGGTAGCGTTTAATCCGTAACCTATATAAGGACCAACAGTAATATCCCACCCAAACTTTTTAGGCTTCTAAACAATCAACTCATTTTTCTGCAAATAAGAATGATTAAGCCTAACAGAATCAATATCAGAATTATAGCCATGGAAATTAATCTTTAGAGTTGTTTTGGTAGAATCAGTAGCTATAGTGTCTATATACTCCTTATAATCAATAGGAATATCTTTTACATAGACGGTATCACCTTTTTCTGTTACATAGACTGTATCAATCCGATCAATATACTTGATCTTAGTCTTTTCTTTAATAACTTCCTAGTCGATAAAAACAGTGTCGTGAACCTAGATATATTCTATATTAGATCCAGGTTTATTACAAGCAGGAATATTTACTAAAATCCCAATTCCAAACCCTATAAATAGAATTAAGATATATTTCCAAATCTTTTTAAAATCCATTAGTATTCTATTTGTTTGCACTTATCTAATTCTCGTCTAAGTTTAAGATGCTTAACGTGATATTTTATCAACATTTCAGCTTCATCGGAAAGATATTCCACTGGAAATTCTTTCTTCTTCTTAAGATCCTTAACCTGAACTATTACAAGGCTTTTAATAATAAAATCTGGATTAAGAGATTCAATCATTTTCGCGTATAAAGACAATTGCAACTAATATCGAATTCCGTCGCAGTCATCTAATTTATTAAGCGGAAATTTCATTCTCTTAGTCTTTTTCTTTCCCACTTCAAACATAGACCGGAATTTAATCGAATCGTTCGTTTTCCAATCTATTATAGTGATTTCATTACCATCTTTTATTACTAAATCGGGAATCCCTACTAAAGTAAATTCCTCGTCTATAGGCAATTCTATTCTAAATTCTGGGAAAATTCCCTTTTCTGTATTTAGAAAGTTTTCTATTTTTTGCACCTAATAAAGATCGGTATCTACTCCTAGATTTTTAATTCCTTTTAAATCAGTGCAAAACATATTATGGATAGTTTCGTGAGTTGAAGTTCCTATCGATTTAGCTTCTTCGTTCTTTTGCTTCCATTCTGCCTATAATAGATTTCGCTCAGTTTCAAATAAAACAGGATCAGGGATAAATCTTTTATCGATTCTTTTAGATCTTAGAAGAACCATTTTTATAGAATCAAAATCCGGATGGATTTTCTCCAAAGTTTTATAAGAAAGCCAAAACTCAGAATCGAAGTTATGGTAATCATTTAGAATTTGAGTTACGCTCAATTTTTCCATACACATGTATTCATTTATCATGCAAAGATAGATAAAATTCAACTTTTAAAAAATAAAAAATCGTAAGATCCCAATTAGGAACCTTACGATTAGTTTATTTCTATTACAAATCCCACACCACTGCGGGATAATAGAATAAATCAAATTACTTTTTAACAGCTTGTTTCTTAGGTTTCTCCAAAAGCTGCTTCAAATGCCATTCTACGAGCTTAATAATTTCAGGACTGTAATTATCCTTATTCTCCATCATTTGAATCAGCTTACCCCATTGCTCACCCAGTTTATCAGCACGAAGTGCTTGGTATTCAGCTTGTAATTGTTGTGCTTGCTGAAGAAGCTGATCATAAGCTTCTTTTAACTTGTCATAATCATTTTCCATAAGTCTATTTTATTTTATTAAATTGCTCTATTGGATCGATTTCTGGAGATAATTTTTTTAACTCCTCAAAAAATCTTTCATTATACTAACTCTTTTTTGCCCCTAGATGTGTAAATCCGATTTCCAGTGCATATTGATTACATTCTTCGTTTATTCTAGGAACTAAAGTCTAAATTGAATAATCTTTTACTATCTGAGTAAGATGCCATTGTTCTAAAATAATATCAGGCCAAAGTTCACCGAAATTCATATTCTAGCAAATATCTACATTGCGCTTGTAAAGATTTATATATTTATCTTTTAATTCCTGATTATTAAATCGCATTACGCTGGTATTATACCACCCTTCGATATTTTCTTGAATTTGTGGTTGAATTTCCTAGATTTTTCTTACGGTTTCTATCAGTCTTATATTCTTATCAAATCGATTTAATAATTCTTCGTCTTCATAAAGCGCTGTTAAAACATCAGCCTGACATTTTTCTACTTCTGCATAAACTCTTCCTTTTTTAAAAAACGCGTCCCCGTCGATTAAAATATCTCCTAGATTCATTTTTTCCAACGCTATAAATTTCATACTGGCGGCAAAGTGATAATTATTAGTAATAGTGTTTTTAGATACGATAACTTCGTCATACGGGACGTGTGATAAAATTTCAGCTCCTAGTGGGTCAGTTACCAAATAAATTTTATATCCGTTATTTTTTACTAACATCGCCGAATACGCATAATCTAAAAGTAAAGTAGCTAGTGACGTATCGAACTAATCGAACTTATTGCATAATAATGGAGCACTCCAAAAGGAATGATAAAAATTCATTTAACTTTATAATTGTTTATACAAACATGTTTACTACTTGAAGGGTCATAGCTAATATGCAACCAGATAGACCCACGACTATTAGATTCGAAAAGACATTCCGAAAATTTACCCAATCGTTTTGCGATATCAAATATTTCTTTTGTCTTAGCATTAGTGTCCCCTATAATATCGGCAGCACAGCCTCTAAGATGAAACGAGTTAGGCTAACCTCCTACTTCTTTATTGAGTTTAGAACACCGATAACCGCTTGTAACAGTTATCGGCTTACCAAACTCTTCTCTTATAGGATCTAGAACTTCATTAATTAAACGTTCTAGATTAACCTTTACTTCCTCTGAGGGAGTATTGTCGATTTTCTTTTTAGAGGCTACAGAAGACTTGCACAACTCATTAATCGTGAAGTACTTCATCTTTCTTTTTCTTATTATACTTACGCTTAGGCTTTTTAACTGGTTCTGGAGCTGCTTCTACTTTTACTAGGTTAAGCAACGGAAGAACCTTATCAGCAACAGCCTTAAGTTTCTTAAGAACCTCATCAAACTTCCCTATAGGAAAAGCTTTTACCAAATCATCTTTCAAACTATCCAACTCTTTAATCTTACCATTAAGGGTGTTAAGAGTGGCCTTAAGTTTCAATTTAGTTTCATCGAGCTCATTCATAAGATCGATATTCTTTTTACGAAGCTTATCCACGTATTCTGCATAAATAGCTTCGTATATAGCTTCTTTAAGCCATTTGCAGTTGAGCAACTGCTTTACAATCCATTTTTTCAATTTCATATATTAATTATAATTAATTTCGGACTGAGTAGGAGTTTATGCGATCTAAAAAATTAAGCACTTCTTGCTCATCTTGTAATCCTTCAGATACTATATAACTCCATATATCTTCCAATTCATTTATGGAAGAGTCTAGTTTCTTTTGTAAGGTTTCGTCAATCATAAATCCCGTAACGCCTTTTTAAATCATTAAGATCTTTCTCATTATAAGCTGATAAAACTGTATTTACATTCAGCCTATATTTATAAGGAGCTTCTCGAACATAAGGTTGGTCGCTCACTATCTTCTCTTTAGTTTCAATCCCCTTAATCTTATTTTCTAATTTTTTTAACTCCTTTTCTACTAATCGAAAATCTTCTGGGATGGGATTTAGATATTCCACCTTATAATTAGTAGGAGTATTCTTAGCAACCCATTTCTTTACTTTTGTAGTACGGGTAATTTTATCACCCTGGATTATTACTCCAGGTAAATCTTTTAATTCATTAGTCATAAGTCATTGATTATTAGTTGCTTCGCCTGGATTCGAACCAGGACTCCAAGTTTTCTTCACCACTCTATATTACTATAGCCATTTCTGTTGTGGTCCGGACTTTGTCTTCACCTTACTTTTACAAGCTTAGGTGTCTCGTATAAAGTCTCTACACTCGGCTTAATAGCCTAGCTCGGCGTTGTCCCTAAGGAGTTTCACCGACTTAGCGAGATTTACATCTGAAAGTTTCCTACCAGAGCTCCTGTCTGTAACTTACTGAAAATCAAGTAGTTACAAGGAAGAGACTTGTTTGCTAACCCTTACAATTCACGAAGCAGTAAAAATCCTCCCGTGTTTCACAACATGAGGAGGAAAATCATTTATATGAAAAAATAATAATTCATCAACCCACAGTAGGTTCGTTGCATATTATGTATTCGTCAAAATCTTCTTCAAATCTTCTTCTGTAAATTTTCCTTTATGAGTTGCTATTCTTCTTCCTGATTCCGATAATACTAAGAAAGCAGGAGGATTACCATAAACATTATAATCAGACATAACATCTGGATCTTCATCACAATCGAATATCTCGTAATCGAGACTATTCTCAGAACAAAATCTTTGAATCAGATCCTTCATAGATTTACTATATCTGGAGCAACACGTGTGGAAATAAATTATTTTCATTTGAACTTTACAGTCAATTTATTATCCTTAATTTCAATCCTAACGTTTTCATCAGAATGCCAGATAGCACTAGTAACTTCAGTAAGAATCGGAGTTGGAAGTTCTATAGTTTCCTTTTCGCGAAGTTCTTCTATACAAGCTTCTATAACAGAATCTTTAATAGCATCAAGCAAATCCCCACTCATTTCGTCAGAATCCTCATAATCATCAGCTTCATCAATTATATCCATTATAGGCGTATAATCAGTAACCATTTTCAGATAATATTCCAACCAGATATGTTCATTCTCAGGAATTTCATTAAGCAGTGTGGCCAGTAATTGAGCTTTGAACTTAGGATCCTCATCCTCTTCTGGAGTTTCGTCAGATTTAATTTCTCGTTCAACGTCGTTAAGAATACACTTCAGCGTAATTGCTACCAAAGGAAGGAGATCTCGATGTTTCTTACTAGCGAGCTCAGCGTCATAAACATCCTCAGTTTGTGTGCAGTAAGCACTAATCAATTTAGTAATTTTACGAAGCGTAAAATATTCAGATTCATTCATTCCGAGATACTCAGAAATAAACTTTCTCCAACCCAGTTTCTTAAGCAAATTCTTTTCGGTTTCGGTAAGATCTCTCAAAAGATCTTTTTCCAAAAGCATTAATTCATCATTCATTGTAAAAATAATTTAAAAGTTTTTCAAATTCGTTAATTTCCTCATCAGTTTGAGTGTTTTCAGCTATATGTCTCTTAAGAGCTTTCCACTTTCTCATAACCTTCTTTTGAATCCCTTGTTGTATGAACTAATAACTCAGTTCGTCAGGAATTTCAATATCATCTATTTCATTTAAATAATCATTATCCATATTTCTCTTAATTTGACAATGCAAAGTTACTGCTTTTTCAGCAGTTAAAAAATCGAGATATATGGAATTTATAAAATCAAATAAAATCCCACCTCATTTCGATAGAAATAATAAAAGCGAGCCTTCTAATAAGAAAACTCGCTTTAACTTAAACTTGCCAAAATTTATAAGCATTTTTATCTCTACCAACGTGATAGTGAGCACCAGTTCCTCCAGTTCTAGCTAACATCTCTTTAGAAGTTTCATCCAAAACTCCTAATTTATGTGATTTCATAAAATTAGCTATTTCGGGAGTGTTTCTAATTATATCAGCTATCTCTTGGAAAGTATGTCCTTCAGTAGGAACAATATCCATAGCTTCTCCACTAGCGTGAAAGGAAGGAGATCCATTAGAAGTAACAGCACCTTCCCTATATCCGCTTGTAATAGTTATAGGAAGATTGTATTTAGTAAAAAGATTTTGAAGATCAACCAAATCTTGGTGCATCTTTCCTGATGATTTACTAATAGGAGTTCCGAGTAATGTATATCCAGAAAAATCCTAATCTTTAGGAGTTACCGTGGAAGTAATAGTTAGTTTCTCAGGTTCACTATAATTAGAAACAAAATCCCATAACCTCGTTATCGGGGTAGAATCGTCAGACTTTACTTTAGTAGCTTGCATAAAAACTCGTCCACCAGTCTAATGTTTAAAATGCCTTGCGTTCTCAGCAAAAGTGGCTCTTTTTCTCGTAGTAGGATTAGAAGAATGTTTTCCTTTCTAAATACACTCCTCAGTCACCTTACCTCCACAAAATTCGGTAAATTTCCCCCTATTCTTCTTTTTAATGTGGATACCACTTCCGTTTTTGAAAAAATCTATATATCCCCCATTTTTAAAAGACTATCCTGCAGCGTCAAAAGCACTAGAACCTAGAGTAGTCGCACCCGCTGCTTTATACCATCGTCTCGCCTAATCGGCACTCTTTGCAGCTTCCTGCGCTTTTGCTGCTGACATGTTAAATAAAGTTGTTGGAATTTCCGCAGAAGCTTTATTAGCAGCAGCTGCTTGCTGTGCAAATTCAGAAGCTTTAGAAGCTTCTTGCTTAGCTTTTGCTTCGCCTTCAGCACGACGATTTTGTTCACGAGCATTTATCTCAGGATCATTACCAGCAATAGCTTTATGATAATTATTAGCATCAGAACCAGTATCCTAAAATACAACACCACTACCTTGAGCTAGTTTTCTCTCTACCTCCTCTAGCTATTCAACAGTCATTCCCTTCTTTTTAGCCTCTTCTGCTCTAGGATGGACAATCGGTTCAAAAACCACTGGAGCATAAGAATGAATAGTACTACTAGGTAAGGACTACATTAAAGTAAGATAATTTATATCACCTTCTGCATTTACCACCATGATTAATTTTATACCATTTAATAATTATACAAATACACAGGAATAATCCTGCAATTAACGCTATCCACCTAAGTGGAGTTAGTAAAATACCTAAACCGATAGCTTTCTATAAATCCATCAGTAAGGTTACTATAATAGTATACCAAATACACGATTTGTGTAATGGACACATATCAAATAAAATAGAACTAGTAATCAGTAAAGATCCTCCTAAGAAAGAAGAATCTACTAAATACTAAGTAAAAGGAATATTTATTCCGTGTAATAAGAAAGCTACATGAGTAGTAAGTAATATAACAAAGACCGGGGGAAGATATTGAAATAACTTAATAAAAGCTTGTTTGTGAGTGTCTTTCATTTCTTGAAGAAATCTAAATAGTTGAGAGTTCCGTCTTCTTTTAAGAAATTATTAAGATAGTTTAATAGACTTTCTCTGTCGTAATATTCTATTAGATCATTTATATTTGGATCAGTTCGATATAAACTAGGATTCGTTTCGAATTCTTCTAAAAGTTGTTTATAAGGTTTATTAGTAGTTTGATGTAATCTACGAAGAGACATCGCTCTAGCGCGAAGTTCTGAAGGATCTGAATAATACTAGTTAACCCCATCTTTTGTTTTTACTGGAAATTTTTGATTAAATTGCGTAATGAAAGTATTAACATTGTCTGAAGCTTGACCTCCAGCACGAACTTGTTTGTGAAACATTAACTTTCGAAGCTCCTCCTGATTTATAACATTTTGGTCAATCAATGCTTTGACAACATCGTCGTTTAGTCGTATTTCAGGTTTGGTTTGCGAAATTTTTCTCCATGTTTCTTTAGGAATTCCCCAATACTGCTTTACATACTATTCAGGGGTAATATTGATATTATTAGCTTTTAAATAATGTTTGACCCAGTTTTCCCATTCCGAGAAAGTGCACCAATAGTTAGTTCCTGGAATTTGGTAACTATTGATTGTGCTCATCATTGAACTTATAGGATTATTTGGAGGGAGTTCCGCAATTATACTTTTATTTGCTTCCTGTAATTGAGATTTTGATAATATTTGCGCAGTAGATTCAGGAAACTATTTTCTAAGAGCTTCTTGATATTCTGCATCTTTAATTGTTCTTTCAAACCTTTTAGTTCCCTACTGTAAAAATTCATCACCTGTAAACAGTTTCTTCGGTTTTGGTCCCGACATTGTGAGCCCGGACTAAGTCATTACTGATCCAGATGCTATAGGTTTTCCTGAAGTACTTGTCCACACTTTAATAAGAGGCTTAGAAGTTCCAGCGAAAGGTGCTAATCCTACAGCCGCCATTAAAGCGTGTCCGAGAACTTGTAATCCAGTTCCAATGGATCTTCTATAATCTTTTTCTTTTATGTATCCTTGTAATCTATTAATTTTTCTGCTCCAGCTGTCAGTTCTTCTTGTGTTAAGACACCTGGTAATGAATATTTAACAAAATCCTTAGCAAAGTTTCCAACTGGCTCTGGAATTGACTCTACGATAGTTTTTGTTCCAGGGTTTTGTTCTATTATTGGAATTTCTTCTGGCATAAATCTAAATAATTTGGTTTTACAAACTAAGTCAAATCCCACTTAGGAACCAGTTTTTGTCTAACAGTCTAACCCCAGGCAGTCCCCGGATTGTTAAACTATGTATTAAAGTTAGAATACTAAGACTATTTAGAATAAACAGTATTATTATGTTTAGGATCGTATACTCCTAATAACATAGCAGCTCTACGTTGTTTACGGTCTTTTACTCCACCTTCTGCTGAGTCTATATCTAATTCCTTTATAATAGACTCTGCTTCTTTGAGAGTAAGTCTATTATCAGCATAAGCGTCTTGAAGAGCTTTAGTAAACTTGGGGCTTTTAGCAAAAGCACCTTGACCTCCTCGATAGAGTTGGTCTATAAGAGCATATTTAGTCTACTCAGGAAGAGAATCGTAATTTGGGAAGTACTGTCGAATATATTTTTCCTTTTTATTAATATAAGCCGGAATGAGTTTTACAGCTTCTTGCTCAGTAATGGTAGAATCTGCTTTTACTGGAGTTCCGTCTGGCATTGTGTCGGAACCATATCCTATTGAATAATGGTCAACATCCCAGTAGGCTTTTGGCTTGAAGCCTTCATACTATTTTAATAAATCTATAAACCAATCTTGCATATACACTATTTTTTGCAAAAATACTAAAAACTTTTAATAGAAAAAAGGAGAAAAGGTAAATGCTAAGATATGCGAATAAACTTAAGATAGAGATTATAAAAAAATTTATACCAGGGAGGTCATTTAGAATACCCCCGGTATCTTAATATGAGAGTGGTGGGGGAGGGGAAGGTATCACCTTTCCGACCCCCGGAGTCCGCTTGGGCGGAAATCAAATTTGAAATCCGCTTCGCGAATTTAAATTTGAAAATTAAAATTTCTCACTATGTTCGAAATTAAAAATCTTTCTGCAGCTGCACAAGCAGCAGCGAAAGCTACTGCAGCACAGCTGAGTAGCGACAAAAGTCTCGAGGCTACCCTCGAGAAACTCATCACCGCAGCGAAGGGTCTGCCGACCCTGCTCGACGGTGACGAACTGCAACTTGTAGACCAAGTTGCAAAAGTCTTAACTTTCACCGATAATAACGGTGAAAGTCGCGACTATTTTGCCTTTGGTGCGGATATTATCCGCAAAGGCAAGAGGTTCCGCTCCGTCAATCTCGGAGTCTCTTCCTTTGTCAGAGGCTCCTTGCTTGTCGCAACGGAGATGCCGGAAGCCGGCAAAGTGAGCGGCTCAGAACTGAGACCGCGTTTCACTGGTGCCGATGTCGACTTCGTCGACTTCGACGGCGTGAAACTGCCTGCTATCACAGGCATCACCTTGAAAATCAAAGGAACAAAAGTATTTGTTCCTGATTTTCAGGAGAATGCCTTTAGAAAAGGCAGCCAAGCCGTATGGGCTTGGACGGAAAAAGAAAATTATGGTATCACTCTGTGATACCATAATTTTTTTTGTACTAGTATAAAAGCATACTAATGCAAAAGTATAATGGTGCAAAAGCTGCAGTATGTTTGCGGTAACTTGTTCCTCGACTCAACGAATAATTATGTATTTTACAAATTATTTAGCTGGGTTGGGGAATTAATTCCCAATCAGTTCTATTATTGTAATATTACAAATGGTAGAATTGATGAAATTGTGCCTATTAGTAGTTGCTCAGACTAATTGACCAAAGGAAAGACTTTGACTGTAGGAAAGATTACTCACCTAAGAGAGATTGGTTTCTCTCTTAGGTTCTAACTCCTTGCAACGAGTCTTGTGGAGTATAAATCAGGAAAGGCACGTATCTATTATTAATTTCTTTTAATAGTTTTCTTTGTAGATAGACCAAACTGAGTCATTCTCAGCATGAATATTTAAAGTAAAACTATTACTTATATAGAATAAGTTAAAACACGATAGGGTCATTGTAAGTTCGACTCTTACAACCTCTTAGAGATATATAATAGTTCTAGACACCATTATATATTGCTCAGATGAGTAAAGTGGATGACGGTTCGTCACTTATTCTATTCTTTACTTATAAGGGATTGGTTTCCCTTATAGGTTCTAATTTTAAAATAACAAAAATCCCACACCATAACTAAGCAGACTGGATCTTGACTTAGGACTGGTGTGGGATTTAATTCAGATTATTCGGCATCAACAATTTCATAAGTTACCTGCAATTCTTTATCTTTATATAGTTCATCTTTACGTATCTTTTGATTGCCCTTCCAAAATATTTCTGGATTAACTTTATAGATACCTTTCTTTATTACAGAGATTAGGTTATCTTCTTTTAATGCTTTTAATGCATTTGTTAATTGATTAGTGCTGATATCAGCTTCAGCACATATTTCTTCGCGTGTTCCTGGAGCAACAGTAATTATTCCAGTATCAAATCCGGCTCGTTTACATAGCTGTTGTAACACAATGTTGTTAATTCCAGATTTTTTCAAACTTGGAAACACTTGTAAATAATCAAAGAAAACCATATAAAAGTTTTCTGCATTTACTTTTCTTCTGATTTTTTTCTCAGATTCATATCGTAGGTATTCCCCATTTTCATCTACGACTTCTTTTACTATTATTTGTTCTGTCATAGTTAAATTTAATTTTAGCACAAAATTACTATAATCTAATACATAAAAAAAGTGTAATTTATTATTTTATAAATGTGCACTTTACACTAGCCTGATTAATTTTTTACACAAAATGAAGTGTATAAAATTCATTTTAAAAGTGTAATACACAAATAAAATGTAAACTTTCTCCTTTTACGACAATTAATTTATCGTATACGTGTAGACAATTATCGGAGAAGTGTAAATCAAATTTCCTCAAATCCCTTTATTGATGGGGCTTGCAGAGGAATTTTGGAGTAATTTCCTTCTTATCTAATACTACCGTTAAAATCAGTAATATGAAACAGTTTTGTAAGTATACCTTCCTAGCTATGTTTGTAATAGCTATGGTGTTAATAATAGGCGGTTGCTTCCGCTTTGTAATAGAAGCAGAGTTCGTTTCTTGGTTTGGATGTGCAGGGATACTATTAGTTGCTAGTAGTATTCCAGCACTAATCTACGAGATGATGCCATGATAGATTGGGTTGTTTCATGATTTTTTGTTTTTGTTCCTTCCTCAAGTCGTGATGATTCGGGATAGGATTTTTAAAATCAGCTGAGGATTAAATAGATATTTTAGTTTTGTTAAGATCGAGTTTTTCTTTTATAAAGGAAATGATATCTTTGCATACCGGACACTAAGTCTAGCGCAAATTAGGGTCTGGGTGTATTATAGAAAAAGCGGACACGATAGATAACTATTTGATAATCAGTGAGTTATGACGACAAAAATTATTACTATGGACAGATTAGATTATCTGTCAAACAAATTTGAACAGCTTCCGTCGAACTGTATCTTCAATAAAGGCATGACTGGATGTGGTGGAAGTTACTTAGAATTACATTCAAAGCGAGATTCAATTATTCTTGTTCCAACTGTTGAACTTGTAAAGAATAAAACCGAAAAGGGTATTCAGCCAATTTATTCAGCTGTCAAGGATAGTGCAGTAACAAAATATCTCGAATCAGATATTCCTTATAAAAAGATAATTGGAACTTACGATTCTATTTCTCGTATTATAAGGTTAATTGATCCGAAGAAATATTTCCTTTTAATAGATGAGTATCATGTTCTATTTAATAGCTATGTCTTTCGAGATGAAGCTATAAAGAATGTGCTTAATCATTATAAGGATTTCAAAGCATTTTGTTTTATGAGTGCTACCCCGTTAGAGGATTTATGTATTCTTAAAGAACTAGAAGATATTGATCAAATAACGTTAAAATGGAAAGATTCAGTACCAGTAAAGATTAATATTATCGATACTTATTTTACGACAAATGAGTTATTTAATCTATTTAATAATGACACAAATCCTGGTAATTGGCATATTTTTCTCAATTCTGTTGGAACCATCCGACAAATAGTTCCAAAACTTGACGACGAATATAAAGTAGTTTGTTCGGCTATTAATAAAAAGCAAGCAAAACTTAATTATGGAACAACACTAGATAAACCAAAGAAATATAATTTCTACACATCTTGTTCATTTGAGGGATGTGATATTTATGACAAATATGGAAAAACTGTAATAGTTTGTGATACTAGTATATCCACAACTATTCTTGACATATCAACTCTTATTCGACAAATCTGTGGAAGATTAAGAGATTCTGTTTATAAAGATCAGATTACTCTAATTCTTAATACACAAAAACATAGATATGCTGCAGTAAAGCCATATAACTTTCAATTAATGGTTCAAGATAATATTCGAGATGGTAAACGATGCGAAGAACAGTTCAGAAATTTTTCAGATCGTGATAAGGCTTTGGAACGAAGAAAGTATTCTCCTGAAACTTATAATTCCTTTTATGCTAATATGTATGAGGGAAATATCTTTTATGACGATAATCTTCGTAGAATGGATGAATATAACTATAAATTAGTTAGTGAGATTTATGATAATTCTATTACAGTAATGAAAAAGTGTGAAGAAACTCATTTCGAATCAACGAATCAATTTACTAAAGGGGATACTTGGGTTAAGGAAAAGCTTTTAAATAAAGAATATACTTATGAAGAAATTGAAAGTATTTTTAAACCTATTGCTGAAAGTTTAGGTTTGACTTGGTCTAGAAGAACTAGTATTGATGAGTTCTTTCCCCATTATATTAAAAAGCGAAAGATTATTCAAGGTATTAAACATACAGTATATAAATTTAATTTTCAATAAAATAATGAAAAAACTCCTTCTCGCCTTTCTATTACTAGGTAGTAGTCTGGCTTATGGCAAAACTGTTTATACACACAGATTCTATGCCATAGAAAATCTCATCACATCTCAAACGCTTGTAATAGAAGGATCTATTCGAATAGAACCTGATGTTATGCTTACCATGCACTTTAATGAGATGGATGAAGGTGATACTTATAAGATTTTATCAGTAGTAAGATCTTATGAGAATGTAATTTATTATTTGAAAAGTTATACAAATGATAAATGTGCTAAATTAATTTTTAATAGATCTTGGTCTCGTGCTAGATTTATTTCAGATACATTAGATCTTAATTTTCACTTTTATCAGGTATGAGAACCAGAATTAACAAAATTCCCGTCTATATCGATGGATCTAGACGATATAATCGTAGTGGAGAAGCTACTAAAGATAAAATCTCACGTCTAAAGAAAGAGCTAGGTCCGATTGAAATCATAACTCATACTGTTATGAGCTTCGGAGAAGAAATCATCATCGATGAGAGTGACATTGAGATTTATCGTGAGTTAAACATAGAAGTTCGGGAGAAAATTGTAATCAAAAATCGGTGATTTTGGAGGGAAAAGTGGAAAATAGTCCGTTTCACGCTCTTGGGAAGCCTATTTTCTCATTTTCCCCTCAAAAAATTCCGTGAGGGCGCGGGGCCACTACACTCGAACGAAAATTTTTTATGTTTTTCCCAAAAATTCCCTTACATTACTCTCACTTCAATTTCACTACCCTAACTTTCAATAAAACCCATTTTAATTTAAACCAATAATATGTATACTTATTTAGTCGGAGGTCATCCATATCACAGTGGCCAAAAAGCGTCTGATTATCAGTGTGATTGCACTGGAAAAATTATTCAAATTTCCTTCCCAGAAGGAGCTAAAGTAACTTGGTGATGGACTATTTTTCTAGACCTATTGGAGATATTTTCTCATTAAAAGATAAAACCTATCAAGTGATTAAACGTCTTGATAGATATGCTTGTTGCGAGTGTGATCTTAACTATGAAACCTGTTATAAATATCTTGATCTGACTGGCTATTGCGATGCTTCTCGTAACGATGATAAACGTGTAGCATTTAAACAAATAAACAATATGACAGAAGTTAAAATTACCGTTCCTGAAGGAATGGAAATTGATGAAGAAAACAGCACTTTTGAATGTATTAAGTTTAAACCTGCAAAATCTCATTCTTGGGATGAGAATTGAAACAAAATACTTATTTCTCTTCTGATGAAATTAAAAGTTTTATTGCATTATTCAAACTTCGACTTCTTCGAAATGAATGGGTAAATCGGCCTATAACTGAAAAAGAAGTTTTCTTTCCGACTAAAGTTAGTGGTAAAGTTTGGGATGTCAATCAAAAACCTCGAGTAAACAGTAATTTGACAGATTGGCTGATATTTCCAAATAGAGACTTGTGTAATCTGTTTATACATTACTTTGGATATCTTCTCAACGAAACAATATAATCTTCACCTTAATCAGAGTCAGTTCGCCGCTGTATGATAGATAAAAGAATGACTGTTTAGTGTTGAGCTGTAGGTCATTATTAGTGAAGATTTAAGAACCTAGCACCCTAATCACACATAAAGTAAACTGTACAAGTAGGGTAACGCATATCAATTATAGGAATAACTGCCCGTGTGAGCTGTAGGTTATTTTTAGTGCTAGGTTCTTTTTTATGAAATTATGGGTATCTAATAAAGCTGACAACTAGGAAAGACTAACAGGTTACCAGATCCTTAAAACTGGTTTTTGCTGCTGTGGCGAAATCGGAAGTACGCATCAGACTTATTATTGAGTGCTTTAAGAGAAATCTTAGAAGTAGAATTCCCCTAACAAACCGAAACCTCGTTTATGGCGACATAAACTTTGGCGAGGGCTCTCTAAATTGAGGTAATTTTTTGATCGAGAATATCTACCTCATAAATGGCGTAGAGGCCATACAGGGAATACCTATACTGATAAAGTGTTATCAGCATGGTAAAGAAATGGTCCAGACTACAAAATCTCTCTGAGATTGCTCGTATCAAAGCGAGTGTGGTTTCGAAAATCTGAGGGTTTGAAAAAACCGTGTGGGTTCAAGTCCCACCAGCAGTACAAAAGTTTTTTCATATATATTAAGGTATAAACTTATTGTAGGGGAAGTTTCTCGTTTTATAACCTATCCCTCTTTACGAATTGAAACCGACTAAAGTAAGGTTATAAGTGGGTTTCAAAAACTTGACTTCCCGGGAGTCTTTACTGCTAAGTTATCCTAGATGGTTATAAGCAGATTTTTAACTGTTTCCGAGGCAAATAAAAGATAGTATATAATATCTTTTATGGTTGGGGCGCGGCGAATAATAAGTTTTCCGGACCTTATTATTCGGATAGGAAACAGTTTTTGCCTATTAGATTAAAGGCAGATCGTTAGCTTTTCAAGCTAAAGAACTAGGATCGTTACCTAGATAGGCTACTAATTACAATTATTATGTTTGGATTTTTTATTTGTCTCAGTATAATCCTATATGTAATTGCTATAGGAGTAATGATGTTCTTTTTAGACCCATTTACTGATAGTTTTATTCTTCAATGGATAGGTTCTTTATTTTGGCCTATTACAGTATGGATAGTTAGTTTAATCATCATCATTAAATATCTAAGAAATGAAAGAAGTAACTTATGAAATTTTCCAACAGAAGTTGGAGAAATTCAGAAATCATTCAGATTTTATTTTTGACTTAAAAATCTGGGTTAATAAGCATTTAAAACCTATCTGGTTAAACTCTATAGGTCATTGGTTTATAGAGCATATTTTTCCTAGAACTTGGTGGGATATGTATTCTTTCCCTTACTATTACGAAGCCAATAAAGATAATTATCCTTATACTAAAGAACTATCTATGATTGGTAAAAAGATTACTGATGGCTGTAAAGAAGGAGTAGTTCAAAGGATTATAGTATTCTTAGACGACTCTTATTATGAAGTAACAGATGATGGTTGTACCCATCTTATATTGTGTAATTCGCAAATAGAAGTATTATGAGTAATTACGAAGGAAAACTAGAAAAACTCATACAGAAATGCTATGATGACATTGCTGCTTATGTAAAAACTTATTTTACTTCTGTAGAACAAGGTAATGGTATGGTTGATGTAGTAATTTATGAAAAGAAATTACCAGAATTACGAGCAGTAACTCACCTAAATCCTGGCGATGATACTTTAATTACAGTTTATATTGATACCATCCGTTATATGGATTTTGGTAGTAGTGGCTCTATCTATCTTAGAGGACAGTTTGTTAATATCCCTATAGAAGAACTTACTAATAATGATGTTTGTTGTTTAGCAGATTATGTAAATAGTTTATGATATAATGAATTACAGCCAAACAAATAAATTGAAGAATAAAGCCATTAAATTAGGAATGATTAAATGGCTTCAAGTTCTTGATTTACTGGAGCAACACAAATGGAAAACTATAAGTTTTGGAATCATTATTTTAATTTATTTATAAAAATTTATGAAAAGTAAGTTTTTTATTACTCCTATTATTTCAAACATACTAGAAAAGAAAAGATGTCCTTTTCCTCATACCTATTGTGTAATTATAGATTGGCTAGATTCAAAAGGCTACGTAATAACCATAGAAGTTGCTTATTATGATATAAATAATTATTCTTTTAGAAGTAACTTATATTATAAAGCTGAAAAGATATATACTTCTGAATGGATGCAATCTAGAGAAAAAGCATTAGATGCTAGTATTCTTAAAACGTTGGAAGATTATTTATGACAAAAGAAGAACAAGAACAATGGAAACAATAAAAATAAACGGTAAAGAGTATTTGCTTGATATAGAGCAAGCAAAATCTCAAGGTCTACTTAGAGAGAAATACAATAGACCACGGAGTTGGGAGGAGTATGTCAATACTCAACCGTGTGGTGTTAATTCTACAAATGATGTATATCATATTGGAGAATATGATTCTTTCAATTCTTTAGAAGAAGCCAAAGCCTTTTGTGCTCTCGGCAAGTTAATTCAACTCCGAGACGCTTGGTGGGGTGATTGGAGACCTAACTGGGAAGATAATGAATATAAATATAATATTGAAATATATTTTAACAGGATTGATATTGCATATCATGCCAATCTGTCGTATATTCTCGCTTTTCCAACGGCAGAAATGAGAGATGATTTTCTTAATACTTTCCGAGATTTAATCGAACAAGCTAAAATGTTTTTGTAATGAATATTTTATTATTAATTTTACTAATTCTTTGTTGGATATGTAGTTTTATGTTATTAGCAGGCACAGTATTATCTAACAGATATTTATGGGCTGCTAAAATAATGTATAAACTATTACTTCCACAAGATTACAGGGACTATAAAGAAGCACTTTCTTTACCAAGTATTCCTATTTGTAATAAAGATAGTGAAAAACCAAATGGATATTATATCTATTGGTTTAACGATAAACATCAGGCATTATTTTATGATACTGAGTGTGTATTAAGCGATGGTCCTTTGTTAAAAAATCTTATTAAGAAACAACAGCTGTCCGAAGTGACGTCCAAGTAATACAGATCGTAACACATATTTATTCGTATTATAAATATTCGCATCGTATGGCGACAAGTGTGAGGACTTGGTGGTTTTCCTCTTTTTATTATGAAAATAGGTAATGTAGTTCAAATATCTCCAAATATTCGAGAATCTGTTCGTGGAGTTGTATCATCTATGTTAAAATATGCTGGTAAAATAGCTATAGTAACAAAAGTTCGAGATAATGTTGTTAATTTGGACATTTCTCGAGATGATTTTGATTGGAATTGGGATGTTTTAGATCTTATTCCAGTAAACTTATCAGAAGGAGATATTGTTAAAATCTCGAATGAACTAGAGGGTAAAGATGGAATAACTGATGATATGTTAAAATATGCCGATAAGACTACTAAAATTATTAGTTTGTCAGATAATAAAGTTGTATTAGAGATAAATTCAGATTATGTTTGGCATATTGAAAATCTAATTACATTAAATACAACATTTCAATCCGGAGATAAAGTTCAAATTATTTCCGATTTATCTGTCTATGAATATGGTGTAACTGAAAAAATGCTTCAATATGCTGGAAAAACAGCAACAATTATATCACAGTGTGATGGATATTATCGTTTATCAATTGATAATTCTGAATGGGCTTGGCATCCAGATGTTTTGACGTATAATATTATTACTTTAGATTCTCTAATTAATAGTAAGGAGATAGTTTGTTCATTTGTTGGTGGTGATAGGGAATTTCTTAGAAGTTCTATATTAGAAGTTCGAACTAATCGTTCTGCTGTTAAATTAACAGATTGGGATAAATGGATTCCAGTTCAGCAAATTCATGCTGATGCTAAAACATTATCAGATAAACTTTCTTCTGGCAGAGTATTTTATCAATCTCCTTATTTAGGTAAAATAGAAATATTAGAATGGGATCCTTCTGAAGAATATCCATTATTAATTAAAACTTCTGATGGAGACGAGTTTGAATTAACTCAAGAAGGTAAATTATTTAAAGATTCACAATTTTCAGTTTTATGATAGATTTTTTTCAAATTTCAGGTGCTTTTGATTGGATCATTACCCTGTTAGCATTAGGTACTTTAGTTATTTTAATTTTACAGCTTCTTCTTGGTATTTTAGGTGCTGGGGATTGGGATGTAGATTTTAATAGCGATGGTGTATGGGATTTTGATATGTCAGCAATCCTTTCGCCTATAGGCATTATCAGATTCCTTTGTGGTTCTAGTTGGTATTTAGTTTTGGTTAATATGTCCTGTCGAAGTATTATGTGGTGGGATTTTGTTATTGCTATTATTATAGGCCTTCTGTGTGTTATAGCTATGCTTCTTCTTTATAGGCAAACTGCTAAACTTGCTAATCACATAGAACCAGAAACAAATCTTATAGGTAAAACTGGAACTGTTTATCTAAGGTTTGGAATTGATACTTTTGAAATAGTAACAACTATTAATGATACTTCAACCCATATTACTGTTAAATCAGAACCTGATTTTCAGTTCGATAAATTAGGACAATTAGTAACTATTACTAGTTACAAAGATGGAATATATTATATAAAATAAGATATGAGTATTGTACTTTTTATTGCTTTAGGAGTAGTTTTACTTCTAGTGCTGGGGACTTTTATCCTCTTGATGACTCGATATAAAAAGGTCGAGCCAGATTCAGTAATGTTCGTCTTTGGTAAAACCAAAGGAATCTCAGCTGCAAAAGCTTATCATGGCGGTGCTGCATTTATATGGCCTGTAATACAAGGTTATAAAACAATGTCCATGAAGCCTATGCAAATTACCTGTGATTTGAAAGAAGCTCTTTCTCGCCAAAAGATTAAAGTAAACGTTCCTACTGTGGTAACAGTAGCAGTTAGTAAAGATCCGACTATAATGATTAATGCTGCTGTTCGTTTATTAGGTCTTGATGAAAATGAAAAAGAGAATCAAATCAAAGATGTTATCTGGGGTCAGATGAGGTTGGTAATTGCTGAGATGGATGTTGAACAATTGATTTCCGATCGAGAGAATTTCTTAGGTTCTTGTAAAAAGAATATCGAAGAAGAGCTTAAGAAGTTTGGTTTGGATTTGCTTAATATCAATATCGCTGATATTACTGACGAAGCCAACTATATTACTAACCTAGGTAAAGAAGCTGCTAAGAAAGCAGAATATGAAGCTCTGGCTAGTATAGAGAAACGAGAGAAAGAAGGAAAGATTGGTATTGAAACTCAAAGGAGTGAGCGAGATATTAAACTTTCTGAAATTACTCGTGATCGAGAAATCAACGTATCTGAAAACCAGAAACAACAAGCAATCAAAACTACTGAAATTAATCGAATTAAAGCAACTACTACTTCTAATACTGAGAAGGAACGTGATATTCAACTTCGAGAAATTGAGAAGGAGAAGAATGTCAAGGTAACTGAACAAGAAAAAGAAGAGGCTGTTTCTGTTGCTTCCATTCAGAAAGATCAGGCTGTTGCAGTGGCAACAGTCGATTCTGAAAAGAAACAGCAAGTTGCTGAACAGGAGAGATTGCGAGATGTTGAGGTTGCTAAGCAAGCTGCTGAAAGAGATGCTGAAGTTGCTGAAAAAAATGCTGCTTCTGCTACTAAACAAGCACAAGCTAAACAACAATCTCAAGCTGCTATTGTAGAAGCAGAACAAGATTCTCAAGCTAAGCAAGTAGCTGCAGGTCAAAGGTCTGAAGCTGCTAAAGTAAAAGCAAAGCAGGAAAAAGAATCTAATATCGCTCAATACGAAGCAGACACTCGTAAGAAGAAAGCAGATGCAGAAAAAGATGCTAAAGTTACTGAGAATAAAAATGGTGTAGAGATTGCAAAATCAAATGCCATTCTCGGTAAAGAGCAAGCAGAAGCAACTCGAATTGTAGGCGAATCAAAAGCCCTCGCAGACGAAGCTGTAGGTAAAGCCGAAGCTAAGAAGAATGAAGAGATTGCTAAGGCACTAGCCAAAGCAAAACAAGAAGAGTTAAATGCAACTGTAATTGTTCAAGCAGAAGCTGAAGCCAAACGTAAGAAAACTGAAGCTGAAGGTATTAAAGCTAAGACTATAGTTGAAGCAGAAGCTGATGCTGAGGCGATACGTCTCAAAGCACAAGCAGAAGCTGATGCTATCAGGCTTAAGAAACTAGCTGAAGCAGAAGGCGAACTTCGTATGGCAGAAGTAACCAAAGCACTCAAATCTGCAGAAACTCAAAACATTGTAAATCTTAAACAGTCTGGTGTTGATGATGCTACAGTTGCTCAGTATATTCTTCGTGATGAGTATAAGCTCATTGCTGAAGCAGATGCCAAGAAGTTTGAGCACGTTCAGACTGGTAATGTTACAGTGGTTGGAGATGCAAGTACTGCTGGAGATTTTATGCTTAACACAGTTAAGAAAATCTCAGAACTTTCTTCTGTTAAAGGGTTAATTCCTGGTCTTCCTGGACTTTTTGGCAAATTGAATCAGTTTGACGATAAGAATACTAAGACGGAAGAATTTCCTCCTGTAGAGAATAAAGATTAATGTTTTCATATTTTGTTTTTAATTGGTTATTTTAAGAAAATTTTCGTTGTGAAACGAGAATTACTTAGGGAAAGTGGATTGGTTTCCACTTTCCTTTCTCAGTTTTGCGTTTTTGTTATTTTATTTTTTATTTTCTTCCTACTGTCGTGAGATAGGAGGAAGTTTTGGCTCCTTAGCTCAGCTGGATAGAGCAACAGCCTTCATAGTGATAATAACACTTAAAAATTGCGTGTAAAAGGTTAATATAGGTTCGATTCCTATTACATGCCTAAGCTGTGGGTCGAAAGTTCAAATCTTTCAGGAGTCACTAACTATTTATAGGAATATGGTTAAAAATTTAATTTCATCGAAAGTTGCAGTAGAAACTGCACAGAAGGTAAACCGCGACAATTGGTTGCGGAATGCAGCTAGTAAGCTGAATGAGCAAATTCTTAATGCTTCTAATCAAGGTCGTCGTGAATTGTGTGTAGATCTTCAAGACATGGTTCAGGGTGCTGAAAACATGTATGAGGCAGGTGAGATGCTCGTTTTGCTGTCTGATGCTCTTAATCAAAAGGGTTATCAGTCAGTAATTACCTTCCCGAGTGCTTGCTGTGTTATTACATGGTAAGTTTTATCCCTCTATTTAGAGGGATTTTTTGATTATTATGAATAAGAAAAATATAAAAGGTAGCAAGCAGAATAATAGTAAGCCTGTTGCCAAAACTCAGACCAAAAAGAGTGGTCGAGTAAAAGTTGGTTCGGAAACTGTAGTAGTTTTGACTATTACTGAGCAAGGTCGTTTTTCTAAACGGCAATCTAATGCTTCTTCTAAAGCACTTTGTCAGAAATTAGCCTTTGCTCCAGGTAAGTGTCCAAAAGATGCTCCTAAACCAAAAGGAATGGAATATCGAGAGCCAATCTATCACGATTGTGTGCGTCGTATGACTATTTCTGCAGAAGCTATTCGTTACTATATTAGTGATGATGCTTGTCCTTGGCGAGGAAAAGATGCTATGAAAAAATGGCGTAATGCTACTCAACAAGAGCGTCTTGAAGCAAATCTAGCTACTACAGCAGAAGGAAAGCCTTTTGTTTTTGAAATTCTTAACTAATTAGTATCCCACTCCAGAAATGGGGTGAAATTTTTTGTTTATGAAAACTCCAGAAAATATAAGAAAATTTCGAAAATATCTAAAGGATAATAACATTCAAGAACATGTGATAGATTTCTCGGATCCAGAAGCAATTGTTATTGGAGCATATTGTAGTTTAGCAGGACCTTATAAATTTCATTTTTATGAGTTTAGTAAATTCGGAATGATTCATTTTACTCCTAGAGGGCAAGTTACTAGTAATTTTGGAATTTATAGACTATTAATAGAATCAGCTTTAATTGATAAAAAATTAATAAAATTAGGTATTGTTTTAACAGTTTATAGGTATAGTATTCTTAAATGGATTTATGATCACCAAAAACTTGTTAAAAATCTCAATGATTTAGGATTAAACTTCGATGAATATCTATATGATAGAATTATTTCTGAAGATTCCAATCCTAAAAAAGCCTTTAAATATGATCCTAGAATTTATTTAAGTGCTCAGCATAATCATAATAATTATGACACTACTTATAAAGCAATTGATTATATTCAAAGTGTTTTAAAAGAATCGTGGAAATTTTATCAAGATAAAAACTATGATTATAATACTAGAGTTTTATTATTAAGTAAATCTGAATTTAGTTATGGTCCAGCCTTAGGTAATTATACAAAAGATCCTAAGTTAGTCCGATATATTGCCGAACACAATAGTTCGAAGTTGCGCGATTATTGGAATATGAGAGATAAACTTAAAGAATTTGTAAATCTAAAAGATTATCCGAAATTTCCACAAAATTTGTCTAAAAAACATGATGAATTAGTAGTTTTTTACAATAAATATCAAGACAAGCTTCAGAAAGAAAAGTTAATTCCACTACAAAAAGAATATGAGAAAAAATTCTTAAAATCTGCTAAAAAATATGAGTATGAATTTGAGGATTATATAATTAAAACATGTTCTGATTTAATGGAATTGATTGTCGAAGGACGAGAATTAAATCATTGTGTAGCTAGTTATACAGATTCCGTTTCAAAAGGTAAAGAATATATCTTATTTTTAAGAAAGAAATCTGAGCCAGAAATTCCTTTTTATACTATTGATCTTATCCCTGATGGGCGAATTCGACAAATTCGTGGAAAATGTAATTGTTTGCTTACTCCAGAATTAAAACAAATTATTCAACCTTGGATTCAAAAGTTTAATTTAACTGGAAATCCAGACGAAATTCATTATCATTTATGGTAGATAGTAAAGAATTAATCGATCAAAGACAATATGCAGTCTATGCTCATCAATTTAGGGCATGGTTTACAGCATTTTATGATAAGGATAGTAATTCCTGGGACACTGAAACCAGTAGAATTCCTATTGGAGAAACTGACGAATGTATTCTATTACCTAGTTATGACTAGGTAATAGATTTTATGGGCCTAGTTGGTTTTGATTCACATTAGTGAAATATAAATCTGTCAGGATGGTAACGCCCTACGTTGTTGTGTATATCCTTCAATTTTTTTACATTTCAACAATACGTTACGAAAACAATAAATGCAGATAGCTACAAAGCTTTCCGTGCTGCTGCTTAATTAGCAAGCACCTGGTAATGCTCAACCAAGGAACATAATGAGCATGGCAGTTTCCTCGTTCTTAAAATGAGGTGGTGGAGGTGGATATCAAACCGATATCCCCGAAGAGATAAAACACTCTTAAAAAGGTTATGACAGTAAAGAATTTATATTAAACGGTGCTGAAGACGACAGTTCGATTCTGTCTAGGTCCACATTAAATTTTTAATCAATATGAATGCAATAATTCAATCAGGAAACATTTTCTCATTTGCAGATATAGATTCTGCGAATGAGAAACTTCCATTAGGAGTTTACACTGTAGCATTTTCCGATCTTAAGGGATTTTTCTTGCAAAAATCAAATCCCCTAACACTTCCAGAGAAAATCTATGGTGATATGTCTATAGTTCAACGAGCTATAGATGTTTATCAAAGAAAAGAAGGCAATTTTGGGTTACTTCTTTCTGGATTAAAAGGCGCTGGTAAAACTCTTACTATGCGTAAGTTAGCTATAGATTTGAATCAACCTGTAATTATTCTTAATGATGCTTTTGTTAAGTATCAAGTAGAATTAATCAAATTCCTTTCAGATCCTCGATTAGGTGATGTAACTATTCTCATAGATGAATTTGAAAAGATCTTCGAAAATGATGATGCAACTCCCCTCTCACTTCTAGATGGCTTATTTAATTGCCATAATTTTTATATATTAACCTGTAATAAGGCTTATGTTAATGAAAATCTCATTAATCGGCCAGGTCGAATTTATTATCATAAAAATTATGAAGGGTTAGATGAGCCTATAATAGAAGAAGTAATTAATGATATGTTAATAAACAAATCTAATAAAGAAGAATTAATAATGGAATTAGATTCTATTCCTAATCTATCTTTTGATATGCTAATTTCCATTATCAACGATCTTAATCAATTCGGAGATACACCTAAGAAAACAATTTCTTATTTCGGATTTGAAAAGGAAGGAATTCTATTTACAAGTTATCAGATTATGAATGGACATGCTATTCAACGTGATCAAAATATATCATTTACCCCAGAAGAAGATGAACTTTTATGGCTCGAGTACCGATATATTAGCGATGATGGGAAAGAAATTTCTGATACATGTCGAATAAAAATCGCTAACTTAGTTAAAATTGCTCCGAGAAGATATAAAGTTTCTACTACAGATGGTACTTTTAATAAACAAGTCGTAACATTTGAATTAGAAATTCAAAGAAAAAGAATTTATAATTATATTCTATAATATGGTTAATTACACAGTAGATCAGGCAACAAAAACAGTTCGTTGCATTATTAACATTTCTACTGGAAATGTTAAAGGAACTTACGTAGGTAAGGCGGTTTGTAGTATTCACGATAATTTTGATAAAGATCGTGGAGAAAAGATTGCTTTTAAACGAGCTTTACTCAAACTTAAACGAGCAGAAGTTCGTTATCACACGAGTCAAGCTAAATGGGCTAAAGAGTGGGCAGATGTCTATTCTAAATCCTTAAAAGCTATTGATCACAACACTCGTAGGATTCAAGAATTGATTGGAGAGATTGACGATTTGTCAGTATGATTTTAGTTATTTATTTACTTTTAGGAATATTGTTTAGTGGAATCTGTCTAAATACTTATTTAGATGGATTTCCACTAAAAAATATTATTCCTATAATGTTAATTATTATAGTATTTTGGCCATTAGTATTAGGATTTTACCTATTTCTATGGTTTACTAAATAGGCAATAGTTTAAGTAAAACGCATAATGTGGGTTTGAATCCCGCTTGCCTTCTATGGAAGAATTAATCAAAATGTTATCCTATTGAAATAGCAATTTATGGAAACGTCCCATCTCTTCAAGATAATCGAACTCTTAAAAAGTAATGATGAAGAATCTCGCAATCTAGGAATGAAGCTTTTAAAAGAACACAAAAATGAGTTTGGAAAGAAAGCTAAATATTATTATAATGGGAAAGTTATGCCTATTAGATCTTTTCCGTTTCGAAAAGTTTTATTAACTTTTTCAAATCCATATAATGAGGATCATGTTTCTGGAAGATTTAAGAATTTTAATGTTTGGAATATCGATTTAAAAACTTTAGAAAATGCGATATATTATCAAGAACAAGTGGAGAAAAATGCTTCAGAGCGAAGATCCTGAAGTTCAAAATTTAGCTTTACAAGCTATTAAATCTGATAAATGGATTAGATTTTGGATTAAGTTTATAGGAAATACTGTTTGTATAGAGTGTCCTGCTTTTAAAAATTGGATCTCAAAATCCTATATCATTAATAGGAATTTTATTGAAATTAAGGAAATGGGAGATATTTCATTAAATTGTTTGATAAATTTAAAATATCCGTCTATTAAAAAATTGCGATATTCTATTATATATAACTTTAAACATGGATATTATAGAAATGATTTCGTCTCTAGATTGAGAAGTAGTAATTCTAGGATTGAAGATGATTCAAGATGATTTTTTAAAATGGTTTCAAATTCATTTTTATAATTCATCATATTGTAGATTTACTTATAATGAAGTTATAGCCTTATTTAAAAATTTAAATACCTTAGAAATATATCAAATTATATTCAATTTATTTATCATACTTATATTACAGCAAGGTTAAGAAACCTTTTATTAATATGATTAAAGCTTATGAAGATCAGCGAATTACTGGCTAACAAGGATATTGAAACGTTTTTATTAGGAGTTAGGGCTTTACCTGAAGATTTTTATCAATGGGCTAGAGAAGTTAAACAATATACAATTTGTCATACAGTTTCAATTTCTGTTAATATTTCCAGAATTACTGCTATTTTATATTTCGAAAAAGTTTGGTTTGAAGATTTATCGGGAGTGAAGTTTTATTATGAACATATCTGAATTACTATCTTCTAAAGATCCAGAAACTATTCTTTTAGGCATAAAATTAATACCATTTGTTAAATTTTATCGATATATTAAATCTAGTAAACCTATTGCCTATAAAGCAATTTTATTACTATTAAGACATAGAAATCATTTAGAATTCTTATATCAGCCTTTTAATGAATATTATTCAGTCAGAATAAATATGAATAATTTTATAGGATTTCCTATATCAGTTCCGTACTTAAATCAATTATATCAACAATTCGAAAATGAAAATATCTGATTTACTTAATACCAAGGATTCTGAATCTATTTCATTAGGAATAAGATTACTTTCTCAAACTGATTTTTTAGAATGGATAATATTAAATAAACATTATCACGTAAGTTATGATTTAAGTCGAATATTTTATGGAAATGATTGGATTTATAATATGAAGCAAGCTATGATTGTATTTGAGGATTCGTATCAATCCATAAGATCTATATATCATTTCTTTAGTGTAAAATATTTATCAGAATTATGTCAAAAATATGAAGATTTCAGAAATGCTTAGTTCTTCAGATATAGAAACTGTGATATTAGGATTATCGTTAATAGATAAATCCTTTTATGATTGGTTGCCTCAGAATTTATTTAAGATGGGTATAAAATTAAATTTGGAATATGTAAGTACAATATTCTTTGACGAACAAGATACAATTGATTCGATTACTAAAATTTGTAATTCCAATTCAGTATATTTTTCGCATCCAATTCCTAAATTGTTATGGTGTACTATGGGCTATTTATGTATTGATTCTGAAAATCAATTATATAAAATTAAGCAATCTGATTTAGTTACGTTATATGAACAATTTGAAAATTCTAGAAATTCTAAATTCTAGAGATTTGGAAAGTTTTTTACTGGGATTAAAACTATTGCCTCAAGATAAATTTATAGCATGGGCTAATGATTACGGATTTGATCATAGTAAACACTTAACACATTCTATATATAAGTGTCTAAAACATCACATAGAATTCATATTAATAGACGAAAAACCTGTAATACTGGCAATGAGTCCTGGACAAACTTTTATTCAGCATCAATCTGAATTTGTAAACAATATAAAACAATTTTTCAATGAAATTTCTTGATTATTATTTAAAAGCTTGTAATGTTTTAGAATCTTGTCAAAATCTAGAACAGTGTGCTACCGCTAGAAATTATCTTTTACTTTTAAGAAAGAAATTTCCAGTTGAAGAGTCTGTGGTTAAGTTGTTGGATCTGCTTTCTATAAAACAAAATGTTGTAAATTCACCTAATTTAATAGAAGAATAATGGGTTGTTTTCATAAAATTTTTGCTCGGCAAGAGCGAAAGAAAAAACTAATTGCAGAAGTTAATCGTGGAGAAGATTGGGACTGGGGATATATTTATTCACTTCTTGCAGTTAAGTTGGAGAATATTCGAGATTATGCTCAAAATGATTCTGTTTGCGACCCAAAAGACTGGGGAATTGAATGGCTAACTAGAGCTATTAATCTATGTCGGCATTTATCTGGAAAGTCAAAGTATCCGAGTAAAATTAATATTAATAATGATTTTAGATTTCTTAGTAAATCAGAGCTTCAATTTTACCACAATCCAAAAAATAGATTAGATTATGTCTATTATAGGGAAATTTATGATTATAAAGCTAAAAATCTTTTATTCGAAATTCTTAAGAATAAAATAGAGTTATGGTGGGATTAGATAATAATTTTTAGATACTAATTAAAATGAAGAGACGTGAAATTTACTTTAAACGAGGTTATCCAACAATTTGACCCTGATAATATAGAAAAAAATTTATATTTATCAGCCTGGATAAGAAATTATTCTAGAGTTTGGATAAATGATTGGATTCCAGTTTATGGATTCAGAGGGGCTAGTTCTCAGCTTCAAACATTCCTAACGGCAACTAGTAATGAAGAAAAATGTGTTCGAGAAATCGCTATAAAATCTTTACAAGAATGGTATGGAGATAATTAAGGAACATTTTAAATCGATTCATTCGTTATTAAATACTTTAAACAGTCGTCCTAATAATTCAGTAATGGCAATCGAAGATTCTTCTGAATCAGGGAGTTATGATTTTACTGGAAGTCATAGTTATGATGAAGCTGTTCAGTTATTTAAAGAGGGATATGTAGAAATTCTTCCTAAAATAATGTCTAAAATGAAGAAGATGGAGAAAGATCTATATTCTGAATTTCAATTTACAAAAAAGATACGTCCACAAAATTCGATAGAAGGAGTTGTTCCTAATGTTCCAAATGCTATATTAGGTCTTCCACAATCTATGATTGATATGAAAAGATTTCCACAAAAGCAGAAAACTTTAAATATTATCTATGAAATGGGAGCTAATTGTGGAACTGATAAAGAGTTGTTTATAAATGCAGGAGTAGTTTTATTAACGGCAATTAAAATCTTAGAAACTAAGAGAATTTCTGTTAAATTAACACTCGGATTTATGGCTGTAAAAGCTGATGAACAAGGGGGTTTTCCAACTGTTGATTTAAAAGATTATGGACAAAGATTAGATTTGCAGAAGTTATGTTTTCCATTAGCTCATCCTTCTATGTTTAGAAGAATCGGGTTTAAATGGCTAGAAACTAATCCTGATATTACAGATAAAGACTTTCGATTTGGTTATGGTAGAAGTCCTGCTGATCAAACGGAAGAATGGAAAGATTTTGTCAATCAGTTAAATTTACTAAAAAATGCTCGTGTATTACGAGCTCAAGATATTGAAGAAATGAGATTCGATGTTAGTAAATTAATTGACTATTTAAATATAAATAATGCCTAGAATTAAATCGGGAGATTCCGTTTCTCAAATTCCAGAATTGACTAGTTCTTTGGATCAATTGAATATTGTATATAGTAAGATGCTATCTTCCTTAATAGGAATGTTTGATCCAAAAGATATATTTGATAAGCTTTCACCAGAAGTAGAAAAGATGTTTATGGAACATTTTGGAGGAATTCCCCAAGTTCATAAATTGCTTTTACCAGATGGAGAAGAACATCCTTTTACAGGAGTAACTCACGAAATGTTTGATACAGTGCTTAATTTAGTCAATCTAGATATTCCAGTTTATCTTTGTGGACCTGCTGGGGTTGGTAAAAATTATCTGGTTAAACAAGTTGCGGAAGCTTTAGGAAAAGAGTTCTATTTTAGTAATGCTGTTACTCAAGAATATACATTAGTCGGTCAAATTAATTAATATTTTTCAAAATTGAAGGTTACGAAGAAAAAAATTACAGACGACCTTCGTAAACAAATGAACTAGTTGTTTAATGAAGGTAAATCCATTACTGAAATTGCAACAATTTTAGATGTAGATAGACATACTGTTGCTAGACATTTAGTAGATAAAAGTAAGTATAATGAAAATTGTTTTTCAACTATTACTGCTGAATCTGCATATTGGCTAGGATTTATGTACGCAGACGGATATGTCGGATCTACTCGAAATACTGTTGGAATTTCATTAATGAAATCAGATTTCAATCATTTACAAAAGTTTTCTAAATTTATATAGTATAAAGGAAATTGTGTAAGAATTTTTCATGGGAAGTCATCTTTTGGAGATCATTATTATTGTAGAGTTAATCTTCGTAATAAGAAAATGCACGATGATTTAGTATCCCTAGGTTGTGTTTCTCTTAAAACTCATATATTACAATTTCCTAAATTTATGTATAAATCTGAATATTTAAAAGATTTTGTGCGAGGATTTTTTGATGGAGATGGATGTCTAAGTTTAGACAAACGTGGAAACAGAGTCGAAGCTTCATTTATATGTGCAGTTGAGTAGTTTATAATTGATTTACAAGCTGCTATTAAAATTTTAGGTTTTGAATCTACAAAATCTAAAAGTAATAAATGTCATCGAATCCGCGTAAAAAATGCTTTTAAGTTTTTAGATTTCATATATAAAGATGCTGCTGTATATTTAGATAGAAAATTTGAAAAGTATTATTCTCTCAAGCAGAGGAGAGAAGGCCGTCTTATGGAGTAATCTATAAGATTATTACAGGACAATATCGGTGAAGCCGTTTAGGTAATACCGAGATAATCTAACAAATTGCGAAAGGTTGTTAGACATCGTAACGCATAGAGAGTGAATAAATATAATCTCTCCACGAGTGCCCTGCGCCCTTAGGGGTGAAAATATATGCTGAGCTAGACTAGAATTAACTAGTCGTATTCCATTAGGATATGAGAGAAATCTCTAGAAGTTTTGGATAAAAAACCAAAACGATAACAAAACTGTTTCGCGACGCGAATGGTATATTCCATGAAACTCAGTTTTATGATGCTTTTACTAAAGGAGGAATTTTCTTTTTGGATGAGATAGATGCTTCTATTCCTGAGGTTTTAATTATCTTAAATGCTGCTATTGCTAATAGATATTTTAACTTTCCATGTGGTAGAGTTTATGCTCATCCGGATTTTCGTGTAGTTGCTGCTGGTAATACATTAGGAACTGGTGCAGATTCTCAATATACAGGCCGCTATTGTTTGGATAGAGCAAGTCTAGATCGATTTGCTATAGTTCATATAGACTATTCGCCTAAAATTGATTTGGAAAGTGCTGGAGGAGATTCTGAATTATCTAAATTTGCTCAGACTTTTCGGCAAGTTTGTGCAGATACTGGTATTCAGTGTTTATGCTCTTACAGAAGTATTTCTCGTATTCATTCTATGGAATCTGTAAATTTAGCCCCATTAAAGGAAATTATGAAAATGGCTTTAGTAAAAGATTTGGATATTGATGATATTAATATTCTTCATTCTGAATTACAAAAGCGAATTCCTTCTAATAAATATGTAGATGCTTTAAAATGAAAAGAAAAAATGCAGAAGAATTCGTAAAAATTATTCAATTTTTAATGAGTCCTGATGAAGAAAATTGGATTTTAGGATTGAGCCTTTTGTCAGAAACTTCTTTTTACAAAAATTTAAATAAGCATACTGTCTATCATGTTCCATGTATATATTCTAAATTAGGAAATTTAAATGCATCATGGGATTATAGATGTGGTCCAACAGATATTAAATTAAAAACTTATGTTCAGAATATGTTAGAAACTCCGCCAAAAAAAATTTGGAATAATTTAGCTCCTCCTTCTGTAGGAATTGTAGGAACTATTTTATTTAAATTATTATGGGATGATCAAAGTAAAAGAACTCGGAACTCTTCTATTATATGGGAAATGTTTTATCAGAGTGACTTTACTAAGTCACCTCATGATAAATCAAAACATGTGCGGAATTTTGGTCGTAGAAAATTTAGAAAATTTACCTATGATCGAGAATTGAATTATTATGAACAGGTGTTAAATTCTCCAGTATTCAATTATTTCGATAATAAATCTCGAAATTAAGGATTCTTTATCTCGTCGTTAGATATGTTGTAATACTATAATAACTATGATGTATTACATTATCATATACTAATGATACACCCCACTTAATTATAGATAATGCTATAATACGGGCAGCTTAGGATAATCCATAAAACTAAGCGTTTGACTTCATGAGATGGAATTGGGTTACCGATTAAATGAAGAAGGTGTTGAATAAAGATAATCCTGTCTTAGATCGACTTGTTAAAACCCGACCTAGAATTTAAGACGAATATTGGTAAATAGGCAGAAATGCCAGCTAGAGTGGTTCTATACTTCGGTATTTGGGGTTCAATTCCTCAACTAGTTTCTATGATTGAAGAATTAATAAAAAGAGTAAATTCAAAAATTGATTTTGATAATTTCCAAGATTGTTTTAATGTTATTCAAACATTTAAAAAAGATTATATTGATAATTGGAATAAAGGAATTTCAGTGTCTCGAGAATTTTATCAAGAAAAATATAATGAATATTTAGATCAGCTTCGGCAAATGGTAGATACTTATTTGGAATCAAAAAAATTATGACAAGAACTGATTACCAAGCACACTTAATTAATGAATATCAAAAGTATATTCAGAAAAGTATCAAAGATCACGAAAATGAAGAAGTTAAATTTATTAAGCGTGATTTAGCAAATTCACTTATTAAAGCTTTTGAGAAAGGTGTAATGAAAGGAATTTTGTTTGAATCGGTAAATGATTTTAATTTCTTCATGCAACAAGTTGATGGGACAGATGAAGAATTGAAACTTATTAAGTCTGAACCTGAGAAAAAGGAATTTAAAATTCCTGAAAAGATTCAAATAGATGACAAAACAATTGAAGATGTGTTAAATCGAATTTTTGGTTGGAATGGATAAAAATGATTATAAATTTCCATTAGTAGCTCAACTCACTTGTAGTTTTGTAGAAAGAAACGGTCTCGATGTATCCGATGAAGATTTAACGAAGATTTCTGAACTTGCAGATAGAATCGTTACATCAGTGTTTGGAAATGAAACCGTTTAATATCGAAGAATCTAAAAAAGGAGCGAAATTAATTACTAGGAATGGTCGGTCTGCTCGAATTATTTGTTATGATAGAATGACTAATGGTAAGCCTGGAGTTATAATTGCCCTTGTAAAAGGCCAAAAAGGTGTATTTGAGAGTCTTATTTATTATAACAAAGAAGGTCAGCAAATTGACCACATTAAAGATTTAGATTTATTAATAGATGACTAACTTTTATACAGATGGTGCTTATAGTCCCAATCGTGATAGAGGGGGATGGGCGTTTTATTCTCCAGAATTAAAATTACGAGTAGTTGGAAATAAAAACCAGACTACTGTCAATAGAATGGAATTAACTGCTGCTATTAAAGTTTTGGAATATATTTCAGATTCTAATTTAGATGATAAAGATATTACTATTTATTCTGATTCTATGTATTTAGTTGGTGGAATGAATTTGGGTTGGAGTAAAAATACAAATGAAGATTTATGGTGTCAAATTGACTTTTTAAAAAGTCTTTTATTTGACAAAGTAATTACTTTTATCCATATAGATGGACATTCTGGAAATACTGGAAATGAAATAGTGGATGAATTAGCAGTAAAATTAAGTCACATTGAAGAAATATGAGAGGAAATATACAAGTTTTAGAAACTGGTAATCAAAGAATGGTAAGTTTGGATCTTCAGTCTAAACTTCTCCAAGATAATATTATTATGATTGCCGATGAAATTGATACTGAATCAGTTACAGATTATCAAACTCAGTTGTTTTATTTAATGTCTAAACTTCAATCTGGGGATATAATTACGTTATATATTAATTCTCCAGGAGGATCAGTGTTGGATGGATTGGGATTATATGATACTATTCAGTTAATCAAACAAAAAGGAATAATCATTAGGACAGTAAATGTCGGAAGTGCCTGTTCTATGGCTTCTATTATTTTAATGTCTGGGTCTGAAGGTTATAGAGAATCAACTGCTAATAGTTCAGTTCTTATTCATGAAGTGTCTGCTTGGTGGATGGGTAAAACTCCAGATCTTTTAGATCAGGCAGAAGAGATTAAACGACTTCAAACTGTTTTAGATGGAATAATTTCTAAGCACTCGGATAGTAAACTAATAGAACTGTGTAAAAGGAAAGATCTTTGGCTTAATGCAGAAGATGCTTTGAAATATCATATTATTGATAAAATTCTTTAATGCAAACGCTTTTTCTTATAATTATTATAGGATTTGTAGCATATTTAATATTTTCAGATAATGATTCTTAAATTGTTATTTTCGGTATTGTTAGGCTTTCTAATAGGTTTAGAACGAGAAATTCACGGTAAGTCTGTTGGAATAAAAACAGTATCGTTAATAACTTTAGGAAGCACATTATTTGTAATAATGTCTCCACAAATATTTAATGGAGATAATTCTCGGATTATAGCACAGGTAGTTTCTGGGGTGGGATTTATTTGTGCTGGAGTGCTTATAAAAGAAAATAATAAAGTTTCCGGTCTTACCACTAGTTCTATATTATGGGTTAGTGCCGCTATAGGTTGCTTAGTAGGATCTGGATTTTATTTAGAAGCTTTTATAGGAACTTGTTTAATCTTATTTATTACTTGGATTTTTCCTTATTTTAAGAAATATAATGATTAAAAATCTTATTTTGGCTATTTGCCTATCAGAATTTAAAAAAGATTTGGAAATAACCAAAATGTTTCCAAATTATGTATCACCCAGTTCAAATTCATTAACTTATTTAATTTACTGGCTAAATGGAAGAAGAGAAAAAAGAGCCAACTCCTGAGGAATTGGAAGCACAAAAAGAGTTTTATCTACAGAAAGGAAAACAAGAATTTCGGAGATTTATATCAGATATTACTAACTATAAAAACTTCCACAACCTAACTTTACAGGCAATTTCTGACGAGATTGATAATAAAACTTCTAAGTTATCAGTTTCAAGAAGACAGTTCTTTAAGACTATAAAGATGGAAGTTTGGGAAAAATGGATTCCAGAAAAGAAACCGTTAATAGTTAATAATTATGAATAGATTTTTAGTAACAGTTTTAGAACCTGATCCAGATAATTATAATAATATCTGGTGTTCAATTTGTGACGCGAATGATCCGAAAATTAAACAAGATCTTCTTCCGGATTATACGCCAGAATGGCTATACGATAAAATTCAAGAAATTGATTCTACTATTGAAGAAGTTCAAGAATCTATTTTTAGCGTTCCTAGGATAACTTTACCAAAACTTTTAAAAGCTTCCGATGAAAATAATTAATCCCTCTGTCATTTTACTAGAACAATCTCCTGGATTGTTAGGCGGTTATGAGGCTATTGCTAGAGCAGGAAGAATCTGTTATGCTTCTGACCAAACTGGACACGAAGTCGAATTTGTTGACAGATTACTAACTGCTAAGCATTATCGTCCATTAGAGTTCTTTACAGTCTATCTTATCTTTCCTCGAATGGAAGATACTCCCTGGAAGAAATATCGTGAGAATAATTGGTCAAGAGTAATAGAATTTCCTGATAATGAAAAAGTCTATGTAACTACTAATTATAGAGTTATAAAAGAACATCATTGGGAAAACGATATTGAATATCTATCAGATACTCCTACTAAATGGCATAAACTTCGATATACTTTCCTCTGGAATATCTCTCGTTCTGTGGCTGATGAGGGGAGAACCCATGTTGCTTTGAGCTCACTAATGCAAAGTACAAGATACTGTGCATACACTAAAAAGAAATTTGGAAACCAATTGGCCTTCATAAAGCCCTCTGACAGCGACGAAAATAAACGAGTGGATAGATTGACCAGACTCTTCTGGAAAGTGTCTGAGATCGGCTATAAATGGCTTATACGAGCTCATGCGAAAGCAGAACAAGCTCGGAGAATTTTACCGTTGGATATAAAGACGGTAATGATACAGTGTGGTTTTGAGGAAGATTGGGATAATTTCTTTAACCAACGTTACTTTGGAACCACTGGTCAACCTCACCCTGATATGAAATATATAGCTAAACAAGCTTATGAACAATATCAAACTGCCAAACAGAGATGGGAGCAGTGTTGTGCTCAAATTTCTGAAAGAATCCCAGGAGACTTTTGAGTTTCTTTTAGAAGCTAAATGGCCAAATGGAGAAGAGCTACCCGTATGGATCCATAGACAAAATCGGAAGATTTATGCTGTGGATCCATGTGGAGGTCCTTTTATAGGATTAGGATATGTAATAGACGATTTGAAATTAACTCAAATCAGAAATGTAAAAGAACAAGGTTTAACGTTGTTTTTTAAGAAAAATGAAACAGAAGAAAGAAATTATTAATGAAGCTCTTCTAAATTGTTTGGAAGATCTTTATAAATATGCAGTTCCGACTACTTCCTATGCAGCACTATTAGAAGCACACAAACAAGGCCAACCTTATGATAAAGAATATTGGGCTCATCATTATTTGCCTGAAAAGTTATTTCGAGAGATAGTGGATCATTATAAGCACGCTTATAGTCTAGAACCCTATTTTAAGGAATACACTGATGTTCTAAAAGACTATCTTTTGGATGGAGGAACAACCGAAATCTATGTAAAAGACGACTCTCTAGTAGGAGGTCGAAGGGAATATACTAAAACTCCTAAACTCAAAGATGTAATTGGTGAGGAAGCAGCTGATAAAGTTGCAGAACTTATTAAGAAATGTCAAGAGTTTTATAGGGTTGATTGGTCTCGAACTGAAGGTTTTGAGTTTGAAATATTTAATTGTGGTCCATGCTGTAATGCAGAACCTGTAAAGAAGTATTGGGAATCTCAAGGTGTAGAAGTTGATTGTGATGACGATAAAATTATAAAAAACTTCTATAAAGAAGAATATGGCGATGATGAGGAGGATAACTGATGAAGACGACCCTGACTTCGAGTGAGAAAATTTCTCACGAGTATTGTTGCACTATCGTTAAAATAGGTGAAATTAAGCCTATAGAAGGTGCTGATAAGATAGTTCAAACTGAGGTTGAAGGAAGAACTATTATTATAGGTAAAGACGAAGTGAAAGAAGGAGATATAATGTTTTATGTCTCTAATGAGTGTGAGTTAAATAAAGATTTTCTTTTTGTAAACAATCTTTTTGATGATCCCACTCTTAATAAAGATCCTGAAAAGAAAGGATATATTAACAAACGAGGTCGTGTTCGGATGATCAAACTTCGTGGAGTATATTCTATGGGGTTTTTGTTTACAGTGGAAGCAATGAAAAATTATTTTCCTGCTTTTAATGTAGAAGAGGAAAATCTTTCTGAACGAATTGGTGAAGATTTCGATACCGTAGATGGAACATTATTTGTAAAAGCTTATGTTCCTCCTATGCCAGAACCTAATATTCGACTGACTCGAGAACAGCATCGAGCTAAGAAATTAGCTTTTGATCGAATGATTCCAGGGCAATTTGCACTGCATTATGACACAAAACAGCTCCAGAGGGAAATATCAAGATTAAATCCTGATGATGTTGTTTGTGCCAGCACTAAGGTTCACGGATGTGTGGATGCAGAAACATTAATTAATACCAATTTAGGTCAGTTTACTATTAAGCATATAGTATATAATAAACTTGATTGTTTAATAGAAGCTTATGATACTTATACTCAGCAAAAAGTTTTTGTTCCAATCGATCAATATTATCATATTTCTAATGATGGTGATTGGTATGAATTAGAACTGGAAAACGGAATAAAATTAACTATAACTGGTAATAATCCGGTGTTTTTACCGGATCGTAATTGCTATCGTAAAGTTTGGGATCTTAAACCTGGAGATAGTGTATTATTTTCATAAAAACTGTTAACTTATTTTTTAATTTTTTTCTAATATTTTACTTTTGTACTAAAAAAATTCACGAACCATTAATTTTAAATATTATGAAATATCGAAATTGTCCTTTTTGTGGAGAGTAGATTGCTTTAGGTAATCCACATCACTTAAAAAATTGTCAGAAATATAAAGAATTTCTTGATACTAATTTAGAAGAACTATTGAAATTATATAAAGATGGTTACTCTGTTGTTGAGTTAGCAGAAAAGTACCACATCTTGTATCATCAAATTCAAAAAATTATTAAAGATAGCGGAACTCCATTACGTAATATTAAAGATGCTTGCACTACTAAAAGACGTAAAGAACGCTATAAAAAAACATGTCTTGAACATTTTGGTCAACCTCATAATTTCTGCAAAGAGAGCGAATCTCGAAAAGCTTGGGAAAAACGTCTTTTAGATGAGGAAGGTATTGTAAATGTTTTTCAACGGAAAGAAGTAAAAGAAAAAATAGTAGATTCACTTATTAAACATTATGGATTAAATTACAAACAGGTTTGTAATTCGAAAGAATATTATATTAATAAGTGGATTCAAGATGGTGCAACTTCAGAAGAAGCACAGGCTCGTTATGAACGAATGTGTTTTTTAAAAGGGGAAGCTAATACTAAACAGCATTATATCAATAAATACGGTGAAATAGATGGATTAGAAAAATGGAAAGAACATGTAAAGAAATTACGTCCTAATTTTCAGATTTCTTCACAATCTACTTATATATCGTCACTTAATATTAACTTTTATTAGCTTTTGGTTGAAAATAATATTGATTTTGAAGTAGAATATTGTTTAACTAGTTCAGATGGGCATGCTAGATACTTTGATTTTAAAGTTGATAATTATTTGATTGAATTAAACGGTGATTTTTGGCACGCTAATCCTAAAATTTATGCTGAAAACGATATTATTAATTTACCTGGTTCTGACGGGGTTTTAGCTAAATCTTTGTGGGAAAAAGATGCTCAAAAACTACAATTAGCTCAACAAAATGGTTTTACGGTCATTACTTTATGGGAGTGTGATCTTAATGATAGTAAAAAATTAGAAAAAATTAAACGAATTATGAAATTATATGCAAATAATAAAAATTAAAAAAATAACTCCAGTTTCAATTCGTGATCGATACGATTTAACTGTAAGCTCCACACATAATTTTTTTGCTAACGGTATACTGATTCATAATACTAGCGCCATTTTTGGTAACATTTTGACACTTCAACCGCGATGGGGTGGGATTTATTCTAAAATCTTCAACTATCTTCCGAAATTCCTTCAATTTACTAAGAAAGGTTATGATGTAATTTATTCTTCCAGAACAGTTATTAAGAATAAAACTATTAATCCAAAAGTTAATGGTGGTTATTATGATACTGATGTTTGGGGAGAGTATTATGAGCTTCTAAAAGATGTGATTCCTGCTGGTATTACTATTTATGGGGAAATATTCGGGTATCTATCTGATTCAACTCGTATGATTCAAAAAGGTTATGACTATGGGTGTAATCCTGGAGAAAATAAACTAATGATTTATCGAGTTACCAAGACTGAAGAGGATGGGAGTAAGAAAGAGTATAATATTAACGAAGTAATGACTTTTACTTTGAAAATTAAAGATTCTTTACAAGAAATTGGAAAAGATCCTAATAAACTATTCTTACTACCATTACTTTACCATGGAACTTTGAAAGATTTGTATCCAGAAATTGATCCTGCTAATCATTGGCATGAAAACGTATTAGAAGCATTGAAAAATGATACTGAGCATTTTGGTATGGAGAAGAAAGAACCATTATGTCGTAATAAAGTGCCTAGAGAAGGCATTTGTCTACGTATTGATGATGATCCTATAGCAGAATGTTTTAAATTGAAGGCCCTAAGCTATCTTCAGAAAGAGGGAGCTGAAATAGATTCCGGAACTTATGAAGATATTGAGACACAAGAACGATATGAGTAATAATAAACAAATTGTAACTTCAGGAGGAACTGGAGTATGTGGTATGACTTTCGTAGCTTTAATGGTATTGAAGTTATGTGGAGTTATTAATTGGAGTTGGTGGTGGGTTACTGCACCACTGTGGATTCCTTGCGGCTTAGGTATAATAATACTAATTATAGCCGGTATAATTTATCTTTGTGTAAGTTAATGAAAATTGGAGCATTAAGTGATATGCATGGTGATTTCCCTTATGTAGAGAACTGTGATGTTCTCTGCATTTGTGGAGATACTGTCCCGTTAAAACTCCAGTGGGATGACGACAAATGTATTCCTTGGATTATTAATGAGTTTTTTGATTGGGTTTACGGATTGCCTTGTTTATATGTAGTTTGGATTGCAGGGAACCACGACGCAACGTTACAGTCTTGGGGAAAAGAAGCCATTCGAACTGCTATTAGAGAGAGTAATCTAGCTAATAAACTTTTTTATTTAGAAGATGATCTAATTGAACTAGATGGAGTAAAATTTTATGGCTGTCCTTGGTGTATTAATCTTGACCCTTCTCGTTGGGCTTTTGTAACTGGTGGTGAAAAATATCTTAAAATTCCAGATTGTGATGTTTTGTTAACTCATCAGCCACCTTTTGGTGATGTAGGATTTGATCCATGGCAACGAAGAAATTTTGGTAGCACCTATCTTAGAAGTGTAATTGAAGATAGAAATATCAAAGTATGCTGCAGTGGCCATACACATCAAGGTATGAGAGGTCCGGAAACTATTGGAAAAACGAAGTGTTACAATGTTTCTGTTAAAGACGATTATTATAATTTAAGGTATCCTGTAACTTATATAGACTATGAAATTGTTCAATGAAACAGAAATTGCTTCTATGGAGGAATTTGCTGAAAATCACAAAAAATGTTATGAAAAGAATAATTCTAATAAGAAACCTCTCGGATTTACTATTACTACTAAATCTACTGGAATTGGGGCTCAAATTAAAATTACTTGTGATTGCTGCGGAGAAACCTCTGATGTTAGCGATTACAGCACATGGTGATTATGAAAACGTTATTATGGCTCGATGATTGGAGAGATCCTTTTGAAAATCCAGAATGGCTTAACTTTTCTCCTATAGGTAAAGATGTGGAAGTTCACTGGGTTAAGTCCTATGATGAATTTTCAGACTGGATTGTTAAAAATGGATTGCCAACTGCTATTTGTTTCGATCACGATTTAGGCGATATTGATGATAAAACAGAGTTTACTGGATATGACTGTGCTAAATGGTTAGTAAGATACTGTATTAACTATCACAAACCATTACCTATTTGGAAAGTAATATCTTCTAATCCAGTTGGCAAAGAAAAAATTGAAAGTTGGCTAAGTAATTTTCAAAAATATCAACGAGAAAATGAATAAAATTATTGTTTTGAGTGGTCCCCCTGCTTCAGGGAAAACTGTTTTTGCTAGAGACTATATTCAAACTCATAAAGATTGTGTAATCGTTAATAGAGACGATTTCCGATCTTCCAGAGGAGATTATTTGGTTCCTTCTCAGGAAGACTATATCTCGGATATAGAAGAAGCTGCTGTTCGTTCTGCACTTAAAAGAGGACTTACACCTATAATAGATGCTACTAATCTAAATCCTAGGACAATTTCTAAATGGAATACCATTGCTGACGAGTTCGGAGTGGAAGTAGAAACAAAATCGTTTTATATACCATTTAAAGACGCTGTAGAGCGAGATCGTCTTAGAGGTGAGGCAGGTGGTAGATCTGTCGGAGAAAAGGTCTTAAAAGACTTTTATTTGCGTTATTTCGAAGAAGAGTTTCGGAAAGAGGTTTATACCGACCATACTTTTATTAGAAATGACGATAATCTCGATTTGCCTCCTTGTATAGTAGTTGATTTAGATGGAACGGTAGCATTACATCAAGGTAGAAGTCCTTTTGAATGGGATAAAATAGACACCGATAAATGTGATCCTCGAATGAAGCAAATAATAGAAAGATATATACTCGATGGAGTAAATGTTATCTTTCTTACTGGTAGAAACAAAACTGCTGTAGCTTACGCTAAAACGTTTGATTGGTTAGCAAAATATTTCCCATATTATAAAACTGATATGAATACACTCAAGAAGTTTTATAAATGGAATCTAATCATGCGAGCTGAAAAGGATTATCGACCAGCACCTATTAGTAAAAAAGAACTTTTTGAACAATATGTGGATGGTAAATATAATGTTTTAGCAGTTTTTGAAGACTCTAACAGATGTGTGGAAATGTGGAGAAGTTTAGGATTATTAACTTTACAACCTGCAGATAATAAATGAGTAAACGCCATTATGATTATTCTTTTTCGAAGGGGAAGGGGATTTGGTTTAGTAGCGATAGTCACTATTATCATCGTAACGTAATGGATTTCTGTCATAGGCCCTTTTCTTCAGTAGAAGAAATGAATCAAAAACTGATAGAAAACTGGAACTCGGTTGTTGGAAAAGATGATGTAGTTTTCCATTTAGGAGATTTTTGTTTCGGAGATACGGAAAAGTGGAAATCTATATTAGAACAATTAAACGGAAAGATTTATTTAACCAAAGGTAATCATGACGATGATATGCCTGCAGGAGTAAAAGAATATTTTCAAGATGTTCAATATCAATATCAAATTAAAGTTGAAAATCAAAGAATTATTCTTAATCACTATCCATTGTTATGCTATGCTGGTTCTTATAAAGAGACAAATCCTGTTTATAATTTTTTTGGACACTGCCATAGTGGTCCACTTTCTATCGGGAGGGATATTTCTAGACTTTCGGTATGTTTTCCAGAGCAATATGATGTAGGAGTTGATAATAATAATTACTTTCCAATATCTTTCTATCAAGTGCAAGAGAAAATAAAACAGCGTCAGGAAGATGCCAAAAACAAAGAAAAAATTTGATTGGGAAGTTTATGATAATCAAGGGGAATTTTTAGATATTCTTTCTATGACTCGGCATGAGTCAAAAGAATATCTGAAGAAATTTCCAAATTATAAACTTCAAGAGATAGGTTATAGTGACGGAGTAAATAATAGTAAATTTGATGATTGAAAAAACCTATCATGGTAAAGTTGTTGGAAAAAAGAGTGGAATTTATACAGTTTATGTTTTTCAATTAGATGATAATTCTTATGAAATGTGTACATTACTTCCAAATTGGGGAGTTGATTATCAATTAAATATAGGAGATTCTGGATTTGTAACTTCTAGAGAAGTTCATGCTGGAGAACCTTATTTTGATAGAATTACTGGAGAGCAAAAATCGTATCAATTTGACAAAATTTATTTACAAGAATTTATAAAGGATAAAGTCACAAACAAGATTATTTTATGAGTAAGATTGATACTTACGTATGGAAAGACAAACGTCTTACTAAAGATCGACAAGAAAAGCAAGTAGAATACAAACTCGTCGATATGGATGAATATACGCTTAATAAAGCGTATGAACATTGCAAGGAAATGCTGTATAATGATGACAAGAAATTTCCTGGTCGCGAGTTAATTCTAAAAATGATTTCTGAACAACTAGATTGTTGTGGAGCAGAATTAGCACTTAGATACTTCAAGAATTTGAAAAACGAAGATGGAACTTTTAAGTATTCAGAACAAAGTTTACTTTCTGATTTGAGAGAGTGGTTTCCAGACTATAATGAGAGGACTTATAAATTACAAGATCTTCCCGTTCAAGTCGATAAAATCGATAGTAAATTTTATAGTGTAAATGTAAATTCTCTTATGAAAGCGTGTCGAGATGCTCTAGGAGCTTTTGATCACTCTAAGATTACTCTTACGTTTTTGTATAATAATGGAGTTTATTTTACGCAGGAAGAATCTATGGAGTTGGATCGATATACTCTTAGAAATTCCTTAGCAGAAAAATTGGATATTCTTAAGTTGCAATTAGGTCTTCCTGAATCTACCGATGTTCATGTAAATCCTAAAGGATTGACTGAAAAGGAATTTCGTGATATGATTCACATGAAGAAGCTTAAAGGTTTTCGTTCCTGTAAATATTCAGATCTAACTACTTCACAATTAGAAACGCTTCGTAATAAAGTTTTATATGCTCTGGAAGAAAAAGTTGCTTATCAAGCAATGATGTGGAAAGAACTTATGAGGCAAATCGAAGAAGTTGCTAAGTTTAAAAATTATACACTTAAATGATAGAACAAGAAATTAATCCCGAATTGCTAGAAGGAGTAAAATGGGAATCTGATCAAGAATTTCTTCAAATTCTTCGAGAAATGGGAGAAACTTATTTGTCTAAAAATGCTGATTATGGCAATAGTTTCGACAAAACTCTCGATCAATTTGGATTAGTAGCAGCAGCTGTTCGATTAAACGATAAAGTTAATCGAGTAAATAATCTGATTACTAATAAAGAATTTTCTGTAAAAGATGAATCTATCGAAGATACTCTGTTGGATATGGCTAATTATGCCGTAATGACATTAGCTTATATCAGAAAACATAGGACTTCTGATGAATCAATTTGAGGTTTATGATATAGAAACTCTTTCAAATCTTTTTACTTATACTGGATATAATTGCAATACCAAAACATGGAGTCAATTCGTTATATCTAATTGGAGAAATGATTTGCAAGATTTAATTCTACATCTAAAAAAACCTAACATAATTCAAGTTGGATTCAATAATGAAAATTTTGATTATCCTGTAATACATCACATTTTAAATCATCCAGAATATACATATAAATCTGGACAAGAGGTTGCTCAAGCAATCTATGAAAAATCTCAAGAAGTTATTAATAACGAATTTAATACTATTGCCGATAAAAATAAGTTTATTCCTCAAATAGATTTGTTTAAGATTTGGCATTATGACAATAAAGCTCGATTAACTTCATTAAAAGATTTAGAGATTTGTATGAGAATGGAGTGTGTTGAAGAAATGCCTATTCATCATACTACGTGGTGCAAAAAAGGGGATGAAGATTGTGTTCTAGAATATAATAAAAACGATGTTCAAGCTACTTATCAATTTTTCTTAACTACCTTAGGAAGAACTGATTATTCTATTTATAAGGGAAAAGATAAAATGCAATTAAGAACCGATTTGCAAAAAAAATTTGGAATTAATTGTCTTAATCTTCCCGATGTTAGAATGGGAGAACAATTAATGTTAAATTTGTATTCTCGAGCAGTTAATAAGAATCCATTTGATGTAAAAAAACTAAGAACAATTCGATCTGAAATTAAGTTAATTGATTGTATTCCGTTTTGGTGTGATATTAAATCAAATTCTTTTAATAAGTTTTTAGATTTGATTAAATCCACTACTATTCCAGTCCCAATTCCAAAAGATTCATTTTCTTTTTCGGTAATAGATCATGAATATAAATGGGATTTTGGATTAGGAGGTAGTCACGGATGTATTCGTCCTGGAGTATATAATTCTGATGACAATCATGTAATTCTAGATTTGGATGTATCTTCTCTATATCCAAGTATTGCTAGATCTTTACAAATATATCCTCATCATTTAGGCCCTGAGTTTATGCAATTGTATGAACAATTTATTGATAAACGAATTCAAGAAAAGCATAAACCGAAGGCAGAACGAGACAATGTTCTAATTGAAGGATATAAACTTATCTTAAACGGAACTTATGGTAAATCAAATGAAGAAACTTCATTTATGTATGATCCATTATATACTCTTAAAACAACGATTGCTGGTCAAATTTTTATTTGTATGTGGTCTGAAAGGATGATTCAAGCTTGTCCTGATGTAAAGTTTTTACAAACTAATACAGATGGACAAACAATATTAATTCCTAGAGATAAGTTAGAAGCAATTAGGGAAGTCAACAATCAATTAACAAAAGAAACTACTCTTGTAATAGAAGAAGCAATTTACAAATCAATGATTATTAGAGATGTGAATAATTATATGGCAATTTATGACGATTCTACTGATGAATCTGAACATTTAAAACTCAAAGGAGATTTTGAAATTGATAAAGAATATCATAAAGATCCATCTATGAGAATTGTTCCTATTGCTGTAAAAGATTATTTTGTTCATAATATTCCGATAGAAGAAACTATTAAAAATCATACAGATATTTATGATTTTTGTATGAGATTAAAGCTTAATTCTTCTACTAAAGGGATATTCAAACACATGTCTAATGGCGAAATTATTGATGATAAATTATCTAGAACTACTAGATATTATATTGCAAGAGGCTCTCAGTCAGGATCATTGTATAAAATATTTGAAGGAGACAAAATGCAGGCAGTAAATAAAGGTTTTCAAGCAATTATTTTTAATAAATATGTTAAGAAACCTATTAGCGACTATAATATAAACTATTCTTTTTATATTCAAGAAGCTTATAAATTGAAAAATGCAGTTGACTCCGGACAATTAAGTTTATTCTAATGCAAACAGTATCATCCGCTGTTAAAAAAATTATGTTATCTGAGCCTTTTTATGGGCTCTTTTTATGTGGTATAAATAAGAGGTTTACTGAAAAGATTCCTACAGCTGCTGTTGGATTGGAAGGTATTAATTATTGCTTAATGATTAATAAAGACTTCTGGTATGGATTAAAGGATGACTATAGGTATGCTATTCTTAAGCACGAATTACTACATTTATGTTTCTTCCATCTTTCTGATTTATATAATAAAGCTTCTGATAATCACATGATATTAAATATCGCTATGGATTTGGAAGTGGAATCTTATATAGATGAGAAATATTGGGTTAAAAACGAGAAAGGGGAATTTACTGGTGCTGCTGATCGATTCTTCGAACTATTTCCATCATTACCGAAGCAAGCTGGAACTAAGTATTATTTAGAGTATCTAAAGCACTTAGAGAAAAAAGCTTTTGAAGAAGTGGATAAAGGAAATCCACAAACTCCACAATCTAGTAACGGACAACAAGATCAAGGATCGTCCTCTCAACAAGGCAATCCACAGTCTGGTAGTGGAAGTTCCAATGGCTCGAAATCTTCTCAACAGTCCGGAAAGAGTTCTTCAGGCTCAAAATCTTCTTCTGGAAGATCCAATAGAAGTCGAGGAGAAAATCCTGAGTATTCTCAAGGAGATCAACCTAATCCTTCTAAAATAGACAAGGAATGGAATGATCTTAGTGATTCCGAAAAGCAACAAGTTCGGGATCAATTTATCTATGCTAGAACTCTACATTCTACATGGGATGATCTTAAGAATCTTCCTGAAGAGGAACAAAAGCTTATAAAAGAACAGTTAAAATATCAGTTAAAGCAAGTGGCTCAATCTATTAAAGATAAAGGAAATATTCCTGGAGAATTATCAGTTTTAATAGATGAATTACTAAATCCCAGACCACCTGTATTTAACTGGAAAGCTTATTTTCGCAGATTATTAGGAACAAGTTTCGATATTAATCTTAAGAAAACCAGAAGGAAAGAATCGTTAAGATTTGAAGATGCTTTTGGTTTGAAGAAGAAAAAGAAACACAAGATCCTGGTAGCAATCGATACTTCAGGATCAGTTTCTAATGCTGATTATGTGGATTTTTTCAATGAAATTAATCATATTTACAAAGCTGGAGCAGATATTCATGTTCTTGAATGTGATACGCAAATAGCAGCAGAATACGATTTTAAAGGAAAAATCCCATCCCAACGCTGTGGAAATGGAGGAACTAGCTTCCAAGCTCCTGTGCAGTATTTTAATGACCATAGAAACGATTATAGTGTCTGTGTGTATTTAACCGACGGATATGGTGATCAAGAATTATGTCACCCTCTCGGTAAAATGATTTGGATTATCACAAGTGACGGTAATCAAGGATCAAATTATCCTGGAATAAAAGTTTGTATTCCAGAAACAATTAAAAAATAATTAAATTTTACAAAGATGAATATAGAAGAAGTTAGTAAAACTATTAACTATTTGTTAGATAACAATCTCAGATTAATTGAGAAAGGTCAAGATAAGATTGCAATAAATATTGTCGGACCCTGCGGATGCGGAAAAAGCTCGATTATTAAGCAAATAGCTGAGCAACGTGGAGCTGGATATACTCGATTGAATCTTAGTGAACTCGAGGAGATAGGAGATTTATGTGGTGTTCCTGTCAAAGAATACATTATGCATAAAAACGGTGAAGAAAAGTGGATAAGCGAGAAACTTATTGATCGCTATATCAACATGGGCTGGGAGCTCTGTGAGCACTGCGAACCTCGAATGAGCTATGCAATACCGAGCTGGGTGCCCAATGATCCTGATCAAGAGTACATTTTGAACATCGACGATTATTCAAGAGGATCAAGTCTTTTTATGCAAGCTATCATGTCTTTAATTCAATTTGGAGAATACGTTTCTTGGAAACTTCCAAAAAAGTGTCATGTTCTTCTTTCTAGCAATCCGGACGACGGATCCTATAGCGTAACCTCTCTGGATCCAGCTCAGAAGTCTCGTTTAATCAATTTCGACGTTGAATTCGACGCTAAGGTTTTTGGTAAATGGTGTGATAAGGTTGGAATGCGAGATGAACTCATTAACTTCATGCTTCTTAATCCAGAAATTTTTGACAAAAGTGCTGTGATTAATGCCAGAACTTATACAATGTTTGCAAATGCAATCTCTGGGATCGATAATTATGATACCCCAGAAAACCTTTCTTTAATTTCTCTTATCGCAAAAGGTTGTTTTGGAGACGATAATGAAGTAGTTAGTAATTTGTTTATTACCTTCATTCATAATCATCTTGATAAACTCATTACTCCTGAAGAAATTCTTAAGGGAGAATGGGATAAGGTCCACAAACAGTTAAAAGAGAATGTCTATACTGGAACTCAATATCGTTCTGATATAGCTTCCACTTTAACGTTACGCTTTATTAATTATATGGAAACATTTTTTAATAAAGAGAAAGATGGAGATGATGATAAAAAGAAATCTGAGAAAGCTATTAATCGTCTAACAGAACTGATTACTTGTGACGAACGATTGCTTTCTGAGGATTTGATATTTAAGCTTGTTAAAACGCTTATGTATCGTTATCCACAACGTCTTTCTAAACTGATTGCAAATCCAAAAATTAAAGCAAAAATATTGTCTTGATAGAAATTTTTAAAATTATTAAAGGTAATACCTGTAATGCAGCCTATGATATTAATAGGATTATAAAAGGTAATACCTATCAACAGTCCGATTACTCAGGAGTGTATCTTTATACAGATACACTACCTGAGTTAAAAGGCCTTTCTAAACAAAAACCAGTAATTACAAAACAAATTCAATCAAAAGATAAAGTTTATTTTGCTAGTGGATGTGGCTATCCATCACTTCTATTTAGTAAATATAAATCTGACAGTAATATTAAGCTAGACTTAACTAGAACTACTTCTCCTGATAGAGCTGATGTTATTGTTATAAGTCCAGAGTGGATGGATGATTATAATCCTTGGAATTGCCATTTGTCTACCCTCTATAATGATAATAACGTTAGATGGCAATCTAACACTTTTGATGGTTTTAATGAATCTGCAGCTGCTATTAATAGGCAAAAGTTAACTACTTTCTTAGGTCGCGAGGCTTATTTTATGATGAAAATATCTAATATTCAGGCAGAAACTTTTGAATTAGTCCGAAAATATCCTAATAAAATAGTATATACTATGGATCTGATTGAATATGTCTTTCCATTTCTGCCTGTAATGACAGATAGTGAGTTGGATATTATTATTTCCATGCTAAAAACTTCTGATGAACAGGCTAGAGCTACGGGAATTCAAATGTTTCAATATTCTAATTTTTCTGATAAAATTTATACGATTGTTAGAAGACTAAAAACAGAAGTTCCTTATGTTTATTTTCCATCAGAATCAGCAGCTTCAGCAGCTTGGAAATATCTTTATTCTTGTCTAGGAATTCCAGTGGAAAAATTTACCAGTGGACAATCTTATGCTAGTAATATAACATTTTATGCTACTAAAGTTATGGGAAATCCTTTAAATACTCAAAATCTAGATGATTTAAAAGCCGATATTTTATCTCAATTAGTTGAAAAATTGAAATCAGATACTCAATTTTCCACTTTTAGGGAAGATTTAGCATTAGTGGGGTATCGGTTAACAGTAGAGCCTATACCTGAAGATGACTCGGACGGAGAGACAGAATCTAGGGATTGATAGGTGGAGAGATGCTGGAGGGCGAGGATCCGTTGTTTATCCGACCGGAACAGGGAAGTCGAGGACAGCTTTAATGGCAATTGAACGGGTGACTTCTAGAAATCCGAATTTGGTTATTAGAATTATAGTACCTACAAAAGTTTTAAAAGACCAATGGGAACGGTTAATTGAACAACAACAATGGGATTTAGATTTAAAAGTTTTAATTCTCAACTCTGCTGCCAAAAAGTCATTTAAATGTGACTTTTTGATACTAGATGAAATCCACCGCTCGAATTCTCTATCCTTTAGACAGATTTTTACTCAATGTTCTCCCATTTTGATACTTGGATTAACTGCTACTTATGAAAGGTTAGATGGATTTGAAAAAGAAGTGGTAGATCATTACTGTCCAGTCTGTGATACAATTACTGTTAAAGAAGCTACTGAAAACGGATGGCTTTCTCCTTATAAAGAATATAAAGTTCTGCTTAATGTCGATTTAACAGAATACAATAAAGCTAATAAAGAATTTATTCAGCATTTTTCCTTTTTTGATTTCGACTTTAATTTAGCATTATCTTGTGTAACAAACGTATTTGCACAACAAAAAGTTGCTAAAATGATGAATTGTCAATTAAAAGAAGTAAAAGCTCATGCTTTTGCTTGGAATAGGGCTTTACATTTTAGAAAAGAATTTATTGCCAATCACCCAAAGAAAATTGAGATTGCGAAGAAAATTATAGAAGCTAGAAGTGATAAGAAAATTATTACTTTTAATACTAGTATAGAACAGTGTGAAAAATACGGATTTGGATATATTGTTCATTCTAAACAATCTAAAAAGAAAAATGCAGACATTCTAGAAGAATTTTCTCATTGCACTTCTGGGGTGATTCATAGTAGTAAACTTTTAATAGAAGGACTTGATTGTCCTGGATTAAGTGTTGCTATTATTACAGGCTTCAATTCTTCTAAAACATCTAAAGTCCAAGAGGTTAATATATTTGCGTAGGCCTCTTAATCTGCCTAATTCTGGGGATGAACTCAAAGAGTCAATCCAGAGCTATAAAGAATGTGAAACGACTATCTCGAAAGAGAGTACACTATAAGCTAATGATAGTGGAAACGGCAGACGTATTAAAACGAAGATATAGTCTAATCTATATGGTGACATATAGCAGTTCATAAGAGAACGCATATAATCTTGCGAATTATATGGAATATAAATGTGGGCGATGTATTCGAAAAGAAGAAGGAAAGACTGCAGAAATTTTTACGTTAGTTTTACGGGGAACAGTTGAGGATCAATGGTTTAAGAAATCTTCCGAAGACCTCAATTTCATAGAAATCAACGAATCCGAGTTAGACTTAGTATTACAAGGCAAATTAAACAAGAATGAAAAAACTCAAGATAAAGTCAATAATGATCTTTTAAGAAAATGAGAACTGGTAACGCTAATTCAAATTTTACAGTTACTGATAATACTTTATCAGGATCCGGAATATGGTCTCAAATCCATTACTCAGACATTGATTTTATAGCTCCTTACATTTCAGGTGATAGAAAATGGGCATTGGATGAATTAGAAGATCCTAGTTTACCATTAGTAGAAGACTGGAATAAGGTTAAAAATTTAATTGATTCAGAAGACGATGAATCCGTAAATCTAGGTTTTGAGTTATTAAATGGACACAGATACCCTAGAGGTATTGTAAATAAATTAATTATAATTAAAGGTTTAAATAAATTATTCAAAATTAAAAAATTCTAAATTACAGGTAACTTACTAAACGGACTAAATCCTATACTTAGTATGAGTAATTGCGAGATTATTCATACCTATGAAGAATTTAGAATTATCGATTGAGAAAGAAATCGAATTTATGAACCGCTACCAATTAACCGCTGATGAGTTATTTCTCGTTAAGTTAATTTGGTATGCTCAGGATGAACATCCTGAATTTTTGGAAAACTATTTCTCTAGAAATTCTTTGGGAAAGTCGGTTAGGGAGCTTTTAATGTGTCTAAAAGACAAAGAAATCATTAAGAAGACCTATCGCATTCCAGAGAAAGGAGAAGAGTTTAATCCAGATGATGTTGAATTTAATCAAAATGCAACAAAATCGTTTTTGCGTCATTCCGAAGAACTCGGAATGGATTTGTTTAACAATTATCCCTCCTATACTTATATAGATGGTAGATATTTTAGTTTAAGAAATCCGACTAAATTATTTAAAACTATGGACGAAATGTGTTTTGCTTACGGAGAAGCTATTAAGTTTAATCCAGAGAAACACCAAGAGGTAATGGAATTATTAGAATATGCAAAAGAAAATAATCTAATTAATTCCGGAATCTGTCAGTTTATAGTAGAACGCCAATGGGATATGTATAGACAAATGCGAGATGGAGGAGAAGGAACTTTTAAAACTAGTCAATTAGTATGAGTATAGTAGAAAGTTTCTTTAAAAACATTAAACAAGGTAGAGAAGGACTTAACCAGGGTATTTCAACTGGAATTCCTAAGTTAGACATGCTAACTTATGGGGTTCAAAGAAAATGGCTAACTGTAGTGGCTGGAGACTCAGGAAGCGGGAAAAGTGTCCTTACCCTTTATACTTATGTTTATGCTCCATTTAAGCAATATATGCAAGACAAAAGTGTCAATGTTAATTTCTTACTTTTCTCGTTTGAGATGAGTGCAGAAGTTCTTTTGGCTAAAATGTTATCTTTGTATCTTTATGATACTTACCATGAAGTCGTTACTTACGACGAAATTCTTTCTTTAACAGGTAGATGTTCGGAGAAGCACTATCAAATGATAGAAGAAAGTAAATGGTGGCTTGATGAGTTCGAGAAACGAGCTGAAATCGTAGATAAGCCAGTAACAGCAAAAGGACTTTATGCAATTTGTAAGGAATGGAGTCAAAAATTTGGCACATATAAGGAAGTTGGAACAATAGGAGATTATACTAAAACAGAGTATATTCCTAATGATCCAAAACAATATCTAATCGTAACAGTCGATCATATTAAACTTCTTTCAATTAGTAGTGGACATACTTCTAAACAGGAAATTGATGAGGCTTGTGATTATCTCATTCATTTCAGGAATAAATGTAATTTTACAGGAGTAATAGTTCAACAATTGAATAGAAACTTTAAATCGATGGACAGAAGAAATTCGGCTAACAATTTGCTAGATCTCTCAGATCTTTCAGATTCCTCAGGACCCTCGCAGGCGGCTGAGACAGTAATAGGAATTTTCCATCCTTTTAGAGAGAAAATGACTAAATGTGAAGGTTACGACATTAGACAATTATCAGATACGTTCAGATTACTTCAAATTTTGAAACATCGATTTGGACAAGCTGATAGAAATATGGGAATTAGTTTCTTTGGACAAATAGGTCTATGGAGAGAAATTCCGCTTCCTCAAGATATTAACGATTATGAGATGTATACGCATTTAAATTAATTTCAATATTATGGGATTTTTACCAACAAAAAAGAGTGAAAAGAAAACAGACGATCCACGCAATTTAATCATATTTGGGTTGCCCAAAGCAGGCAAGACAACAGCATTAGCACAACTTCCAGACACTTTAATTGTAGATCTAGAGGATGGTAGTGATTTTGTCTCAGCCTATGTTGCAAAAGCACACTCAGTGCAGGATCTTTTCAATATTGCTAAGGCTCTTCGTGAGGAGCAACATAACTTTAAGTTCGTTGTAATTGATACAGTTACAGCATTGGAAGATATGGCAATTTCTTTGGCTTGTAAAAGAGCAAAAGAATCTAATCCTAATTTCTCAGGAAATGCTTCTGATTTGTTTAACTTGCCTTATGGTGCTGGTTATGTAGCACAACGTAATGCGGTTAAGGAAATTATTGGATGGTTCGAGAAAGTAGTTCCAAATCTTATATTAGTAGGTCATGTTCGTGAGAAAGCTTTGAATGAAGCTCAGACTGATCTTAATGTTAAGAGTTTGGATTTGGGAGGAAAATTGTCTAATATTCTTTCAGCTAGTTCTGACGCTATTTGTTATGTATATCGAGATCCAGAAAATGGAAATCTTATGGCCAATTTTGGTGATATGAATTCAGTTCTTACTGGTGCTCGTATGCCTCATCTAGCAGGTAAAACCATTCTTCTTGCCGAAAGGATTCAGAAAGAAAATGGTGATTATGATGTTAAAACTCACTGGGAAAATATTTATCCAAGTCTAAAGCAATGAAAGATTTTGAACTAAAAGACGGAAAGGCTGTTTTAAGTTTAAGACTTGTTCAACTATTAAATGTAAAACCTAAGGATAGAATAATTATAGAATATGCTAATAAAGAAGATAAACTTATTCCTATAATTAAGAAATCCGATTCTGGAAAACTTCTATCTGCCTCTAATACGTTTGTTTGCAGAGGTAAAGATAGAGATTTTCTGGAGCAGTTTGGAGATGAATTTGAGGTAGAGGAATGTGATGGGATTTTGTATTTAAAGGGAAACAAGGAATTTACAGTATTTACAAGTGTTAAACAAGCAGTAAAAGAAAATTATTTAGATTTAAAAATATGCACAGATACAAATTACAATATAGAAAAATTTTCTGAATATAAATTATGACAGGTTTTGATTTTGGAATGACTGCAGGTGCTAGTCAGTCAACAGTACGTAAACAATTGGAAGGTAATCAAATTTACGAAGTAACTTTTGATGGTTGTGAATCTCGAGATTTTGAGAGTTCTCAGAAACCAGGACAAAAGTTTAAAGTTCTAGAAATTAAGTTTTCTAGTGATGAAGGTGATTTTAAAGATACAGTTTGGGCTCCTAATCCAGATACAGATTTTGAAGATCGCCCGGGTCCTTATGGTCCCCAACCTTCTAATGTAAAGGCGATGATGCTGAAGTTTAAGCACCTTATTGACGCGGTTAATCCTGAATTGGGTAAGAAGATTGATTCTGGGGAACAAAACCTTAACGTATCTGCTCCTAATCCTGATGTAGCTTGGGATAATCTTCGACAACTGATGGTAAAAGCAACTGCTCCTGGCGTGGGAGTAAAGACTAAGATTAAGCTGATTAAAAATAATAAGGGAGATGCTATTTTCCCATATTTTGCCAACTATAATCGTGCTGGTCAGTTGTATATGTCAACTAATTTTATTGGCGATAATATCTTCTGGACTACTAAAGAATTGAATAAGATTAATGCTGCTAATACAGCAAAACCGACTTCTTCCGATTCTTTTAGTTTGGATGATAAGAAAGATGAAACTGCTACAACGGCGATTGATTATAATTTCTAATGATTTTTGAACTTCCTAAAACTCAACCAAAAATTACTAAAGAATTTTTATTGAGCAAAAACACGGAAGAAACTTACATGAGTACTTATCTCGGGGTTCCTGTTAAAAAGGGACTCCAGATAAGTCCTCTTCGTAAGGATCACAAACCAACTGCTTCTTTCTATAGAAATAAAAAGAATGAATTGATTTTTCATGATTTTGGAATTGGTTTTCACGGTAATTTCTTAGATGTGGTAATGTATATAAATAAATGCACTTACTCACAAGCTTTGAATATTATTGCCGAAGATTTCAAATATATAGAAAAGAGCAGTGAACGTGAACCTGTAAAAATTCGAGCTAGTAATGTAATAATTGAGGAAAAATCTGAGACTTTAATTCAGATTGAAGATCAACCATTTCAAGATTACGAGTTAAGATGGTGGGAATCTTTTGGAATTCATGAATCAACTCTTAAAAAATTTAAGGTTCATTCGTGTAAATCTATCTTTTTAAATGGTAATTATTATCGTTCCAGTAGTCAGAGAAGTAATATTTTCGGATATTACGGAGGAAAGAAAAATGGTATAGAATTATGGAGAATTTATTTTCCACAAATGCGAGAATATCGATTTCTTTCTAATTGGTCAAAAGATATGATTCAAGGTTCTAAACAAATACCTAGTAACCCAGATTATTTAGTAATTACTAAATCTATGAAGGATACTATGAATTTGTATGAATCAAAAATACCCGCTATAGCACCCTGTAGTGAAACGGTTTTGATTGAACCAAAACAAATGGATAGAATAAAAAAATTAACTTCTAATATATGTTATTTAGGAGATAACGATTTACCAGGGGTTAAAGGAGCTCATAAATATAAAAAGCAGTATCCATTTATTAGATGTATATTTATAAAGCGAAAGTATGCTAAAGATATTTCCGATTTGTATAAATATGTAGGAAAGAAAGATCACGAAGAAGCGATGGAAGAGTTAAAAGAAATTTTTAATGATAAAGAAAAAAGGGAAACAAAGCACTTCTGGATCTTCTAAGAGTAAAAGTTCCATAGGGAAAGCTAATAGACGTCGGGGTCACGCTTATGAACGAAAGATCGTGAATGAAATGAAAGAAGTTACAAAGAATGAAAATTTATGTAGTTCTAGATCTGAATCACGCGTTCTCGACAATAAAAAAATTGATATATGTGATCCCGATAATGTATTACCGTGTTATTTTCAAATTAAATGCACACAATCAGTTCCTAAGATTAAGCAAATTAACGAGGAAGTGGGATTACATGACAAACCATTAGCGATTATATGGAATGCTCAAGAAGCTCGAGAAAGTAAACAAGTTTCTGTTGGAGAATATGCTATTATTCCAAAAGATTTCTTTTATAAACTCTTAAAACAGTTATATTAATTAATGAATATTGACAATTTTAAAGCACCACTAAATGGCGGAAACGCTACTACAGGTGAAAAACACATTGAAAATATTTTACAGCAAGTTAGTAAAAAATTAAACTTTTATTACGTTAGAGAAGTTAAAATAGGATATTTTCGAGACAGAAGAAGAAGGGCTGATTTTTGTTTTAATTACAAAGGTCGAACTTTTTTAATCGAATTTGATGGATTACAACACAGTCAGCCTATCGAGAAATTTGGGGGATGGTATTCCTGGAAAGACACTCAAGCTAGAGATCATTGGGAAAATAACGTATTTTGTCCTCAAAATAACATTTGTCTTATAAGATATAAAGTTTTTTGTAAATATCCAGAAGTAATGAAGCAAATGGAAGCTCAACAAAAGTTGATAGATTCTATTACTCCAGAAAGACTTGAAAGAGATATTCAAAAAGCTATGCAGTGTCGATATGTTCAAAATAGTGTATCTTATTGTAGACCGAGATTGACGGTGTCATTAGACCTGGATGGGACTGTGCTTGACTGGGGAAAATCTCACGAAAAGAAATTTAAATGCCAAATTTCTAATCTAACTGACACTCAAATTGCTCGTCAAGTAGAAAAATGTCGTTATGATAAACAGTTTTGGGAAAATCTCGAATTAATCGAAAAACCTGATTTTGAGCCAGTGAATTATTGCACTAAACGTATAAATAGTAAAACTTATACTCGCAATTGTTTGAAAAAGAATGGACTTCCGATTAAACCTATTTATCAAGTAATCGCACAATGTTCTAACAAAGCTCGATATATCAAAGGGAGATGTGATATACTTATTGACGATTCTTATTCTAACGTTAAAGATTGTATAGAAGCAGGACTCCCCGCACTTCTCATTACAAGAGAACACAATAAACACATAGATACACCATATAGAATTAAACATTTGAAATATCAGGAAATTGCAGATAAATATTACCAGCTAAAAAGAGAAGGCAAATGGAAATAGACTTTTCTAATTGCACAGTAGAATTTAAAAATATTCGTGGAGGAAAAGTTCCAGATAGCGAATATTTTAAAATGCCTGGAATTAGTAATTCTCGACTAAAATATATTAATCCATTAGAAGGTGGAAGTCCTCAATTATTTAAAGAAGGAATTCCATTTAAATATAATCCAAGTTTAGTCACGGGTACAATTTTCATTATTAATTTTTAAATATTATGACACAATCTCAAGAAGAAATTATAAAGATATTATAGAATCAATGGCCTAATATTATTTTAACAAGTCCATGTCAAAGTGCACATACAAAAGTAGATTTTAAATGTCTAAATTGTGGATATGAATGGAACACCACTTTCTATTCAACATTGCACTCCAAATGTGGATGTCCTAATTGCGGAGTAAAAGAAGCTTTTCGTAAAAGATCCATAGAATATGTTAAGTCTAAACTTTCAGATTAGTTTGAATTAGTAGAGTATAAAGATCCCATGCATATTTCCGTTAAATGTAAGGATTGTGGTAATATTCGAACTACTACAACTAGCAATTTGAGGCGTTATGGATGCAAAGCGTGTTCTTCTAAGAGAGCAGGATAGAATTGTGCAAAATCCTAGGAACAATTTATAGAGGAAGCTACTAAAATTCATAATAACAAATATGATTATTCAAAAGTAGAATATACTAACTGTCATACTAAAGTTTGTATTATTTGTCCAGAACACGGTGAATTTTGGCAAGCTCCTTTAAAACATATTTGTTCTTAGCACGGATGTCCAAAATGTGCAGGTTATGGCACAACGTTAAATGATTTTTTACTTGCAGCAAAAGAAACTTTTGGAGATTTCTATAATTACGATAAAGTAATTTATAAAAACTTAGTTACTCCTGTAACAGTAACATGCCCTATTCATGGAGATTTTAGGTCATTCCACAAAATCATATAAATTAGCGATGTGCTTGTCACCAGTGTAATGAATCATCTGGAGAAAAACTTGTTAATTCGATTTTAGAAAAATTACAAATTCCGTTTACTAGAGAGGTAAGTATCCTAAATCCATATAATCAAAATCATAATTTTAGAGTTGATTTTTATATTAAATATAATAATCAAGACTATATTATCGAGTATAATGGAATTTAGCATTACAAATCTGTTAAGTTATGGGATGGAGATTTAGGACTAAAAATACGTTAGGCTAGAGATCAACACTTGAGATAGTACTGTTAAGATAACAGTATTCATTTATTAGAAATTAAATATGACAATAAAAACGTCGAAGAAACAATACGAGCGTTTTTAAATGTGCCGTCTGTCCAGGCAACTGAACAGATTATTACGGAGCAAAAACGGTGAAGACTGAGATGTTAATACCGTGCTAACTATTAAGATTGCGAAAGGCTTAATAGTAGTGTAGAGCGTAGAAGGTGAATAAATATAATCCTTCCAAGAGTGTTCCGCATCCAATGGAAGACTAGAAATAGTCTTCCATTTTTTGGATGAAAATGTACGCCGAACTATAATAAAATGAAATTATAGAAATGAGAATAAAAAGTCTCATGATAACAAAATTGACAGCTATACATAGTCAGCTTCTTTCGGAAGATGAGTATGATATTAGTGAATACGAAGGGAAACCTAGTGCCAAATTAGGCTATTTTATTGACTGTATATACGAGTTCAGACAACAAGGTAATACAATTGCCCAGTCGATAGAATTAGCGTCTCAGAAAGCAGAATATTGGGCTGGTAAATTAACTAAAAATAGGATTAGAAAAGCTATTAAAGAAGGATTAGACTATTATCTTAGAAAAGTAAATGAAGAATTTACTGTCCCAGGTAAAGAAGTTTTTGTTCTTCCAAAGGCTCAATTGGAATCCTGTAAAAGAGCAATTCGCTCGTTGAAAAATGAGCCTAAATTAAAACAATTATTTGCTGATAATATGTTTATTTCAAAGCAATTTCTTAATGAATTTGCTTTTTTCGTTGATATAGATGTTACACTATCTACTGGAGATAAAATTACTATCCCGTTTAAGGGAAAAGCAGACAATATAATTATAGATCCCGAAACTAAAACTATTTATCTTAATGATATTAAGACCACTTCTAAACCTGTTGAATGTTTCATGGGAGGTTTATATGAAGGAGCTTGGTACGATGGTTCGTGGGAAAAGCTTCATTATTTTCGTCAATTCGCAATATATTTGATGATGCTTCAAATGTATGTTGAGCAGGAATTAGAACTTACAGACTATAATTATAAATGTAATGTGTTTGTGGTGGAAACCACTGGTAATAATAAAGCTAGAACTTATCCAGTGAATAATTCATTTATTCAATATGGTGCAAAAGAGTTTAAAGAGTTAATTTGCAGAGTTGCATTTCACGAAATTTATGGATACGATAAAGAAATCGAAAGCATCGACTATTGATTTATCTCAAATTACGATGAATGGAAAAAGAGATTTATATCTCCAATTCTTTTCATCTAAAACAAATACAAATCAAAGTTTTGCTGATAAAATAGAATTACTAACATTGCTAGGATTTTTAACTCAAGGATTATGTAAAAGAAATCCAGAACTTTTTAAGAATTCCTATGATGTTCTAACAAAATATATTTATCCAAATGGACAATTAGGAGAGTTTGGAGATGAAGAATATATACAAGGAATTAGTATAGTTTGTGATGATTTGATATGGGGAGTAAATTCCATACCAAAACCAGATAAATATAGCAGTTCTACTGAATTACGAGATCGAATTAAAGAATTAATTTCTCAATGGTTGCCGTTCTAATATGTTATTAAAAGACGAAGAAACTAATGAAACTATAATTATTCCCGATAATTCTTTTCCAGAAGAATTATATTCTACCTGGTTATCTTATGGGGATGAGTATAGTCCTGCTACCGATTTAAAGGTTGAAAAGAAACTTCCTGCTGGAGTCTATAAAATGATTAGCACTTCTGATGGTTATAGAGCAGTAAAAACTAAGATCGATTCCGATGAATTATATGTATTTTCTGAAAGCTATACTAAAAAGATAGTTGATGAAATTCAAGATTTCTGGGATAGAGCTGATATTTATACTAAAAATCACATCACACACAAGCGCGGACTATTAATAGAAGGGAGTCCTGGAAGTGGGAAAAGTGCCACCATAACACTTTTAATAGATCAATTATTAAAAAGAGATGGTCTGGTATTTTTAGTAAATAGTGCTGAAGACTTTCATATTTTAATGAATACTATTAAGCCGATAATTCGTAAAATTGAACCTGATAGACCTATAATTACTATTATAGAAGATGTGGATCAATTGATTGATTCTATGGATACTGAAAGTTTTCTTCTGGATTTCATGGATGGAAAAACTTCTATTGATCATCATCTTATTATATGCACTTCTAATGACACTTCTAATCTTTCTCCAGCACTTCTTAGACCTAGTCGTATAGATATGCGATTTGAACTTCCTAATCCTAATAAAAAGATTCGAAAAGAATATTTTGAAAAGAAAGGAATTAAGGACGCAGAATTATTTGCTGAAAAGACTCATAAAATGTCTTTTGCAGAATTAAAAGAAGTTTTCATAGGAACTCAAATTTTAGGAAAAGATCTTGACTCGGTGATAACTCAAATAACTAACCCATTAAAAGCAAAAAGTTATTTATCACCTACTAAAACAAAAATAGGACTTTAATGGCTACATTAAAAATGATAGAGTGTCGAGGGTTTAGTAAATCTGAAGCCTTTAAGGATCTAAATTTTAATCCAGATTCTCCTTTGATTAAAGGAAGTAATGCTACTCAAGCCTGGATTAATTATGGAAAACCTATTCCTGGAACTAGAGATTTTAAGATTTTTGCTATTCAACAATTGTCTGATAAAACTCGAAATCAACCAGGTTACGGTTTACACATAGTATTAGATTCTCCGGTAACAGATTGTCGAAAACGACCTTACACTATAATAAATAATAAAACCACTGCTACTAGAGAGTGGAAATTTGTTTATCTTATTAGGGAAGATGAATTAATCCTTAATAATTTAACTACAAAAGATATTAATGACTTCGGAGAAGAAATAGAGACTACTGACGTCGATGTTAATATAGTAAAAATGGGTAATATCGTGGATCAATGTGAATCTAAAGCAGAAGCTTTGTCTAGAATGAAAGAACTTACTGCTACTAATCACAAAGATTATACTGCACTAGCAGTAAAAGTTCCTGATATTAATCCAGTTGCAGCATATAGTATTTATACTCCAGGAAAGAAGACACAAGAGGGAAGATTTTTTGTATTTGGGTATGATCAAGACGTTGAATTGAAATGACGGAAGAGTTAAATAATATTCTCGAAGGAAAAACTACATTAATTAAAAATAAACAGTATCTTTCTGCCAGAGCTTATATCGAACCATTCATTAAAAGAATGGATGAATTTAAAGCTACTTATAATTGTCAAGTAAAAACTCCCGACCAGCTTTCCGTTACTGAAGGAAAACCTGATTTGGTTTATAATCGAGTTCATATTCAGGCTATTTTGCCAGAAACTTATTATAATAAGTTTGGATGCAGAAAAGTTGTTGGTATGATTTATGGATTGGATGTAAAAACACCTATTGTTAAGTTTTATATAGGAAATATAGACAAAAATGGAAATTTAATTACATTTGATCCTAATGCTATGATAATTCAAAAACTAGAAAGTGCTACTCCTATAGATTTTTCTGGTATTAAAGGTTTAATGGAATTAACTGATAGCAGTGAAGTTATGCTTAAACAGCTACAGGAAACTTTTGTTGATCGAGATAAATTTATGGGAATGTTAGGTGAGTGGATTGATATAGCTCTCGAAAAAGCAATTATAAATGATGGTGGAAAAGTTAAGTTAGCTACTTCCCTTCCAGTGGATGTTTATAAATCTATATTAAAGGATAAAGATTCTGGGTATTATATTTCGGAAACTGAACAAATTTCTATGTTAGATTTATATAAAACTTTCGCTAGTAAGATTAGGGAAGATGATAAAGATATTATTAATCGATTTGAAAAAACTCTTTTAATCAATAAAGTATTAAAAATATGAAAAAGGTAACAGTTCCGATTGTTAATCGAAGCACTAACGATTATCCTGCTTATGCTCATCCAGGTGATGCTGGTATGGATCTTAGGGCTGATTTCACTAGTCCAGATTCTATTTTGGGAGACAAGTGTGAATGGGATGAAGTTCGTAGGAAATTTATCATCTTTCCTGGAGGACGTGCTGCTATTCCAACTGGTATTAAAGTAGCATTGCTGGAAGGATATGAATTACAGATTAGAGGCCGGTCTGGTTTGGCAATTAAGTCTGGAATTTATGGTCATGTAGGTACACTAGATGCAGGATATCGAGGAGAAGTTTGCGCTATTTTATTTAATCTCTCTAACGAACCTTTTGAGATTTCTCAAGGCGATCGAATTGCGCAAGCTGTACTTGGAAAGTTTGAACCTATTAGCTGGAAACCGGTAGATAGTTTGGAAGATTCAGATCGAGGTGAAAACGGATTTGGATCAACAGGTAATGAGTAAAACTAAAGATTGGTTAATTAAAAGGTTATTTAACAATGACTTACCAAGTTCAATTTGCTATTATTCACCAGCCCTCATGCAAGGCGGAAATAGTTACGCAACAGATAACCACTGAAATTCTCGGACCGACTTATGAAGATCTGGTCGGGGAGTTTTTTAGGCAGTGGGATAAAGAAGATAAATATTCTGGTGATTACATAATAGGAGTTATCTCCATGAAATATGATAATTAAAGAAGAATATTTAGTTAAAACTAATAATAAGAATCGAGTGCAGCAGGTTTTGCTGCAACTCGATTTCGATCAAAAAAAGTATGATATTCTCCGAACTACCAGTCAATATGGTGGAAAAGAAAGACTTCAGCCTATAATTACAATTACTGAGGGTAAAGTCAATAGGACTGTTGCTGAACAGGCAAATCTTCAGTATGTAAGTGTTCTGAAGGATTATATGGATGGTGGTTACAAACGATTGAGTACACTAACTTCCATTCCGTATAAAAATCTAAGTGAGGAAGATATTAAAGGATTATTGGGAACTTCTTTTAATACTGATCAAAAAGGAATTCCTAAGCCTATGCTGGCTAAAAGCTCAAATGACCTTTCCACTTCTATTTTTGAAAAGGAATGGTATACTTCGAGAAAAATTGATGGTGTAAGAGCTTTAATGTACTATAAGGATGGAAAAATCCTCACAAGTTCGAGAGGAGGGCTCGATTATAATGCTTCTACTATTCATATTACTCAAAATCCCACCCTATTGCAAATATTCGAGGAAAATCCAGATCTTATTTTGGATGGAGAATTATATCATTTCGGTTGGCCATTACAAAAGATTTCTGGTTTGTGTCGGCTGAAAGAATTTACTGAAGAATGTAAGGGATTGGAATATTGGGTTTATGATTATGTAAATGATAAACCTTTTAAAGAAAGGTATGAATTCTTAATGGAACTTCAGCAAAAGTTTACTGATTCAGATCCTATTAAAGTGATTGATCATTATAAGCTTTCAGGTTGGTTGACTATTAAGAAGAAGCATGATGAATTTGTAAAAGAAGGTTTTGAAGGTTTGTGCGCTCGTAATCCTAATAAAGAGTATGGTATCGGAAAGCGATCGGGAGTTTATCTGGTAAAGCTCAAAGAATATCAGGATGCCGAATTTGAAATTATTGGTGTAAGAGAAGGTCTTCGAGATGAAGATATGTGTTTTGTTCTTAAAACCAGTAAAGGAAAAGAATTTGCTGCAAAACCTGCTTGTGATACTGCTACTAGACTCGAATATTTGAAAAATAAAGATAAATATATTGGACAAATGGCTACTTGTAAATTCTTTTATTATTCGGAAGATGGAGTTCCATTGCAACCAGTATTTAAATTTGTAAGATATAAAGAAGACATTGATAAGAAAAATGACTGAACAACATATTAAAAATTTTCTGGAAAATCTTAGATTGGGAATTTATGATCCGGATCATTATCAGATCATAGCTTCATATTTTAAAAACGAGGATAGATACTATGCCAGTATTACTGTAATTGATAATACTACAGATTTGAAAATGTATATAGGGGTTTCTGAAGATCCCAAATCTATTTATTATAGCACAGGAAAAAAGCAAACTGAAGAATATAGTGAGCAAAATGAAGAGAAAATAATTAGTGATGAATTATATGATTCAGTATTGTCCTATGCTTATGAGAAATCTAAATCAGATATAATATTGAGAGATTATCAATGTATTGATGCTTTTAAATTATCGGAATGAAAGTAATTAAAAGAACTGGAGAAATTGTTGAGTTTGATTTTTCTAAAATAGAAACAGCTATTGCTAAAGCAGCTAAAAGCTGTGGAAAAGAAGTCACTGAGGGTGTTCATGAGGAAGATTTTCAATTTGATCAGAATCCCATTCCAGTTGAGTTAATTCAAGACGCTGTTGAAAAATGGCTAATGAAAACAGAGCATTATGAAATTGCTCGAGAGTATATTCTTTATAGGGAAAAACATAAGGTTTTACGAGATTTTGTTAAATCTAAAATTGATTTTATTGAAAAATATAAATCTTCTAGTAATACAGCTAATGCTACTGTTGATGATAATTCAAATGTGGGAAGTAAGAATATAGGAGTATTAAATGCAGAAATCCATAAACCAGATAATATACAAATCTCAAGAGGAATGGTAATGCACAAACTTAAGGATCTTTATCCTGAGTTTGATTCCAAACAGTATGTTCGAGACTTAGATTCCCATATCATTTACAAGCACGATGAAAGTTCTTTTTCTGGAGCAATCGCTCCTTATTGCTGTAGTATTACTATGTATCCTTTTCTTAACGAAGGTATTAAAACTATCGGCGGATTATCAGCTAAACCAAAAAATCTAGATAGTTTTTGTGGAATGTACGTAAATCTTATATTTGCAATAGCTGCTCAGTTTGCAGGAGCCGTGGCAACTTCCGAGTTTTTGTTATATTTTACTTATTTTGCTAAGAAAGAGTGGGGAGAGGATTTCTGGCAAAATCCCGATGTTGTAATTACGCAAAATACCGAACGTGAGAAAACCATTAGAAAGCAAATTCATCAATATTGGCAACAAGTAATTTATAGCATAAACCAACCTGCTGCTGCAAGAGGTTTGCAAAGTGCATTTGTAAATTTCTCATATTTTGATAAGCCTTTCTTTGAAGGTATGTTCGGTGATTTTGTATTTCCTGACGGAAGTAAACCAGACTGGGAATCATTACAATGGATCCAGAAAGAGTTTATGATATGGTTTAACCAAGAACGTCTGAAAACAATTTTGACTTTTCCAGTGGAATCTTTTGCTTTAGTGTATCAAAATGGACAATTTCTAGACCAAGAAAGTGCTGATTTTGTCGCTGAAGAATATGCTCGTGGACACTCATTTTTTACTTATATTAGCGATACTGTTGACTCATTATCAAGTTGTTGTCGATTGAGAAATATGGTTACAACCAAAGAGTTTAATTTCACTAATGGTAATATGGGAGTTCAAACTGGTAGTAAATCTGTTATTACCTTAAATCTAAATAGAATTGTCCAAGATTGGTTTAAAACTTATCCTTATAATAAATACAAACAAGAAGGACTAACTATAGTTTTTTATCAGGATTTACAGGAATATCTTAATCAAATATTGATCCGTGTTTATAAATATCATACAGCTTATAACGAGTTATTGTGGGATATGTATGATGCAAATCTTCTTCCTGTTTATAAAGCTGGATTTATAGATCTTAACAAACAATATTTGACTATAGGTATTAACGGTTTGAATGAAGCTGCAGAATTTCTGGGAATAAAATGTTCTGATAATACAGAATATGCTACTTTTTGCCAAGAAATCTTTTCTTGTATTAAAGAAGCAAATAAATCCCATGCCATTACAAAAGGACATAAAATCACTTACAATACAGAATTAGTCCCTAAACTCAGTGGGGACTTTAAATCTCTATTAATTGACTCGAAACTCCCTATGGGACAACGAGGCGCAAGCAGGAATTTCCGTGCAGCGTGAGAGACTAAATATAGAGACTAATATATTTATATTAGATGCAATAGTCCGAACTCTATGGAAACATAGAGAGTGTTTATGAAAATAAACACCGTTTAAAACATATTTTTCACATCTATCGTTTTTAGTTTTTTAATTCAGAATTAATGATTACTTTTGATGAATCATTATATATAAAAATAATAATATGCCTGGAAAAACGATAAAAGAACCTTGTTGTATTTGCAGAGCAACAAAGGAGGATGGAGTGAAATTAGGTCGCTATGATAATAAAGTTTATTGTCTACGACACTTAGATCAAGTTAGAAATCATGGAAAGATCATTTCGGTTTACCGTCTACGTGGATTTTTAACCACATGTTGTATATGTGGGCAACCTGCTAGATCTACAAAAGACAGTAAAGAATATTGTCAAAAACATTATATGCAAATGTATCACCATGGTGAGATTTTACCAAATACTATTTTTGAATCTAATCGGTATGAAGACCATCCCGATGAAGGTTACACTATCTGTTTTACTAAAGATAAAAACTTTAATGAAAATGGACAAGTTTTGATTGACTTAGATAAAAAAGAACTTGTTCATCAGCACAAAGTTTATTTAAAAAGACATGGAGATAAATTATATGCAACTATTTCCATAGAAGGAAAGAAATATAATTTGCATCGTTTCTTATTAAATATACACGAAGAAAAATATACAATTGATAGAGTAGTGGATCATATAAACGGAAATTCATTAGATAATCGATTATCAAATTTGAGAATTTGTTCTCATAAAGATAATATGAAAAATATTAGAAAAAAATCTTCAATTGTAGGAGTAGGCTGGATTAAAGCTAATAAAAAATGGACTGCTAGAATTATGAGTAATTATAAAAATATACATATAGGTAACTATGATACTTATGAGGAAGCAGTATTAGCACGAATAGAAAAAGAAAAAGAGTTGTTTGGAGAATTTGGCCCTAATAAAGATTTATTTTATGTTTTAAATCTCTCGTCACCAATAGACGAACTTAAAGAAGTTCTATCTGACGAGGCGTAACAGAATTGGCTGAAAGTTTATCCATAAAAAATTATAATTGGGATAAGGCTGACGGTTACGTGGTTCCCCAGAAAAGGAATTTATATGCTTCTTATATTTTTATTCCTAGTGATGAATCCATTTCTGTTTTAGAGAAAATACGACTTCATGGACAAAATTATATCGGAGAATTTTTAGATGGAGGCTCGGCATGTCACATAGGCTTAAAAGAGCATCTATCTACAGAGCAGTATAAGAAAATATTAAAATATGCAGCTGATAATAAATGTCAGTATTTTACTTTTAATATTCCTAATTGCGAATGTGATGATTGTGGATTTATTGCCAAACAACCTTTCGATAAATGTCCTAAGTGTGGATCTACTAAAGTATCCCTATATGATCGTGTAATTGGATTTATGACAAAAATTAAAAATTGGTCCGAAGGAAGACAAATTGAGCAAAAAACACGAGTATATTCTGATGGTAATAAAGAAATATGATTACGATATTAAGAAAAGAAGGTTGGAAGCTTAATGATAGTGACAAAATAGTTAACGCTATCTTAAAACGAGTTGAAAAGTGTAATGGAGAATGTCCATGTGATAATCCTGGAGAAACTTATGAAGATCGGATGTGTCCTTGTAAAGAATATCGTGAAAATGATATTTGCCACTGTCAACTATATGTGAAAAATGCTTAAGTTTACTGATTATATGGTAACCTTTCGAGAAGTTCCTGATGAAATTTCTCTCTGTATAAATATTTCAAATTGTCCTAATAGGTGTTTAGGGTGTCATTCTAAGGAACTTTGGGAAGATATAGGTGAAGAACTAACCGATGAAAAGTTATGCTCTCTAATCGAAAGAAATGAGGGCATAACTTGTATTTGTTTTATGGGAGGAGATTCTGATCCTAAAAGAGTGGAGGAATTATGTAAGCTGGTAAAAACTAAGTATCCATTTCTTTTAACTTGTTGGTATTCTGGTAAAAAAGAAAATTCTATAGACTTGAGTTGTCTTGATTATCTCAAATTAGGCCCATATATAGAACAACTTGGTGGATTAGATTGTCCTACGACCAATCAACGATTTTATGAAATAGAACTTAGCAGATCGACAGATACTAACTATAACCCTGAATATGGGTTAATTGATATTACTGATAAATTTTGGAAATGAAAATCAACCTAGAAAACCGTAAATGTCTAACTATATAGACTCGTTTGAGTAAAGTAGTTAAATATAAAGCTATGTTTAGAAGCACTCACTCTGCTTCTAGATATATCAGATGTAGTAAGATGCTAATTCGTATTTCTGACCACGACAAAAAGAACTGGGAAAACAGAAATCGGATTAGCATTTTATTATATAAGGATATTATTAATATCCAGTGTTGGGTAGATAATAAGATGATCAAAAATATAGATTGTAGTTACTCTGGAAATTATTTAGAAGTTAGAGTAATGGATATGATAAAAATGTTTTAATATGTTAAAAGGAACTGAAAAGAAAGTAAAATATTGGGTTGCCACCCGTGAAAAAATAGATCAAAAAGTTAAGAAATTAACTATTCAAGCGGATCAATTGGAAGAAAAATGTCAAGCAGAAATTGAAAAGCAAGCCAGTCGATTTATCAAGAAAGCAAAACATACTGATTTACTTTTAAATGAACCTATTCGACTTGATGAGAAAGAATTCACTCACATTGAGTTTAAAACTGAATCCGGATTTACAGAAGCTGTTTTGTTTTATATTGACGAAAACGATGAAAAACAATATGCTTATGTGGCAGCTTCCATAGTAGTTCTGCCTATAATAGAGATAGTAAAAGAATTGTATGGGGAGTAATCTTAAACAGTTTGACTTATATAAAAGGGAATCTATATTAAAAGGTAATACTCCACAACAGCTCAATAAAAAAATCTGGGTCGATCTGAAAACAGGTATATGCCAATCTTCAGATCGCACTACGGATTTATCACAGGTAAACTGGATTAAATTTAATAAATTTAAGTGGAGAAATAGATTTAGAATATTAACTCCCATTACTTTGTCAAATTCTACTCACTATTATATAAAACTTAATTTAATCGATATAATATATGAATTTGTAATAGAAAATATGACTGAGATAATGGCTTGGATAGGAGGTATATTATCTATTATCTTAACAATAATTCAATTATGAATCTAAATAAATTTATTACATTGTGTTTGTTAATAATTAGTCCTATAACTTATGCTCGCACGATTATAAGTTCGAGCAAAATTTGGACAAATAATAATTCCAAATGTACCATCACTTATGAGTGGAGTGATGGAACTAAAACTCAAGATGTTTGTTACTTTTCTGCAAATGGTTCTCATTGTGTTTATAATCAACCTCTAGAACGCGTGATTATACCATCTATTTCTTGCAGTATTGAAGGTGATAGTTTATATATTTATACTTTCGTAAAAGGGAAACTTACTAATACATCAAAAGAGCAAATTAAAAACTATTACTTAAACGAAACCACTTATAAATTTAGATATCCTGAAACCAGTATTCCAACCGATAATTATTATCTTATAGAAACCTCCACAGGAATTTATAAAATCACCAAATCAGATACTATTAATTATTGTCGAAAATTGTAATCGAACTAAAAGTGGAAAATGATGGAATTTTTACTAATAATTTTACAATTAGCTATCTCGTCTCTGATTATTTACTGGGGCTGTAAGGTAGCTCAAGATAATAAGCGAAATGTTCCGGTAGCAGCAGTTTTGTGTTTTCTATTTGGAATATTTGCTGTAGTTGGTTATTATATAGCAGGAGAGAAAAATGATACCAGAGGAGAGGAAAAAGCAAGCTGATGAAGCTTATAGGCTTTTAGATAAGATAATCAATACAGCAGCTCGTCTAGATATTAATAAAGAATTCTTTGGACTAACTGAAGAAGAATTTACAAAATGGGATGAAGATTATCGAAAAGAGTATGGAATTGGGTTAAAAGAAGGAATGGAAAGAGTCAAACAAAGACTTTCCAATCCAAAAGCTAATTTCAAAGATCGAATTGATAATCTGGAGAAGTTACGGAAAATATACGAACAAGATGAACGAAAATTGCTTCAAGATTTACTATATACCTATAAACAAGAGAAAGGTTTAAATTATCTTTCTTTTAATAGAAGTGTTATGGGAATTTATGATGATAACTATTCGGGACTTACTGGTATATCAATTTCGTATATTCATTGGGATGATAATAATATATGGTGTGCTGGATCCACTGAATCTGGATTTGATATAGAGGAATTGAAAATAGAAGGAATAGAGATTAATTTAATTGCTATTTGCAAAAGAATTTTCAAAGCGTTATATGAAAATGAAGTTAATTAAGTATGACTGTTTACATAGTTTATAAAGAAAAATTCCCTTCCATGCGTCCAACTGAAATTTGTAAAGTTTTTCTTGACAAATATGACGCATTCGACTATATCGATAAAGAAGCTTGTGCACTGAGGAATGATCCCGATTTTTCTAATTATCACCGAAATGATTTTAAGGAAGGTTGGGAAATCCAATTACACGATATTTATTCGGAAGCCTATATTAAATGGGCAGTGGTCTTAAAGGAAGTAGATATCCCTAATGGATTTGTAATGGATCCTATTACTGTTTATAATAACGATTTAGAAGAGTATAATTTGATTTTACCAGCAGGTAAAACTATGAAAGATTTGAAAGATTGTTGTGAAGATCAGTTATGGGATTCCATATATGATTTTGGTGGATTTTTATACGATTCAATTCAAAAGTTAAATGATGACTAAATTACCTACTATTATTTATAAGGATGAAAAATCCTACGAACTTCTGCTTGTTTTTACTAATTTAGGAACAGCAGAAATTCCTAATTATTGCTGGTGTTGTAAATATGTTCACATGATTGATAACGACCCAGAAAGAAAAAAGCCTAGAACTATAGGCGATGTATTACATTTGGAAGGAACAGAACAAAAAACACTCGGAGATCTCGAAACGAAGATATTAGAACAAATTAAGGATTATATTGTATGAAAAAATTGTTGTTTGGATTAATAACTATAATGAGTAGTCTAATGATTAATGCAGAGGAGTATTCGTTGGTAATAACCGGAGACTATTTTCCTGATTATGGTTATGATAGTTCTAGTGTAACAATATATGCAAATAATAATAAACCGTATGTCATTGACTACAAAAGTGTAACCTGTTCCAGATGGCATAATTCGTGTCCTGTTATAAAATTTAATGATACGAATTGTCCAGAAAACATTCAATCAAATATAACTGGATTGATTCCAAATATTACTAAAATAGTTATTGATTATACAAACGTTTGTCCTGAAGCCGGACGTAGACAGATGTGGCATAGAAGTCCTGTTTTAAATGTGTGTATTGGTGAAGATACTATTTCTGGAATATCAAATGATTCAATAATAAATGATCATTATCATACTTTATTTATATATTATCCAAAACACTTTTCAAATAATTTTCATATCTTTTATAATTATATAGTAGATGACGTAATCACACATTATGATGTCAAATGTTCGTCTATTACAATTTATTTTAAAAACGGAGATGCTGTATCGGTAAATAATACATCCACTCCTAAAAAAGGTAAAACTTTAATAAAAGATGGAAAAATAGTTTTACAATACAATGATAAATATTATAATTTAATTGGACAACAACTATGATTATACTTTTTAAAATTCTGATTATTATTGGAGCAGTTTGTACTATTTTTAATAGTTATAAAATTGCTCAATTTATTAATGGAAAACAGGTTAATATTCCTGGTTTTACATTTACTCCTGATATTCACATCAATGATATTTCAGAAGAAACTGAAGCTAAAATTAAGAAATGGATTGGATGGATGTTTGTTCTTATATCAGATCTAATTGCTTTGTTTAAAATTTACGTAGTACTTTGGTTGATATGATAAATTGTCTGATTTTATCTTTAGTAGCACTGTTTGTCTTTGTGCTTTATAATGTTTGTATGGTATGGAAGTTCGGTATGCCTTCTAGTTTATCTGATACTTTTTATATCTTGCAAAATCAAAAGAAAGGTTTAGGTTATTGCTTTTCTGCTATGATGTGGATTATGGCAGGTCTTCTTATGCCAGCTTGGTTGACTATATCTGATACTGTTGGGGGATGGGAGTCTAATTTGACTTTTCTTGCTTTCTTTGCTGCTGCTATGATTATGTTTGTTGGAACAGCTCCAGCGTTTAGAAATGTAGGACTCGAAAATCGAGTTCATATGATCTGTGCTAAGGCTTGTGCTGTCTTTGCTATTGCTTGGTGTGCAGTTGTTTGTTGGAGAATTATGTATATTATTCCCATTGCCATTGGTTTAGCTTGGCTAATAGGATGGTTATTGCGTAACCATACAAATAACAATCGGGAATGGAAACGCTGCTCAGATTGGATATGGGAAATGGCAGCTTTCATTGCTACTTTTGGAACTATAATAACTGAGTGTATTATTTTAATATGATAAATTACGGATTTCCTGAAACAAACTCTGAAGAAATCAAAATAGACGCTGGCTCTAAAATAGTATATATACAGGAACCTGATTGTTGTCAACCACAAGATTCTGATTATCAAAATCTTACACTAGAAGCTGACGATGGAGGTGGTGGTATGTTTATACGATTTAAGACTGGACCACTAGGATGGTCAGTAGACACTGAAAATCTACAGAATTTGATAAATATTTTTAATGATTTTAGAATGAAGATGGAAGGAAAACCATGTAAATTAACAAATAATGAAGCCAAGTAAATTTAAAGAACCTGTCTTTCATAAAAGTAAGATTTTACCACCAAAAGGTTTTATGGCTATTACTCTTTTCGGACATGTTTTTGTCCGAGAAGAGTATTGGTTATGGCAATTTAGTAGTAACTATGACGGTATTTACTGGTCTAAAATGAAATGGCATGAGACGATTCATATTCGTCAGGCTGCTAAAGAAAAGGATTCTTGGTTTATCTTTTATATGAAATATCTTGGCTATTGGATTCGTAATATGTTTCATTGTAAATTTAATAATCGAATAGCCTATAAATGTATTCCTTATGAAATGGAAGCTTACTATCAGGAAGTAAAATTTACACACAAGGAATATAATTGTGAAAATTTACAGAAATTTAAGGATTTTCCATATAGAGAAGCTTTAAAGAAAGCTAAAGATCCGAATTGGTATCAAACCTTAACTGATATAGCAAATGTTTGATGAAATATTTAAAAGGTGGATAAACACTGATCAGCTTACTTCCGATGATATAGTTCCTATATTACTAGAATGGGATCAAACTTTTGGAAATGGAAAAATTACAGGCAATGAAGTAGTAGCAATGCTTAATCAAGATCCTCGTATTCAGTTTATAAATATGGGAGAAGTTCTTAATAAAGCTCTTAAGTATATAGGAGTTAAGAAAGGATATAATTGGATTGAAGTTTATTCGCCAGAAGGACAACTTTTAAAGAGATTTTGGAATAATGTCGAAGCGTAAATATACAGTAACCCAGTATTTTACCACTTTTGTTACTAGCTATGATATAGAAGCTAATAGTAAAGAAGAAGCTATTGAGATTGCTCAAGAACAAGTAAATCTCGATAATGTATGGGAGAAGGATGATTTCCTTCGAAATATGGTTTGTAATGAAGATGTAGATGTAACTGAAGTATGACAGTTCGAGAATTAAAGGAAATTTTATCTGAATATCCTGAAAATATTGAAGTTTATATCCCTAATAAATATGGGGATCCTGCTGATTTAGTTAGATCTGCAAAATTACAAACTATTGATATTTTAGGTTATCACAGAGATTTAGTGTTTATAAATTCTATATGACAGTAGTAAACTTAATTGAAGAATTACAGAATCTACCCCTAGATGCAGAAGTCTTTTTATCAGATGATGAATTTCGATGCTATGATGTAGATTATGATAAAGACAAAAATAGAGTGATTATATCATGAAGAAATTATTAATTGGAATATTACTCTGCGTAGCTAGTTTTAGTTACGCAGAGTGTTTTAATACAAAAGCCTTGGCTATATGTATTAAAGGTGACGGTCCTTGCGAATGGACCGAATGGGAACCATGTGAAATTCCTATTTGCTTAACAAATGAGTCTATCAATATTTACTCGAAAGTAACTCAACGGTATAAAGTGCTAACTTTTAAAGATGAAAGTACTTTTACTGAAGTTCTTTGGAAATATTTTTGTATAGACCAAGATGGAGATCGTTGTAATGTGAGATTTAGACAATATACTGAAAATGGATCCAAACAAAGTCAGTTGTATATAGAATATAACGATATTGTTTGGGTTTATGATATTACTCAAGAATGAAAAAGTTGATATTTTTGTTTATAGTAACTGCTTTTATTGGATGCAAATCTACTTTTACTGGTTGTGGGGAAGTAAAGAAAAAATATGCTCCAGAGCCACAATATACTACTATGTATGATTGTTGTGGCAAATCTTATAAAGTGCCGTCTGGAAAGTTTTATTATATTCTTTCTGTAAAAGACGAAAAAGGTAAATCTTATAAAGTTTATACAAGATATGATACCTGGTTTTACACTCAACCAGGTGATACTATTTGTGCTCAATAATGGATCAGGAAACTTTTGACGGATATTGTCGTTTACTTAATACTTCGGATAAAGAAGCTCTATCGTTATTATGCAAGATGTTAAATATAACTCATGCTTGTGATGGAGGTCCATTGACTAAATATGATACAGTGTTTTTATATCAAAAAACTATTGCTAAAGTTTTGTATAAAATATCTGAGAAAGAAGGATTGAACGGGGTTGAAACTATATCCATTAATGATTATTTTGGTGGAACTTTTGTAGTAATTTATTTAAAGCAAAGTGATTTAACTTTTGGTATATGGATATAAATACAATATTATTAGGAGTAATTTTTGTAATTTTAATTATAATCTTTTTTAAGAAATGAAAGACTATAAAGAATTAAAGGAAATGTTTCTTGATGCTAATAAATGGGCATTGCAGCAGAAAGATCGAGAGAAATATCTTTTCCAGCGTGTAGCAGAAGCTTATTTTGAAAAGAAAGGAAATCATTATGTTTATAATGAAGATTTAGGAAACTTCTTCCCAGCTATTGCTATTATAAATGATATAGTAGCTGACACTACTATTGAAGAAATTGATTTAGTTCAAAGATTTTCAGTAGATAAACCTATTGAATATATTCCTATTATTAAAGTGTTAGATCTCGATTCTAAGGAAACTTATAATTTGAATATAGATGATCTTAGAGATGTTAGTTATCTCGATTTAGCAGGACTTTTACTGTCAGAACTTAAATAAAATAACCCGGGTCGTAGAAATACGGCTCGGG